TCTACTCTTTTGATTTCGACTCTTTGCTGTAAACGGAATACCGTCTATGTCTTTACCTGGGCTAAATGCTGTAGATCCAAACTGTGATATTAGGCCTGCATTTCCAAGCTCTGCCATCTTAGACATAAAAAGCCATACTTTAGTATTGAAAAACCCAAGGAGTATTGTGCCAAAGCCCCCAGATGCCATGGCTATTGCTAATTCAGCAGGAGACTTCCCAGTAAAGAAATTTGTTAGATCTTCAGAAAATGAAGTTATATCCCTAACTAGCATTCTATGAATTACAGCAAAATATCCAGGATGCAATGAAACATTACCCAAGCCCTGGATAAAACCTGTTACCATTGATGCGTCAAATGCTTTTTCTGAATTGTGATGTCTTCGGTAAAACATAGACAACCCTACAGCTAGACATCTATCAAAATCATAGTCTATGTCTGGTATATTCATCTTTTGACTGGCATACTTGTACATACTTCCTCGACCAGTTCTAGAATTTCCCTTTATCATTTCATGTGGGCTAGAGGCATGACTTTCATTTCTACTTAGGCCCTCTGGCATTACAGAAATGTCTGTCTTGGTTATCAAGTCAATAATTGTTGTAGCTAGTGACAAGACACCGTAGCCGGTTGCTGCTACTGTAATCATGCCTACATTTGTTCCGCCTTCTGTACCGGGTGTTCCCCATGGATTGTCGGGAGAATTGAGAACACCGAATGACTTCGTCGGCTGCAAAGAATCACTAGAGAGCAAGCCCCCGTCAATATCACTTTGAGTTAACAATGCAGCGTCTATCTGCGTCATCATGGGGGTTGAGCCGTCTGTTGTGGGCTGATTATTCATTGGGCGCATGTCTTCAGTGTCAACTTTAGATATCGCCATCTGGTTCATTGACGGTAATAAAGCGGACACTGTGCCCACACTCTCGACTGTGTCCGGATTAATTCCGAATTCCCCGCATGCCTGAAGCAAGATTGACTGTGTCATTTTCTTGAGATCATTTACTGTAACACCGACGCCCTCCGGAGGACTGTATGAGCCCATTGTATCTTGTTTGGACCACAAGCCCTTTGAGAATTCTCCGTCCTCTAAGAATGATGTGTTATTGGGATCTGGGTTGAATCGATTATACCTCAAGACATCAGATATTTTTCCCTGGAGCGGTGTGGGAGGAACATCATAAACGTCCTTGTTGCCGGCTCTTTTCACCGGTGAAACAGTTGCAATATCAATTGAGTCAATATTTTTTCCGTCTGCTTCAAGTTCATCTCGGTATACACTGAGAGGAGAGCTTTCTCCCTTGTTTACTGTTCCTCTTCTAGTGTTTCCGAACCTCCCGGCTGAGTTATTGCCTAGACTGTTGGAATCGCTAACCTTCAGATCATTCTGGAACGTTCCAGCTGTTTCTCCTGAGGGTATGAATGAGTCAGCAGGTAGAGGTGTTGATCCACCGGTAGGGACTGGTCGCTTGTTTTTCAGTGTTTTATCTTTGAGAAAATCTCCCAAAGTTTGACGAGATTCATATGAAATGTCGTCAGAGTCCATGATGACCTGTGTTCCTCTTTCTGGCACTAAGTCAGGAAAGCCCGGGTTATACAGGTTTGAGGACTTTTGTCCTTTTAGATCATCATTTTCAGCCATAGTCTACTTTTCTTCCTTGGGCTTAAGCGTTGATTGTGATTGATTGTCTGCTGTACCTGTAAATAGGTCAATGTCGTGGTTTTCTGCATTGTGTATTGCGTACTTTATAATATCAATAGCAGTACATACTTTCCTGAATTCATTCTCCATAAAAGCTCTAGAGCTGCCTGTTGACTGGTTCAAAAGTTCAGCTGCTACGGCATACGGACCTTCTTTGGGAGATAACAAAATCTCTGAAAACGACTCGCCGTAGTTTGGAAGATCTCTAATTGTTTCAAATATTTTTTCATCACTCATAATTTCACCTAGTCTATTCGAACTGTTCGGAACTGGGATGTTCTGGATAGCCTGGTTGCAATTTGATCAGCGTCCATCTTCAAGTCCAAGTTAATTGTGATTTGAACCGGATCGTTATTGATCGTAAATGTCTCTTTGTCAATACCGATTGCATTAGCAAGATTCTGAATATCTGCACGGAGATTTATATTTCCCCCAACATTGTTCAGAAGCTCTTTTACTTGATTAGCTCTTTCTATAAGACCGCCGACTGCAGCAAGTGGACCCTCAACAGCTGCATCCATTACATTTCCGACTTCTTTGAGTCTAGACTTTGATACTGAATAGAGCGAATTGTCAGATAGTTTGACTAGCAGCGCTGCCAACGAATTATTGTCTCTACTCCAATTGACACCGTGTAATGCGACTAGTGCACTGTTGATAGCTCCAGTTGCCGCATTCGGGTCGCCCGGTACGTCGGGTCCGGGCGCGCCAAAGGCTTGAAATTGTGTCATCATAGACATCATAGTCATAAGTACGTCTAAGCCTATCTTCACAGAACACATACTCTTTATCTGATCTTTTGAAAGCGCCGGCATATTACCCATTGCTTGGACTAGCTGATGAACTGGGCCGCCGCTGTTGAGCAGGGTGGTCACAAGCATATTCATATTGATTGCAACAGATTCTAATGATGATATCTGTCTTCCGCTAGAATCAAACAACTCAACGTAACCTCCAGCATTTGAAAAGATTCTAGACGATAATGGGTTTGAAGGATCTTGCGGATCAAAGATATCACCCAAGACACCCAAAATACTCAAAGCTCCCGCGACGGCCTCTATCTGTTTTGTAGCTGTCTCTGGATCATCGATCCCAGATGCTACTTCTCTTAGTTGGATTACTAGATCTTTTATGGACGGAATTATTGACTTAAACATGTTAGTAAACCCATCCATTATTTCTGTCATAGAATTAGCTACTGAGTTTGTCCTGTCAGCATTTGGATATAATGCAAATTCTGTTTGTTGCCTAATTAGCTCTGCAATAATTGGACCCAAACCTTGAGACATCGCTCCGATTGCTTCTGCTATAGGCCCAACCATGAGTACTATACTCTCAATCTTTGCTGCTGAGACTGATCTCATTGCAGGATCCGACAACATTTTCCCAACTGATTGCATTATATCGCCAATTACCGGACCAAAGGTTGACAGAATTGTGACTAATTGTGGACCGATTCGCGAAGAGTATTTGCCCATAGCATCAACGAATTCAGGAAAGTCGTCATTGTCAATGTTGGAAGCTACTGCAGATAGTACAGCTGGATTTGGTTGAAGTGCCATAGCTATTGATCCTAGCGACTCAAATACAGGACCAAGTGCTGATATTAGCGAAAGGCCTTCTTGTGTAATATTACTTGCCGCAGCCATGAATTCAGATGATAAAAATGTGTCAGTAATTGTTTTGATAACTTTGTTGAGTGCTTTTCCTGAGCTTTTAACAAATTTTGCCATTGCCCACATAAACGAATCTAGATCGTCGTTGTCAATATTGTCAGCAACATTTTTCATCATTGCTTCGTTGGGCTGTAAAACACTAGTTATTCCGGAAACAGCTGATAACGCGCCACTAATCGCGCTAACTGCTGCCAATCCTTGACTAGTTATGTCAGGGCTTTTGGCTAGATCAACTAGCAAGTCAATTATGTGACCAATTCCTCGACCTTTTCCTACTAGTGCTTCGACCAACTCAACAACAGCAGCAATATTTTTCTCCAATTGATCTGGCTGAGCGCCAGGTGGGGGCTTAAGGGCATCTACTAATCCAGCTAGCTGACCCACAAAACCTGCGATTGAATTGATCACATCGATAATCATGTCAACAACTAGCTTTGTTTTTGCTGGATCTGGAATATCAGCTTCAGATATCCTTATAATTCCGGGCAGCAAATTATCAACCATAGCATCAGCCATTTCTCCAAGAGCATCAAACCCTAGCATAATTAAACCAAAGCCTGCTACAAGAGGTAGCATCATGACACCGAGAATCATCAAAATAGGTATCAAGCCTACAAGAGTCCAAATCATACTAATCATCGAACCCAACAGAGTTGAAACCTTATTAGTATCTACGTCGAGGTCATTGAGTGCTATCATAAATCCTGTAGTGAAAGCAGCTAGTGCCACAGCTATCAATGCTAAGCCGGCGAGCACTAAGAGGGACGTGCCTATTGTCACAGGATTTATCATACCGGCCATGATAATTAATAGCCCGGCGAGAAGACCGGTCTGAAGTATAAGGAATGACTGTATTAAAAAGAACTTTATAATTGTGTCCATTGACGGAGCTTGTACAAGTCCCATAAGTGCCATGATCCCCACTGTAAACAAGCCCATGGCAGCGCCTAATAATGCTAGCATTGCAATTGTGGTAAGATCTTTGGGCGATGCAGCTTGCGCACCCGGGTTTTTCAATGCCATCGCAGTAAACCCTAATGCTGCAACAACAACTGACATTGCAACTAAGATCAGACCCACTTTCATTGATGTCGCAGGATCTAGCCCCTGTAGCAGTCCGTAAGCAATCAAAAATCCCACAGCTAAGGCTGCAATTCCTACAGTAATAAATAATGCCATCTTAGCAGCTGCAGCTATTGCTCCTTTCCACCCTCCGGAGGCCATAACAGCTTTGTCAGCTGCGTTAAGTTCGGCTGCAGTACTAGCTTGCTTGGCAGCTATGCCCGGTGGGATGGTTGGGCCCATCTTTCCTGCCGCGATAGAGGCTGTACCGGACATTTTTGAAAAGAATCCACCAATTAGCTTGAGAGCTTTTGCAGCTGCACCGCCCTTAAGTGCAGACATTGTTGCCCCAAGAATAATTTTAGTACCGATAAAATACGTAAAATACTTTGCTGCTTCCTTACCATCAGCTGAGTTGATAAATGTCTTGAACGCGGTTTTGATCATCGTCCCGTAAGCGCTCAATAGTTGAGGCATCACCATCTCAAGTGTTCTCACAATTTCAGACCAAAGTGACATAAATGCATCACGGAGTTTGTCTGCTTCTGCAGACGGTACCGGGTTTTCTAACCAGTCATTTAGGACACTAAACATCATTGTCAAGCCACGAACTGCCAAAATAAACAACTCACGAAAGAGAACACCCGCTGCTTGCAAAAACGCGGTTGCACCCTCTTTGACCATACTGACACCGTCGCCGGACCTGCCAAAAAAACTCTTGAATGCTTTCTTAACTGCTTCAATAAAATTTTCAACTCCGCGCTTTGGATCAGTCCTGAGCATCTTGAACATATCTTCAAATGCATCATAAAGTTCGCCAAATAATTTTCTGAAGCTGGCAGGATCAAATATGTCTCGCAAGCCCTTGAACATTTTCTGGACACCTGGGAATTCTCTCATGAACATTCTTCCCAGCTTGATTCCGAATTTATAGCCTTCTCGTAGCGATCGGTTCATGTCGATCATAAGACCACGATATTCTTCAGTTCGTTTGAAACCTACACTAAATCCTTGTGATATTGAATCAAAGAAGCTTGAAAATTGTCTAGTCCCTTGCCTTGTGAGCCTTTTGATATTGTCTGCCATTTCTTGCATGATCTTGCTTTGCTCTTTCATGACATCAATTTCAGATTCAGCTTCCTTCCCTAGCTCATTGTAATTGGCTTCACCTGCAAGGAATCGTCTGGCTTCTTCAGCAGATAGACCCATTGTTGTAGAGAGTAATTGAAGTTCTTGCTTGGTCATATTTTGAACTGACCGGCCTGTTTGATCAAATGCGTCCTTAAGCATTTGAGCTTGTTTGGCAGGATTCTGCTCTTGCATCATTTGCATTGCATCAATATTCATACCGAATGCTTGTGAAAGCATTGAAGCAGATTGAGCTGCATCATCAAAATTCATCCACTTCTGAGACAACTTACCCAGCGTTGCTATTTCTACACCGAGCTTCTGGGCATATGTTGTCACACGGGCCATTTCTTCTACACCCATATTTCCAAAATTCTCAACGTCTTTTGTAATCTCTGCCATACCCTTTGACATGGTTTTGACATTAATTCCAAATTGCTTGCTATAGCTTAAAGCTACGCCAGAGAATCGAGTCATCGCATCGATTGGATCTTTACCCATATCTCTAGCAGCACTCATAACATCTGCAAATGCTTCTGCTGTGAGTCCCAGGCCGCGCCTTTGCATGTCTAGCTGGACTTGATTGCCCTTAAGTGCATCAGTCATCGAGTGTAGGGCCGGCCCTAAGGCAGAGGCTATCTCCATGAATGATCTCATAGCAGCAGCAACACCCTCTCTATGATAACCGTAGACTCTGGCCATTCTTAGGCCGGTCCCGGCAAGGTCTTGCATTTGAGATCTTACGTCTTGAACAGTACTAGCAAACATCTGGCCTTCATTAGACGCTAAGCTACCAAATTGTTCTCTAATTTCATTTAGGGCAACTCGAATTTCGGAGACACCTGTCTTAGAGCCTGCCTCTGCTATTAGTCCGCCAAGTATCTTAAACGGTGTAGATATAATAGCAAATGCAAGCTTCCCTAAGCTAGTTACAACACTCATGACACCTGATGCTACACTTGATAGTATCTTAGTTGTGCCCTTGAAGGCACTAAATAGTCCTACGCCGAAGCCCAATGCAGCTGTTTTGCCCACACTCAGATTCTTGAATAGACCCCTACTCGAATTAGTTGCATTATTAGCTGCATCTGCGCCTCTGTTTCCAGCTGATTCAAGCTCGTCACCAAGCTTGTCAGCGCTGTCAGCTGCTTGTTCTAAGCTATCATTCAACTCATTTATATCATCAGCACCTGGGGGTTTTATTTTATTCATCGTCTTGAGAAGCTGCTTAGCAAGCCCTAATTGAGTTCTCAATTCAGATGTATGATTGCTATACAATCCACTGCGCTTCAGAAGAACTTTGTTTATGTCCTCCTGAATTTTGAATTGTTTTCCTAAATCTTCACTAGATGCCATGGCTAATCACACTACTATATACATCTGTAAATATCACACTGTGGATATTGCAGACTATAAACGCCACACCAAACCAGTAGTATTCATGAATTTAGATGCTCGATCATTCTTTGCTTTCATTAGATCAATAACTTTGTCTAACTTCGGATCGCTAGAATTGAGCTCTTCGTATAAAGCTTTCGAGGCTAAAATTACGTCTTTGGTTACCCTTATCTTACCCGGGGTGCCCCTAATCTTTACACCGGTAGACTCGCCGATGATGAATTTGGCAACTGCTTTTGTTAGTATGTTCAAGATAACCCTCCACAATGTACATCGATACATAAATATGCCTATAGTGGACTATGTGAACCTTCTTAGCTTAGCTGGCACCTGAGATCGTTGTCGGCCCATTAATGCGCGAGACTCTGCAGAGTTGGTATGAGCAGCTCTAGAATTCTCTCCGTTGCTTCTCTTAAGCTCCTTTTGTATCCTTTCAATGAACCACTTTCGTTCCCACAGAGGCAGTGTGTAAGCTTCTGAATATGAAAAACCCATGTAGTACATTAGGACAAATATGCCCTCAAGATAATACTCTTTATCTGTTGGCGTCAGGCCAAAAAAAGCTGGCACCTAATGGCAACCGTACCTCCGCATGCTCAAGGCAGTGTGGGCAAGTCATCCACGACTTCATATCAATGCCCGGCTCGTTGTCGTCCATAAACCTTCGAAGCATCAATGAATCTTTAGCTGGCATATTGCGAATAAACATTCCAATCTTTGTCCTATCTGCTACCCCTTCTATAGCAACGATTGAATGTTTAAGACGTGTAGTGATAAGATTCTCTCCGGCAGCGCCTTGCTTCTTGGCGCGCTCTGTTTGGATTGTAATATCAGATTCGTCTTGTCCTGTAAGAAACTTGAATCTAATTTTCTTTTTTGAAATAGGTAGTGTGAATTCAAAAAGATTTGCGCCATCTGCGACAGGTTGAGTCTCGAGTCGCTTTATTGGAAGCTCTGCAAGATTGAAATCTTGTTTAGATCTTTCACTACATGCTGGACAATCTACTTCTACTTTATAGTCTGTTCCATAGCCTGTAATTCTTAGTGCTGTCATAAGAGCATTTCGATCACCAGATATCATAGAATTAACGTCAATTGATTTGTCGATAAGACAAGACTTGATTAGATGTGTTATGACAGTCCCTTTCTTGATAAGTGCTCTAGAAGTTAGAATATCTTCTTCTCTGGCAGTCATAGATCTAATGTCAACTGTATCTTTTCCGTATAACGGAGAGTCAGCTGGATATACAATTCCTCGAGATGGAAGAGGTACAGATTCAATTGGGACTTCATAACCAAAATCGTCGCTCATGACGTTTCTTGTTTGCATTCCGGCTGCTTTAGCATCAGATGCTGTGAATACTTCGTTTCTTGATTCGCGTGATGTATCAGACACTTACTTCTCCTGAAAAATATTGTTGTCTAGAGACAAATATTCTCAGTTATACAGTCAATGTAAACACAAAAGCGCCCTCTTCTACTGAATATAGAAGAGGGCACCACTAGTATCTAATTAGTTGTACAACTACATCAGTATTGCAGCACGCAATTATCAAAGCGAATTGTGAGTGATATTTCTGCAGGATCTTCTGAACCGTAATCTAGATCACCAAAGGCAGCTGATGTCAAGTATGCTCCCTTGATATCCCAGAGCTCTACAACAGTACCTACGGGATCTAATAGCTTGAGTTGACAATCACGCTTATAGAAATCAGCATAGCCGCCGCGACCTGAAACTGACTCAAAATGTGTTCTTACCCATTCCATAACCTGTTGTGCACCTGAGGGAGCGATTGGATCATGAAGCGTTACACTTAGAGCATCGAACTTAGTTTTTCCCGCTATGTAGCGAGTAGAGTTCATATAAGGAATCTCAATCTCACCTGTATTTATTGTTGGGCGTGCTGCAGTTTTCATAAGAAAGGCGTCAAGGCCCTCTACTGCAAATACCCACCTAAATTTTCTTTTTGGTTCAAATTTATTGGGTAGCATATCTGAAACTGAAAGTGTCTCGGCCATCTGGAATCTCCTAAAATCTCATCTGATGTAAGTAAATATCACCTAGCAAACTTTTTATACGTCTGCACCTTGATTTGTAACGACAAAGTCGAGGGCGATAAACTCAACTGATCTTGTGGGCTGAAGGAAGATCTTCCCTCGAACTGTGTTATTTTCAACATCTGACTGTGTCGTTGTTGAAGTGTCAATTTGAACTTTGAATCTATCTAGACCTTGTTGCTGTTGAATTCTTGTAAGAATCGGTGTTACAGCAGCAGAGAATCTTGCCAAAGTAGAAGCACGATTTGGTTCAAAGAGTATTGTATTAGCAACCTTACGAACTTTTCTTCTAACATCAATCAGAAGCCTTCTAACATTTACTCTATCCAACGAGGATTGTGCAGCTAGAAGTGTTTTCTGACCGAAAACGATAACCCCCTGGGAGTGTGGGAAAGAAGTTAGTGGGTTGATGTCTGCTTCGTATAGTGCGTCCAAGTTTGATCTATTGAGCTTGACTTGAGACTCTATTACATTGAGTGCTCCTCTAGAAAATCCTGCTGGAGCAAACCAGGGATGTGCAACAGCATCGTTTCTAGAAAATGCACCGAGTACAGCAACTGAAGGTGGGCATACAACGTTTGTATTTGTAGCAGGATCAACCATTACGACATCTGGATAATATGCTGCAGCAAAAGAACTATCTAGATTTCTTGCTTCAAATCTAGTTACTGTATTTGAAACATTCGGTATTTGCGAAGATCCTGTAATGAATGCATTGACGTTATCTTTTTCTTCAACGTCCATAATGAGTAATGCATCAAATCTAGATTCTACTGAGTCGATTGCATAATCTGTAACTGCTTCATGTCTCTGTCCAGGGATTGCAAGAAGTTGAATATCAACGTCTGATTTTTCTTCCATAACATCGATTGCTTTTCGATATGATGCAATAGACGGACCTTCTTTTCCACCTTGACCAGATGTATCAGTCATTTCTCGTCGAACTGCTGTATCAGACATCTTAGTCTTTTCTTTGTCAAACATATTGAAGCCATCAAATCCGCCCTGCATGAAAAGGCTGAACTTCAGATATTTTCTAGTGGGTAGATGAGTAAAGTCCTTGTCTGGGTCAAAGAATCGGGTATTTGTATATACAGATCCGTCTGTATCTTGGAGTGATCCTGATGCAATTGCATCACGTCTATAAGAAGAAGCTCCCCAGCGAAGAGGATCAGGCAGATCACTAGAGTTCGTGACAACTTGAATATTTTCAAGAGTAAATAAGCCGTTATTGAATCTATCAGAGTCTAAGATCACACCGCTACTATCAGCTGCGCCTGCGTTGTCACCAACCATAGCATTTTGCCACTCAGTGTGCATCATAGGGAAGTACTTGGTATATGACCTAATGCCCTCGTCTAATTTTTGATTCTTGTTGGGTTCATCTAAGCTATCTTTTACTTCAAACTGAACGCCCCAAGTAAAACCAGCGTTGATGCGTGCACGTGGTTGCACTCCTAATCGTAAGTGATCACGGAAAGGAACTGGCATCTGTACTGCTCTATTTAGCTTATCCTGCGTTGTATGATGTGCAGCTACGTGGTAACCTTCTAGAATTCCGGAACCGCTTGTTACTAAGTGATGATGTCCGCGAAATCCTACAGGAAGTGAAGCTGCATCAATATTTACATCATCAACATCATCTGATACTTGAACTCTTACGTATGATGATTTATTAGGGTGTGTGCCCTCAATTCTTAATTTCTGTGCGCCTGCTTTTTGATCAAAGTCATAGTACATATTCATGTCGCCTATGATTCTAGCAATGTATCTATCGCTTGTCGGATCTAGTGATAGTGCTCTGAATGATTCAAATACACGTGGTTCAGCGTCAGAATCTCTAAAGTCTCTAACTAGAATATCAAATGTTCCGTACTTGTTGTTTTCATTGCTTGATCCAGCGACGTTTTCTACAGTAATCTTATAAAGATCATTTCCTCGTGCTCCATCGTCTAGTGCATGAAACTTGAAAAGATTCTTTCTTTGTCCACCGAACTTTTGAGAAACGATCCATGGGGAGAAGGCTGCTTGATACCTTTCTTCAAAGCCTTCGAAGTTAGGTACTGAAGTTGTTCCTGCGTTTCTACCTTGTGTTCCTGAAAGAAGGAATGCTGCTTCATGGAGAGATCCTGTCGGCGCAATTCCCGCAGTGATTCCGGATCCGGTCAGAGTTGTATGTGACTGATATGAATTCCAATGTGCGTATAGATAATGTCCAGCTTTTTCAATTTTTGCTGGATCAGTATTGAATACTTTGTGGAAATATTGTGCAGCATCCGGGTCGAATGAGGCTGAGTAAATTGACGGATATTCATCAGTAGCTGAATGTCCGTTGAGCAACATTACAAAGTTCTGATTTGAGTTTGATAAGTTGACTGAGCCTATGGCAGATCCTGCATTAGCTGAAGCGCCAAACGTACTATACGCTGCAAGATTTGTTACGGGATCATTTGTGCCTACACCAACTGCTGTTGATGAAAGTGCTAGTAAAACACCGGAGGGCGCAAAAAGTACACCTCGGACCATCGGATGCGAACCTGACGCACCTAATATTGATTTGCCAGTAATTCCTGCTCCCTTGAGCACTGTAGAGCCGTTAGAATCAGATAAATAGCACCCCAAGAAGTATGACCTACCGAGTGCACCACCGTTAGCATTAGTTGAGCCTGCATATGTATTGTCGCTGACATTTCCGTTAGCTTGAACTAATCTTTGCCCGACTGTAAATCCTGCATTATTTACTCTTCCTGTGTTATCACCAGAAGTTGATCTTTTCTTTCCGTCCCCAACACCAAGAACTCTAACATATGTTCCCGCCCGTGCACTTCTCATCCACTCTCTCATTGCTAAAGGACCAAACTTTTCACCGTCCGTTCCTCCAAATTCAGCTACAAAATCCTGATAGGTTGCAACTGTGATTGGAACAAAGGCATGACCCTTAAGTGATGTTCCTATGATCCCGGCGGGTGTTCCTTGTGGAGATATTGTGGTGGGACCGCTTAGGTCTATCTCTCGGGTACTTATACCAGGGCTTTTAAAGGTAAGCTCAGCCATTCTGTTCGCTCCTAACTGTAGATCTTAATTTCATATTATAGGTATTCATTACTCGAATGAAACCCCACTATTTGTGACCACAAAGTCGATTGATATAAACTCAATCGATCTAGTAGGAACAATTATTATTCTTCCGTTCAATCTATTTGATTCTCTATCTGCCTCTGTGTTATTAGTGTCATCCATGACAACCCTAAAGGATTCAATTCCCGCTTGAGCTTGGACTAGTGCAAGAAGAGGTGCTGCCTGATTGACAAACCTCGCACGTGTCTCAGGTGTATTCTGTTCAAACAATAGACCTCTAGCAACATTAACGATAAGTCTTTTAACTTCAAGTAAAAGCCTTCTTACGTTTACTCTGTCTAGTGCAGACTTTGCTTGTTGGAGTGTCTTTTGACCAAAGATTACGTGACCCCCATTAGGGAATACAGCAATCGGGTTGATTCTCCCATCGTACAAATCATCGCGATCAGCAGCATTAAGCCTAACAGAAACATTCTTGACGTTATCTAGTGCACCTCTATTGAATCCTGCAGGTGCAAACCATGGGAATGATACTTTGTCATTATAGGCCAGTGCTCCCAATGCCACAACAGATGCAGGTACTTTTACATGTCTGTTATTGACGGGATCATTTATTCTGACATCTGGAAAGTATGCAGCTGCGTAGTTATTATCTATTGAACGACTATCAAATTGTTCGACTGTTTCCTGTACGTTTACTTTTGTTTTTGAATCATCGTATAGACGTGTAGCATCAACGTCATAGTTGAGCATCTCCATAAGATAAATGGCCATGCCATAATCTTTTACATAAGAAAGTACATGATCTGTTACAAAAGAATCTCGAATACCCGGGATGGCCAGAACGTTAATTCTAGACGCTAAAGGATCTGTTAGAATTTGTGCAGCTCGCTTGTAAGAGCTAACTACATTGTTGTTTCTTCCTGATCCTGCGACATGTGTAAATAATCCAATATTGGGAGTTGCAGTTGTTGCTTTACCCCCTGTATCCATGGACGCTGCGCGGTCTCTCATCAAGTGGCTATCTTTATCTAAGATGTTAAGTCCATCAAAGCCGCCGTAAAACATTGTACTGAACTTGAGATAGTCTGTGAATCTATTGAATACCGTCGAAGACGAATGAACTAGCGTTGCCAGTGTTACTCTAGAGAAGTTATTGGGATCATCGACTGTATATGTGTTTGGATCCGGACGACCGTTTCTTATATATGCAGCTTCCAACATGTGCTCTTTTGCTGTCCCGGAAACATGTGTAATATGTCCACTTTGTAACTGGTTGTAAAGCGCTACTCTCGCTAGTGTAAATTTATTGTTGTTGAAGTTATCTGCTGCGCCGCCCGTAACTACTGTATCAAGCTTGGCAATGCCTCCAAACTTTGAATATGCCTTAATTAGCGGGTTTGGCAGTGCTGCTACATTAGAGTTCAAACATGAATTACTAAAGTCACCGCTTGGTGATGACGATGATACTGGCATTCTTTCAAACTTCACACCCCAGTATAACTTAGAATCAACCCTTTCATTAGTACCTGTTTGTCCCACGTAACCTGAATGAGTTTGACTAACATCACCTCGTGTTACTTTGAATCTAAATGGTAATGGCGGAACGATTGATCCTGTCAGATTTGTTGAACCTGAGCATGAAAGTCTAGTATTTGATGCTGAATGTGTCTCACCAATCGAAATATTGTGCTCATTCTTGAGTGCTAAGTGACCTAAATCTGTAAGAGTATCTGACGTCTTGAGTACTGGGACGCCCCTGAAGCCGAATGGCAATGCCTCTTGAGGTACTTCACCAGCCTCCAGCTTGCTATTCATAACAACTCTTATTCTATTAGATCTGTTTGGATATTTTCCATGTATTACTAAGCGACGCTCGTCTGGTTCGTCTGCGTCGAAGTTATAATAAACCTTCTTGTCGCCAATTTGACGAGCAATATATCTTTCATCATTGGGATCTAAGGTGCACTTAGGATAGTGTTCAACTATTTGAGTATTCAAATCAGTATCGTCAAACTTCCTTACTTGAACATCAAATGTTCCGTACTTGTTTTTAGGATCAGATGACGCACGTAGATTGGCAATACTAATCTTTACTTTGTCATTTCCCCAAGCACCATCTGATATAGTCTCAAAACGAAAGAGATCGTACTCAGTCTTGCCGTATGGCTGTGAAATAATTTCTGGCGTCTGTGGTGTCGTATATCTAGTATCATATCTACCAAACAGTTGCAAGAACTGTGTAGATGTATCTCCACCGGTGGATGTGGTAGATGTTGATCCAGAAAGTAGTGCTACTGATCCTGGATTTAGTGAGCCTGAAGCTAATTCATTTTCAACAGCAAAGTCCAAGTAGAGTAAATGCTGCTGCTCTTGAAATTTCCATGGATCTGTGTTGAGAATTTTTCCAACATAGTTCTTGTCACTAGGGTCTAGTGATGCTGTATATATTCTTCTTCCGCTTGCTGATTCATCATTAGCAAAAGAAGTACCTGCAGAGCATGATAGTACTAGTTTGAAGTGTCCTGCACCTGTGGCAGTTCGAGGATCTCCCAATCCCAAATCATATATTCCTGCAAGATCGTCCATCCCGCCGTTTGCATCAGAAAGACCTGTTAGACCTCCTGCATCAGTATAACGTTGATTTCCGTCGATAACTTCAAATCTAGAGCCTGTAGTTGTGAATAATACAGCACGTACTAGATTGACAGTACCATCTGCTGATCTGGATCCAAATTTTCCTGTAAATGAGTCATTATCACTAAAAACAGGATATCCAGCTTGTTCGTGAGCGAAATTAACTGAGTGCTCTGCACAAAGAAATTGGACTACTCCACGATGCCCGCCGGCTGAGCCCATTGATGTTGTTGCTGTACCACCTACATAAAAGCCAGCATTTTTCACTGTACCCTTATTACGTGTAGTTGTAATATCTGCTGTTGTTGAATTTGCACCTGCACCTAAAACTCGAAGGTACGTTGCAGATTTTTTGTATTTTAGAAATTCTCGTACCGCATAGGGCCCAAATCTATTAGAATCTAGCGTTCCAAACTTAGACTCAAAATCCGCATAGGATCCAACAGTAACAGGTACGAATGCAGGACCTTTTTCTGAAGTACCGATAACACCAGCAGGTGTTCCTAGCGGGGTTGCCCGGGTTGCGGACAAATCAATTTCCTGTTCAAAAAATCCAGGTGACTTAAATGTCTGTTCAGCCATTGAATATCTCTCCTTAGACGCGAATCATTCTATGATAAGTATCGCGATGTGGTCCAAAGTTCCATACTAGTAAATCAGTCTGGCAGCAAAATTCCAAGATTAATTGGAATAGCTGAAGAATATACCGTCTCTCCTTGCCTTTGGTTCCTTGTTTTAACTTTGACTATGGATCTAATTGTCTTTCCGGTAAAAGGATCCTTAGTAATTCTAATAATATCAACTCTACTGGGGCCTGATGTGTGTCCGCCTACTGATGTTGATTCAGCTGTCGGTGCTCTAGACCCGATGCCCCTAAGGTCGGATCCTGCATATGTTGCTCCTAAAACAGGATCACCAATAGCACTTCTTGCAGAGCCTAACGATGACCTGCCAATGCCACTTCCCGGGAGTGGATCGTCCTCTGCAGCTAAGTCATCAAGCATATAACTAGTCGGATCGCCACTAAAAGGTCCATGTACGGGTGTACCTATCAAATTGCCGCCAAATGACGTAACATCAAATGTAATATCAGGTGCTGAGACGTATCTTCTCAAAACTGGGGGTGCTCCGGAATAGTCAGGTGCTATCATATATCCGGCGACTTGAATCTCAAAGCTATATCTTACTAATCTTTCGTTGTCTGTGAAATCATCATAATTGTTACCCGGTGAAATATCAGATCCGACGTAACCAACAAACCAGTAGCCCTTATCAGTCTCCAATTTGAATGTTCGTCTTCTATTGTCTTGATAAACAGACATCATTGCCATGATCATATCATTCATTTGCTGTGTATACTGTGCCCAAAATGTAACATCATACGTTACATTGAAGAATTTCGTAGGTGGAATCTCGATAATTTCTACTATTGAGGATCCCAAATTTGGAGTTAGAATTTTTCCAGATCGTGTATTGGTAGTAGGCCCTGATGGTGACCTTCTAGACGCTACAGTACCCGGGTTTGAGCCCGTGGAGTATGGACCAGCGGGTCTTTCTGGTGAGTGACCTGTTCTATGCTCTGATGATGCTAAATTATCTTGATTAGCAAATCCATGCAGATTTTTCAATCTTTTGTATACGGGATCAGATTCATTAAGACGACGCTTAATAGTTATTGGGCTTCCTTCACCAGGTCCCATGCCTCTTTGGACTTCTTGTGTTACGCTTGTTCTCATAATAGACACTAGCGGGAGAATAAGTGCATTATTCTTATCTCTTAGCGGTTCTTTTCTTCTAAGCACAGCAAACCTCTCGCCAGAAGCATAAATTACCGGTGTTCTCTTTACTACACCTGACTTTTCATACTGAAGTGGTATTGATTCGTTAAAAAGATTGAAGACAGATCTGTCTACATCTTCAATTGTACAGGGAGGGATTGTTATGTCACCCGGTATATCTGTACCCTCATAACCAGATCTTCTTCGATCTGCAGGGTTTTTTGGCTGTTGGTCTAGTCTTGTACTCATAATATATTACCTACTAAGAATTGTCTCCGTAGAATGATGAATTAATTCCAGAGTCATCTCCTTTTTCAGAAATTTCTGCCGGCTCAGAAATTGGTGATGTAAGCTTTCCATCTTCTTGAAGCTGGCGCTTATCTCCTGTTTCACCTAATCGATTTTTCTCAAATCCTCGCTGTTGCACGAATTCTTCCTGTACAGAACCCTCATCTGTATACTCCTCATCAGTCGGCCCGTTAGGCATTACATCAATTTGTCCCTGTCGTGCTTGTTTGCCGATTACCTTATAACCGGTTTTGTGTTCAATTTGGCCATGTATCTGCTTGTCAACAATAATAGATGTTATCTCAAAAAATACTGTACCATAGCTAAAATAATCACCGTCTCTGAGTGTTATTTCTCTGTCTAGCATATCTCGAGCATGAATATATACTGATATTGTAGAGTATTCTTCAGCACCAAATCTATTTGTTCTAAACTCTGCAGGTTCCCATTCAATTAGCGCTTCGATTTCGATGGGTCTATCAAATATTTTATCTATAGCTTCTTCGTATATGTCATGCACACTAGTAAGATCTTCTCTAACTTTATAATAGTATATCTTTTGTCCTATTACATCTTTAGTAATTTCCTTAGTAAGGTCAGATATAAAATCAACTTCACGAGGCGTTATAAATAGTCTTGCCATAATTCACTCCTAGCCCATGATTATTGATTTCCCATTAGGAATTGGAATGTTTCTAAGAATTCGTTGCAAGTTTTCTGTTGCAGCTGCTTCGTCTTCTAGCATTTTAGAATATGTAAGATCCTCAAGCATATCACGAAGCTGTGTCTGTAATGTCTCCAATTCAGATCGTGCACTAGTTATCAAATCATTTCCATTTAGTGACAATTCTCCGCCAGGAATTGGAACAGTGCTGAATTTTGATCGAACCATACCCAACAATTCTTTGCTTAACGATAGTGTGTATTGCCTAACCCACTGGCGCCCTATAGAGTTTATCCTAGAGAACATGAGGTTACCGTAGGGGACATTTGAAAGATTACTTACACCGTATATACTATCGTCTTGAAAGGCCGGGTTCATGGGGTCAGGAGAGTATGATACACGAATCCACAGACTCTTGGGATTTTCCTGCGTGGGCTTCGGAAATATTCGAATATTTGTTCCTACAATTTTATAACTATAGTGTGATCTTCTTACGCGGGATGACATTGATAGCATGCCAGCCCTAAGAACGTCTTCAAATACGGGCAAAACATAGAACGCTGTTTCTGGGGTAAATGACTCAAATGAAAACTCATTATTGAGATAGTTGACTGCACTAGTCGTATCAAAAAATCTATAAGCAGCTTGAGGTGAATAATGCATCACTTCCATTACTCTCATTTTTGTCCTTGGCGAGTTTTTACTGCTAGAGAATATCAAATTTCCTGATGAGTCTTTAAGCGTGCTGTATATATCGTAATCTTGCACATCTTTTGTCAATGATATAGATCCGGATACCGAGTTATATGACCCACCCAAACCAGCTTCCATAGAATAAGGCTCACCGCGACGTAGCATGAATTCTAGATTTTCTCTGGGATATTTTTGTTCACTACCTGACAATAAAGAACCTGTAGCAGCGCCTAAAAGATTTGCCAACTGTGACTTTGCCTGATACTGGTTTATTATCGATCCATACTCTAAGAATGCCTCTTCGAAGCACGACCAAATCTGTTTTTTGGTAAGCTCGACACTGAGTATGTCATCACCCAACTTTCGCTTGACAAACGTAATCATAGAGTCAGCTTCTGTCTGGAATGACCCCTCTTGATCAAAAAACCCAAAAGGTGTCGGGCTTAGTGTGTTGGCAAATGTACTCATAGCTTAAATCTCCCGATGCGGTTTAGTCATCTAATAAATATACGTCTCAAACCAACTGAGTACTACATGAACATCTTCATCATCCACATCGATGATGCCATTCCAAACTGAACAACTGCGAATATGGTAATTGCCCTCGTTCGAAACGCCTTAAGCTCTTCTATATCATTGACATATCCCTGCATTTGTGTGGGTGACACTACTTCATCGATTTTATCTTTCCAAGCTCTGAGCTCTTCAACTCGATCTTCCCTTTCACGCATTCTAGCAATTTCTTGCTTAAGATCTTGGATCTCTGTATTTAGGGCTTGAATACTTGATGCTAGTGTTTCTAATTCTTTTAAAACTAGCCGAGAATATTCACTCCAATTGTTGTTACTATCTACTTCTGTCATTTTTATTGTGCTCCGCTATATTTCTTAATACTCGCAGTAGCAAGCAACTCGTCTAGACGATCAATTGCTGATTGAATATCGGGCTTATCTTTCGATAAGTCTTTATGAACTAACTTAACACATGACAAAAGCGACAACATCGTTTTATTGTCAATTGCTAATTTGCTTTCTCTCGAAATCAATTGATCTCGTAAGTTTTTCAAATTCTCAAATGATGTTTTCCTTGACATTATTCATAAATATCTATTTACAACCTCAATTAATCCACCGGTAGAAATAAAAAAAAGGCAGGGTTTCCCCTGCCTTCCTTAGATAAAATAAAGCTGCTTAGCTAAATTTTAAAATATTACACTACTTCTTTATGCAAGTCTATAGCACGAATATGCTGTAGCAGATGTAAGTCTTACTCTGAATAGTCCACTTCCGGAATTAACTTCGCCGGCGACCATAGCAGCTTCAACAATCATATTACCAACAGCAGTACCACCTGCGCCGACAGCAATTGTGATTGGCTCATCTACAGTAGATGTAGCATTATTGATCACACAGAAATCAAGTGTGTCTCCTGTTTGTGGATCATTTAGTCCTGCTCGAAGAAGAGCATTTGTAGGAAGAGTCCACGTAACAGCGCCCTCAGGATCCTCTTCAAGAATTCCCGTCAGAATCTGTGCAATTGTAAGTGTTACTGCACCTGTTCCAATGGCTGCTGCTGGAGCAGCATATTTTACTGTCATTGCGGGAGCTGAGTCTGGTCGAAAATGTACATTATTTTCAACAACAACTGAACCTCCCGTTGTCTGAACTATTCCTTTTCTGTCTGTAATTGTCACCTTAGGCATAATCTTTCTCCTTATTTGTCTACATGCTTCCGATTCACTGGTAGTGTCAGCTGATTAAATGAATCGGGCTTGATGATAAATATCTCGCTCAGCTAAACTTATAACCAAGTTTGTCTATTATTCTTTGTCTTCTTCACTCGAAGCTTCTTCGTCTTGAACTTCTGGGGCAGATGGTGCAAATATGTTGACAGCCTTACTTACTAGAGCAGCTTCTTCTAATGAGAATACACCTCGTTGCTGTGACATTTTTGCTGCACTTACTAAAACAGAAACTCCCCAGCGCTGCAATTGCTCGCGAGTTACTTGTTGTCCGGTTTCATCTGCTTGTTGTGCCTGTTGTTCGTCCATAATAATCTCCTATGTTTGAATAACACTACGCCTGTTTTGCTATTTGTTTATGTCAATAGTTTTATAAATATGTTGCTTCCGCATCCATAAATTTTCATCAGCTTGTTCTCATACATTCTTTGTTTTTCTGTTTTTCCATCTGATGTTTTTAGTGTAAATCTATCTACTCTTATTTGTCCGTCAGTATACCAATAGTCTAGTCCTGTAGTTCCTGAGTGCTCAAACCCACATTTCAAATACCCGTCCCCTTCTCCAAATCGACGATCAGAATATGTCAAAATACCGGTATGATTATTTTTTCTAGCATAATCTATAGATTTAGACAATAGCTTCCCCAAGCCTCCCATCACTTGATGATTTAGCTCAGAAGAGTATCTTGCTATCTCTAGCATACCTTTATATTTTTTTTGTCTTGGCACTCTTAGCGAAATTGCTGCAACGATTTTTCCATCATAAAATAGTGCAAAACACTTTCTAGAGGGTACAAAACCTGAAATATGCGTTTTGTCGAAGAACGTTTTTTCTTGATACTTTGTAATTTCTTTTATCTGGCATTTTCTTCCGTGAATCCTGATATTCGGCATACCCAACCTATTAGCAATCATTGATTTGCAAATATCTTCCTTATTACTCCATTCGTCACTGAATATGTGGACTAATCTATAGCTTTGTGATAGACATTCTAATGTTTTGCTTATATGGCGATACTTGTCATGATTAACACTTCTAGCATTTTCTGAGTGCCAATACAAACCATTTGCCTCTATTGCAAGATCCTTACCTTGTATTACTATGTCTAGTTCTTTTGGTCCGATAACTGACCTATCGTTAGTCTTTGTCTTTATTCCTAGCGATCTAATAAAATCATTTATCTCTATTTCAAATTGTGATCTACTGGGTGGATAACAAATCGGACATAATGATCCTCTTTCAAATGCTTGCAATGTTTTATCAGAAACTGTATTGCATTTTTTACATCTAAACTCTAAATATTGTTTTTGCCTCGAATAGTATTCATCAAGATCAGTTACTAGCTCAAAATCACCTGATCGCTCATTGATCCGTTGCTGAACAGTTATTCTATTGAGGACTTTTGTTTTACTTATCTGTGTACGTGTTTCAATCGTGTGAACTCTTCCATGGAATGGATTACCTTTACCTATATTTTTCTCTGCTTGTCTTTTGATTCTTTCATCAGTTTCTTTTGTCAAGCCTTTATTCCAAGCAGGCGCTTTTCCGCCGGACTTGCCCCCTATAGATGAAGCTATTTTTGAACAATCTTTGCAGAATCGCTTAAAACGAAATGCTACGTAACGTGTTTCTTTTCCGCAGTGCTCACATATCGGTTGAAATTTATAAATGTGCTTAGCTGTGTACTCTTTCGATCTAAGTTTATGCTCTCTTTGAAGATGGTTTGAAAAATCTTTTCCACATGACTCATAGCTACATATTTTGCATATCATATGTTATTATACCCTTTTGCGGTGTATATGTAAAATAATCATAATTTAAGTGAAAAAAAGGGCTGCCCCGAAGGGCAGCCCTTACAAGTGAAAATGAGTATCCTTTAGATGATATTCAAGTCCAGAACTGTAACTGTACCGTAGAAGTCACTACGAACCATTTTCTTACCGTAACGAGTCATTACACCTTTGCGAGGAGTGAAATCCTCAGGCGCGAATATCGTAGGAGTAACAATAAGTGGAACGTAAGGAGCATATACATAACCAGTCTCAAGATAACTACCGCCCTTATAACCAACAAGAATCTTGTTGCGTGGGAAGTAAGGATCTTTATAGACTGTGAAACGGTTGCTCAAAGTACCAACCTTCTCAGCACCCAGAGTCATCGGACCACTTACCTGACCATCACCATCAAGGCTATAAGATGGACGATAGAAAACCGAAGCTTCTAAGATAGTTGCGACGTCAGGACTTACAACGATAAAGTTTGCAGAACCACGAAGGGTCTTACGATGAATCGTGTTTGCAACGTCAATGACTGTTTCAATTAGCGTCTCATACCACTCACGAACTGTACCAGTGAAAGCTGGGCCTGGTTCAAGTGTTGAGCCTCTAGACTGAATAGCACCTGTCTCCTTATGTACAAAGCGTCCGGGAGCACGTGACCAATAAAGGTTAGCACCGTTGGCTTGTGTAAGAAGGTCATTGAGAATTTCCCGATCAAGCTCTAGAGCAATCTGCTCAGAAAGAATCTGGGTTAGCTCAACCTCAGCGTCAAGGCTGTGATAAGCATTCAGATCCTGAGCAAGCTCTGGGGACCACTTGGCACGTAACTTACGAGTTGCAGCCGTAACAGCGATAGACTCAATCTTGATATCAATCTCTGGAATAGACGGACTCGGAGTTGCACCAAAGTTAGACTCAAATGATGGTATAGTCAAAGTTGATCCATCATCAGCAGTGCTAAGAGATGGAGACTGTGGTATAATCACATCTAAGTTACCATTGTCTGTAGTTGTAACAACACCAGAAACAACCATTAGCATTGCTGCATTGGCTGTAGCAGTCGTAACTAAAGGATCAGAAGTAAACTTGCTACTAGCAAATGTACCCAGCTGATTCAAACGTCTAACATTTACAATGTTGTTACCATCTTGGACACCAGCACGCACATTCTTGACACCCGCGCTTGAGCCACCGTTAAGATGCAAAGCAAACTCTTTGACCAGACTAAGATCTGCATTACCAAATCCAGTAGTTAAGTCAACAATTGCTAGTGAATAACGTCCTGTTCCATCTTCAATATCGCTAGTGATTTGAGGATCGAATTGAAGAAGTCTTCCATCTGAACCTGATGTTGTCATCACCTTAGCAACAGAATAAATCTGCTTAGATGTTCCACCCATAGCACCAGAAGCACTAAGTGTAACGCCGGCGACATTTTCATGAACTCTAGAGAATCCTACACCAGCTAGATCATACTGACCACCAACTGCAAGTGAACCAGAACGGACACCCTTACCAGTTGGGCTGTTATAGATAGATGATCCAGATGGGTAAATAGATACACCGTCTGAAACGTCGCTTATGTTCGTTTCTTCAGATCCGTACGTATAGTCCAGATAGAAAAGAAGCCCCGAAGGAAGACTCATCGGCTGAATTGATACCAACTCATTTGCAACTAGTCCGCCGAAAACACGACGTACAAGTGGGAATGCGATGTTTGTGAAACCGCGTAGGTCGCCAGAGGTAGCAAGTGCACCTCCACCCGTAGAGAGTGAGGAAGCTTCCTTAAGGACTTGCGCTGCCTGATTCTCGAGCATGCGTGACATGTTTTCACGATGTACACCCTCGAGGCCACGAAGAAGACCCGTACGGGCCCATTTTTCTATCAACCTACGATTTTGAGATCCCAGGTGGCGCTGGCGAATCCCTTCAGTAAGTTGATCTAGTGAAAAGCTTTTGCTCATTTTGTATTTCTCCTAATAAGCTTAAATTGTTTAGTTGAGGTTTAGATTAATTGTCCTTGTTGAGACCAGCAAGAACTGCCCATCTATCCACCTCAGCCCCACTATTGGCGGGAGAGCCCGACCGGGTTGATCTGGAGGATGATCCGACAAGCCGTCTAGACGCACCTTCACTTAGGCTCTTTTTATTAGCACCTTTATCTAGTGACGTTGTCAGGCTCTTGTACAACAGCTTAGCTTCTCTGAGCGTCTTGGCATTATCTAGGGCTTCGACAATTGCTCTTTGTTGTTTGGCTGTAAGATTGCGATTTTGCATAAGCTTATTCGCGTAAAGTAGTTTTGCGTTGAAAAGATTCATCTCAGTGAGCTGCCCCTTAAGAGCAGATACGGCGAGTTTGTGCTCAGCTAAGTTTCTTTTCATGTCACGCGTCTGACGACTTTCGGATACACGACTACGAGATCCTTGTGTTCGCCTTCGTCTGGATTGCATGCGACGTCTTCTGCGGAAAGACTCTGGCATTGCGTCTCCACCGGGAGGTTGACTTGCACCAGCAGTTGGCATTGATACGTCACCAAGCTCATCTGCTAGGGCGTTAAGCAAATCGTCTTCGTCGACATCAATAAACATTTCATCTTCAGCAGATCCGCCGCCAAAAGAAGTGTCACCTGAACCATCGACCGGGTCGTTTTCATTTAGTCTTCGATTTCTCATTTTGCGCAGTGCACTTCGAAGAGCAGACTCATCAATTTCATATGTTTCTTCCATGGGGTCTTCTTCCTCCCCTCCCAAATCTAGGACTTCTTCGTCAGGCATATCGGATTCCTCACCCTCGCCTCCGACGACAACGTCTAGACCAAGTGCTAACCCTAGATCTTCAATAGCAGACGTAGCAGCATCAACGTCGACGTCTTCTTCTTCGTCAGATACTTCTTCTTCATCTGCTATCTCATCATCAAAGACTTCCTCGTCTTCCTCGAGGAATACTGACATTTCGTCCATGTCTTTGGCAGATGTCTTATCTGCTGAATCATCTTCGAATAAGTAATCGAAGATATCTTTATTGTTTCGCCCTGCCATTTTTTTCATCTCCTTAATGATAAGATCAATGCGTGTTTTATCCAAGGCTTGTAAGCCTTGTCTATGCTCAGTAAGTATCACTTCGCGGCGTAAAGTTACTGCTTCACGTGCGAGAGATTCAAAAATCTTTGCTACTTTTTTCTTCTGAGATATTGTTCCACTCTGTCGTGCAACAGGATATCCTCTACGTAAAAGTGACCACCTACGTTCTAGAGAATCAACATTCTCAGTTAATTGTGTACTTTTACCTCGCGTTTTTACAATATTTGCGAGGGCTTCAGCAATTTCTTGACCAAGAATAAGATCATCTTCGTCTTCTTCGCCGGCCTGAACTTCAATAGATATATCGCCTACATCAACTGAAATGCCTCCGTCCGGACTTACTTTTACTGCAGTTTCAGAGTCGTCTCCAGTCATTTCATAAGTTGACATTTCTTCATCTTCATAATTCTCACCAGACAGTGTATCTAAGTCGACAACAACGTCTTCATTATCCATTGACACATCATTGTGAGAATCCTCGCCCAACAGTTGCATTTCAATTAGCTCACGTATGCGAGGTGATACCGCATCAATTATTTTATTTTTAGCACTTTGCTCTGCCATCTCTCTGAGCTTTCGAGCGTCAGCGATCGCTTCATGGTAAATAGTTTGACTCATCGTACCTCTCTTGAATATTCCTGACTTAAATATATGTCAGCTATTGATTTTTTTTAATGTATTTTGTTTTGTTTATTAATCTTTGAAAGACACCTTTGTTTTGATGCTGACTTTTTTCTTCTTCGTTTTTCGCTTTTTGATTCATAATATTGTTTTTTCTTGTAATCTTGAAGTACATTTTCTTTCTTGCACTTGCGAATAAAGACACGTATTAGCTGCTCTGAGGTTTTTACTCTTCCTCCTAATTTTGCTGTTACATGTGCTGGTTTAGACATTATTCCCCTCTCGGACGTTTGTTATGCTTAATCAGATTGTATGTTTTTTCGTCGTCTATGAAATCTTTAAGATTAAAATTTCTAACACTATCTATTTCGTCATCTGACAAGTCGTCTATATCAGCATCATATATCGATGCTATTTTGGGTGCTCGAGAATATCCATACTGTGTACCAGTTCTTTTATAATTCCCAACAGAAAAGGGAAAAGAAGAACCTGACCTTCCAATAGAAGCACTGGCACCCTTAGTATTTTTATAAGCACTCGGAACAGGCGACATTGATTTAGCTGCTACATCGACCTCGCTTAATATATTATCCGGGCGGGCAAAGCAATCAGAAAGCTTAGTATTACCTGCTACAAAATAAAAAGAATCAGCAGAATTGCCTGCCATTGAGTCATTTCTAACTAATGGAGGAACTTTTTTTCTCACCCCCTTTTGTTCCTCTTCAGTTGCCGGTTCTAAATCATCATATGGATCCGGATCTAGATACGGGTAAAATGTTGAATATGTCCTTGGTTCAAATCGTCCGGAGGGCTCAAGAACACCGTAGCCCAACCCTTTTTTGTCGTCATGACTTCTAACCATAGACTTTCGAAAGTGGCCTTGTTTTTCGTCAATCTTGATTTTGCAAGTCAAAAAGTATTCCTATCCTATTAGTGTAGCTAGTGATGGAATTCCTGAAGACGCTAGGGACTGTCTAGTCTCTAGAATTTCTTTTGTTTTTGCTCTTATATCAACTGATGTTTTACTAGGTTGACTGTCAATATCATCAGCAGATGGGCCTGTAAACGGCGCGCGAGTTTCTGATGTTGGTTGTGATGTTGACAATGATCCTGCAGGTGCTGATGGTGATATTACCGCCGGGGTGAAGCTATTACCAATTAGATTGGGCTCGTCACCATTCGGCCAGAGCTCAGATATATTGGGTGCCGAGCCTATTCCCGTCTCTGCTTGAGAATAATTGCGACTGTACCCATTTAGTCCCCAATACCCTACACTAGCTGGTGTTCCGTCTGTGTTGACCACCTGTGAGCTCATTACAGTATTACTAAACACTTCAAGGGGATCATACTGTGTGTATAGCGGTGAGTCAGGAAATTGTAACTCGAGTCTAGCTCGATCGGACTTGCCGCTTACAGCTCCCTCTAGAACAGATGCTTCGTCTGATTCAACAGGATAAACTGTATTGTGTGTCATCCTTGGCATCTGTCTAGTTCCCTCTCACCTAAATACTATTTAGTACTTTTGCCCATAATATATGCACCCAAAGTCTGGCCAGAAATCTTCTCTGAAGAATTCTTTGGTGTTAGCTGAGAGCCTACACCTGTGCCCCATGTGTCAGATGGTGTTTGTCCAAACCCTTCGGGTGGATCAGGCTGATCAGATGGGTTGAGACTGCCGGGGCCTGGTGATGACACATTTGGAACATATGGGCTAGCTGGAAGTCCACCGCCTCCAGTGGCAACTGAATTCATATCAGGAGCATCAGAATATGAAGTATCAAATTCACCAAATGTATGCCCAGCGTCATTTATAATAGCATCTAAAACGTCAGATTGAAATTGTTCACGAATAGTATCGTCATCTATTTCACCTGAATGTATTGGCGATGCTCCGTAGGCTGATGCTAACTGATTCGATCCGGATTTACCAAGACTTCTATCAGACGTTGGGGGTGTTACTGTGCCTTGTTTATGCGTGGGCATCACTTTCTCCTAAAAATATTTTTGTTATCTAATACGACGAAGAACCCGGGTTCGGATTTTTTTCTTCGCTTCAGCAATTCTAACTAACTTTTTCTTGAGGCGTTTTTCGTGAATTTTCAATGCCTTCATATGATCTATGTCTTTTTCTAGAGTGTCTGCCAATTTATCAGCGTCTACCTCATCTGGCGAAACTTTTTCTGGGTGTACGATTCCAGATGATACTGGATCTGATGTTTCTCTCATGATTCTTTTTCTTTCTTGCATGACCATCTTGCGAAGAAGAGAAGGTGTGAGTTTACGAATGCGTTTTGACATTATGTTCTCCTGTGACAAAAGCCTACGCCTATACATATCAGTTTGAAAAGAAATCTTCTAGATATAGAATAATTTTTCTATTTTCCCGGGAATGCTAACGCTGCCCAATTTTTAGAAGACTCAGAAAAAAGATCTACATTTGATATATCTCCGCCAGGCGCGTCAAAAGCTTCTGCCATACTAGTCATGCTTTGTCCACGACCACGAGGCTCTGAATTAATCTGTTCTTGCAGCGTTGTTGCAGCTGTATCGGCAAAAATAGATGACATTATGGGGTCTGACGTTACTGCAGCGACTCTTTTATCAATTGATTCCTGATAATTGTTATTATACCTGACTTCATCTAGAGACGAATTTTTTAAAACATGTTTTTTCTTGCTTTTGAAGCTATTCGTTTTGTGGGTGTGCGGGGTCTTTGACTCCATCACATGTGAAGATGAGCTAGATGAAATACCCTCTTCAAGAATTTCAACTAAGCACTCTTTGACTAGTGACTTTAATTTCGATCTCGTTAATTTAGCCATTTTTAGCCCACTCCTTCAAACCCATCAGAACCTGTAAGCACTGGGAATAGCTCTCTATGAACAGTTGTCAATCCAGCAATAACAGTAAACGTGGAATTAGCTGATCCATCTCGTATAAAATACATGTCTTTTGTTCTTATCTGCATCCGAGGAGTTTGTGTGTTGCCTGGCACGACAAAATAATTTCTGCTTTGTGCATTAGTCTGTGGACCTTCTTTATTTCCAGCAGCATAGGATCCTGAAATTCCTCCGCCTCCCTGCACACCATTTGACGTGAATCCTACTCTCATATCAGATCCTGACGCTGCTAAATTTCTAATTACTACCCACTGTGACACATGAGGAAATTCTAATTTTATTGGTGAGTCTTGAACTTCATCGCTTACTGATCTCGTCACGTATGGTATACCTGAAACTTGATACTCAGGTACGTAATTTGGCCCGGGCCTTGGATTTTCTAAAGGCATCTATTCGCTCTCCCATAATATTATATCATTGAATAGTCTATCTAGTCTATCACTCTTAGTGAAATGTCGATTTAAATCACGCTTAGAAATTTCTCTGCCTTCACGCATCATAAATGCACCAGGAGTAGACGGTTCTGAGACAAAATCCCAGCATATAAGCTGAAAATCATCTTGAACAACCTGGTAATCGCCATCCGGAGAAGTAGATCCAACCCCCCTTGAAGATATTCCAAGTGTAACTCCGGATTCTACTAAACTCTTGAGTATTTTTCCGCTAGGCGTATCAAGTATTTCTACAGTGCCAAAACAAACGTCGCCATCCATATGTGCTTCGCGAATAATGTGTGAAGCATTTTTCAATTCAACAACGCTACTGTCAGGATGGTCTAGTTCCCCTAATGCTCTGTTCTCAGAAATGAATTTTTGATAATTTCGTATTTCTCTCTCTAAAATTGACCTTGGGTATATTCTTCCGTTCTGATTAAGTGTCTCAGATTTTTGAAGAACTCCCTTCATTATAATCTTACCACCATTCTTTTCTTTGGACTCTACAATCATGTCTGATGAGTATTCGAATGGGGCCCACTCAGTTAAAAGCTTTAGGTTGTTACTCATCTATCTTCTCCGTTATTTCTTCACACAGCTTAATAGCTAGCAGAAATTTGCTTATATTTTCATCATTCAAAGTTTCTGGATTTAGCAGTGTTACATTTTCTATCACAGACGGCATTTTATCACGCAGTATTGAATTCTCACAACTGCTGTGAAGCTGTGTTAATTCTACAATTAAGTCTTTTTGAATAGTCGCTAGATTTTCTTTAAGCTTTTCGTTTTTAGCCGTACTGTCAAACATGTAATCTGAGAGCATATATTTTTGCCGACATGATAAGTTTTTGTACTTGTCATCAAACTTCTCTCTCATTAGCTTGACTGTCAATCGATCGATGTCGGGTGTTATGTGTTCTTCAACTGTATCGGGTGTCTTGTCTTCACGGAGCCATGCATGAACTTTATCTTCATACTCAGCCACTATTCGAATGTTGGGTGATTTTGATCGCCACCCATTGAGAACTGTCTGTATTGTTGCATATGTCCTATAATTTTCAACACGTGTTCCGTAAAATTCATCTTTACTAATTTTGAGATTGATATCCTTTATTAGTAACGATTTTTCTTTTCGTAGTTTTGTTGCATCATGGTCTTTAGCAGCTATCTTTGCCTCTTCGAGTATTCTAGACGCCAAAGAGTCTGAACTTACTGTCGTCTTTACTAGCGCATTGAATAGACGGAACTCTTTATAGAGTTCACTGCCAGGCTGAAAATGTGTTTTGATCAAACCAATTACATTGTCTGCCTTGTCAAGATCTCCCTCAACTAAGTAAGAAGAGATTACATTAATTAGCTGCTCATAGACGATTCCAACATTTCTCTTTTTATTGTGAGTATTGCTCATTCTTCACTCTCATTGTCATCAGTAACTTCAAATCCTAGATCTTCATCAGCTATAGATGAATCTATGTCTTCATTAAGTATGGACGTCTTGCCAACACTGAACATACCTTCTAGATTCTGTATCACTGACTCCATTTCACGTGTCATTTTATTGCTCTGTTTTATTTTGTTGTCGATGAAATTATCAATCGTCGGACTTTTCGGAAATATAGACTCCCCAAAGGGATCTTTCATGAAATCATCATCAAACGGTTTATTAAGAGTGTCTTGTCTTCGGCCAGACCTACCAATGGACGTCATCTTATGAAAGTCAGGCATATGTGTGGACCCAGGGCCTGACGTGTTTTTTCTAGAGTTTCGAATGGGCTCATTAAAGACATTTCTTATTCTATTCTGAATTTTAGTGGGTGCATTTAAATCTTCTATAGAAAAAGAAGACAGATCAATCTCATCTACATCTTCGTCATCGTCATCTTTGTCATCTATTTTTGTTGATCTGTTAGGTCCGGGGGTGGCGACTAATAACGACCCCTGTGCTGTATCGCCTGCAAATAGATCTTCGCCACCTTCTTCGCCACCGGGAGTATCACCAGCAGGGGTGTCTGCAGATTCTTCAGCTCCTGTAGCTTCAAGCTCTACATCACGAAGCTTGTCATGTACCTTACCCTCTTCTATGAACTCAATTTCTTGTTTTGTCAACTCTAGAACATTCTTGCGAATCCAATTTCGATCAACTAAACCCTCCGGAGCTGTGCCTGCAATTTCAAATTTAGACCTGATTAGCTCAAGTTTTTGCTGCTGTGCAATTGACGACGGATTAGAAAGTTTAATTACAAAGTCGACTAGATCTTCACCTTCATATCCATGTGCGTAAAGATGAATCATTGCCAGCTTATTCAACTCTGAAACAATTGTTTTTTGTATTCGCTGAATTGTTCTAGAAAATCTGATATCTTCTTGAGCTAGCGTAGCTTTAGAATTGTGAACGACAATTGAATTCTCAACGACAAAGTTTGACCATCCCTCAACCTGAATATCGAATACAGGGATAGGGGCAGTCAATATCAGCTTTTTCACAGATGCTACTTTGTGATTGAAGGCTCCAATATTTTCGCTATACCAGGCTGTTGGAGATAGCCCGTGCTTAGTAAGCTGGTTTTCATGAGCAGTTCTGGATACGATATTTCGGTTATGGAATTCTTTTCTTGTTTTGCAAGTTGCTGCTAATTCTTTTGCTTTTACAATATTATAGTGTCTTAATGCTCTGCCTTTGCGGCTAGCTTTTGTATCATGTATATCGACAAATTCATTCCATGACCCACACTCAGTCTTGATAATCTCAGCAGTAACAACAGGACCAAACCCAATATCATTGCAGATCATCTCTAGAGTATGATTACCAGCCTTGACAGAACCAACAATGACAGAAAAATCTGGGCGGGGTTGCTTTAGGCACTCAGATGGATTTAGCTTCCCTAAATTTATCAATTCGCGCAGACGTGAAGTCATCAAGTCAATTTTGTCATATTTTTTATTATCTGTTGATAGTTTGGCGCGGCGATTACCTTTATCATTATCCCAAGCTTCCTGAACCCCTTTGATATGATTTATTTTATAGCTTTCGGATTTCATCACCTCGCGTAATCTGTCTCTGGAGACTTCAGATAATAAATTTTCACCATGCTCAGCATGTAGCTTAATATGTGATTTTCTACCCATCAACAACAACGAGTCCGGACTATTATTCTTCTTATCAAATGTTGCATGATGAACTACGTCATAGTCTTCTTTGCCAGCTGAATCGTGGATAGGTATTTCAGTGTTCTCATTTACCATTCGGTGTGTATAAATCCAGTTCCTAGTATTGTGATCGAAGATCTGTTCATAATCCTTAAGGCTTTTTTTAGAATCACGAGAATATAGTGCCATCAACGGCATGTCTTCTTTAAGTTCATCTGCTCGAACATACACTCCTCGCTTGAGCAGGAAAGGATGATTAGCGGTACACTTAATTTTCTTACCATTATCTAGCTCAATCTCATATAGTTCTGTAACGTCTTTTGTTTTCCAAGCATTCGAAATCTTGCCTGGTTTTGGGGTGCCGTCTAAGTCAAATGAATACACCCAGTTGTTTTTTCCTTGCTCGTATTCATTCACAAGCTCGCTCATTGAAACTTGTCTGCCATCTAGAAGATCAACCATGATGTCTCCAGTGAGACAACCGACATCTTCGTCATAACCGAGATATGCTCTCGGTATCTTGAGCGCTGCAAAAAGCTTCTTTTGAATGTATTCTACATCTTCAATCGCGGCTGTGTTTTGACCGCCGGCGAGAGTATCAATCTTAGTACCAGACTCGCCACCTCGAACCGGAAGGAAATAATCTTCGTCAACCGACTGATATGTAATTATTGAACTTTTTTGATTGTCAATATCGTTATAAGAAGCAATTCCAAGGTTGAAATTGCCTTCTACAGTCACATTATAAACTGATTCTTTTGTAATAATCTCTCTAATCGCAGTAACTTTGTGGTTTGTGTACTGTTTTTCTTTTTCATGCACTATATTATTAACAAACTTGTGACCCATTATCTTAGGATTGAATGCAGTCAAAAATGCATAGTAATTCGCAAATCCTTTTTCTTTAAGCTTGGTTCGTAAATTTCCTCTATGTATAGATTTTTCTGGTGTACGCTTGATATGTTCATTAATGTGCCTATAATGTGACATAAAAGTTTCATCATGTCGAACAAGATTAGCAAAATTTTCAAAGCTCACTTTTTTGTCTAGCTGTCTAGCTATGTCACCTAAAAGTTGTACACATACATCATCAAAATTATAGCGCATTGCTTTTGAACGCTTTTCTTTATTGCTCGCCCAAGACTTAAGCTGTGCTTCTTTTCGAGCCTTATTGTGAGATTTATGAAGTTCAGATCCGTTATACCATGACATTGCTTCAATAGAATTTCTTTCAATATTCCACTTAGTCTGCTTCTTTCTTTTTTCATCTGATTTGTTGTATCTAACCAGATGCTTTCTACCTATTTCTGCATGTAATCTTGAATGTTCATCTCGCTCCATTAACACCAAATTATCTGATGAGTTATCATGCTTATTGAAATTTGCATGATGAACAACATGATCCTTGACACGCAAAAATGCATCATTGAGTGCTATATCGTACTTACTAGCAGCAACGACACGATGTGTGTACACAAATTTATCTTGCTTTGGAACATATACTTGCTCATACTTTGCATTCTTTTTATTTGGTGAAATATCTTGATAACGTCTGTAGAGCGGCATCAACGAATCACCAAGCTTCAGATCTTTTGCCTTTATTGGATTACCATCTCGTAGCATCAACTTGTGATCAGGCGTTACCCTGTACAAACCACCATCGTCAAGCTCTACTTCTATTAACTTTTCTACTTCTCCAGTTTTTCCTGCCCAGATTATTTTTCCAGGAACAATTGTGCCTCCGTCTTTGAGATTGACAGAATATACTTCTTGATCTCTTTTATCGTCATTCCACTCAGCAACCAAATCTTTTATTTTTATTGTGCGTCCATCTAAGAGAGGAACTTTATTATCGCCATATATACAAAGCGGATTGTATCTCAGGTCAACTTTTCCAGTATCTTTATCAACAATCTGATTCCGCTTGAGGCTAGTTTTTGCTTGCTCAAGATAATTTCCAACATCTTCAGGCGGAACATTACCCACATCAATATAAAATACTCGTCGCTCAGGAGCACGAATGACTCGATACACTAACATCGCATCTTCGATCAGAATTAATTGCCGCCAAATTCTGCGAGACGATTCTAAAACAGATGATCCGTAAGGAAGAAAAGCGTCATTACCAAGAAGTCTAAAGTGAGATACTTGCCAGTTTTCTAATACTTGATTGCCCTGAGTAATCCAGCGAAAACGGACAGCTGCAGGATCATCCTTATCAAAGCCTTCTTCTCTTTCAATTTCTGATATTGCTATTGGGAATGCATTTATGACACCATACTCTGGTGAAATATCGTTGAATAAAAAGAAGTCTCCGTACTTTACAAGATTTCTTACCCACATTACAAGATTGAAGTCGACGTTTAGTGTATCATGAAATAATCCCTCGAGAATCTCTTGAATCTTTCGATTGTCTGAGTGGATGTGTAATACTTCTCCGCTAGCAGATGGTGATACGCACTCTTCTGCATATATGTCTAGTGCAGAAGCAATCTCAGGCGTTGATTCCATTTCTGAAAAATCTCCGTAGCGAGAATTATGTACAATTATTGTGTCTGTAGCAAAATTTTCATACCCATCGACTGTTATGTCTCCGGTCTCTAGTGATACCCAAGGCTCTACAGAGATTACTTTGTGATTTTGATAGCTAAGATGTACATGTTCAACTATTTCTTTCCAGCTGTTTAGATCAAATAGATCACTTGCTCTTCTTTTTACTGTGCTGGGTGATACTCCCATTTCTATGGCAACATCTTTTCTTTTTGTATGTCTAAGGATAGCGTCTATCAAATCATCTTTTTCAATATTGACAAATGCATGATTTGCTTTTCCAGATCTAGCATCTTTCCAAGCTTGTGGTCGGGTTTTCCCAGACCAGTAATTGCTAAAGTTCTTTGTAACTTTAAGCTTCCCTTCTTTGTGTAATCTAGATGTTTGCTTAGAAGCAAACTCTTTCCAGTGAGGGTTAGAATATCTTTTGATAGCTTTTTCAGATATTTTCTTTGCTACACTTGGGTTTTTAGATTGGTTATTTTCAGTAGCATGCTGTCGCCTCTTTTCAATAATGTCAGAACGCTTATTGAATGAGACTAAGTTCTTTCTTCTTGTTCCATCATCATTCGCCCACTTTTCTTTTTGAAGTCTTGAAAGATGTTCTCTCATCTTTGGCGATTTCATATGCGTTGCTAATTTAGCATGCATAGACAAATGATCATGAGCATTCATTATCACTAAATTTTCAGGTGTATTGTTAGAAGGATTAAAGTCTTTATGGTGAACGTGCTCTGATTTTCTTTCGACACTTCTCTCCTCTTTCCACTCTGCAATTAATCTATGCTCAGATGTCCATCCGTTCCACCCATGCTTCTCCATTGTGTAGATATTATAATATCCACTTTCACCGCCTGAAAAATCTTTGCGATAAAATGGCATCATTGAATCATTTTTATTAAGTTTGGCAGCTTCTACAAAAGATCCATCTCTCATCATACAAGGATGATCATGTGTGCAAATCAAATTTGATCCATCGTCAAATGTTATTTTTACAGTTTTTCTAATGCCCGAGGATCTTGGGTGATGTGCCCATGCTGGAACAATTTGCTGTATTTCGTGATCATATGCATAAACAATAAACTTTTCTCCATCCGCATACTGATCGATTAAGCTTCCAAGACTTACATACTTCTCTATGCCTGGAACAGCAATCATAGTATTCAGATCTAGACACATTCTGTCAAATTGACCGTAGCTTGACAGTGTACTATTGTAGACATCGCTGTGTGATTGCTTAAATATTTCAAGCGCAGTTGATGTAGACGAAGGTTCATAGTTTTTCACCTTCTTCTTGATTACCGGGCCGGATCTAAATAATTTAGTTAATCTAACGAATAAATTCGCGGGTTTCTTTGACATCTGCCACCTATAACAGTCACTTTTTCTATAAGTAGGATTCTAATCGTATATTATGCACCATAAACTACTTAAGTAACCACGACATGTCTCCATATGGGGTAATGCTTCCTGACTCTGGCATAGTCTGAACGGAAAATGTCTTGAATGGGTTATAATTTTTTCCGGCCCATGGGTTAACTATTGTGTCTTTACTATTCGAATTTACCCCAAAGCCTTCAAGCATTGCTTTATTTAGGTCATAAGAATGACGACTATGTACTGGGGAAGTATCAAAAAGCCACAACCCAATTGCTAATGACATTATTAGGTCATCGTTCTTCCCTTTTTGTGCTTGAGCCTTATGACCCTTCCATATGAATGTTTTAGCTTCTTCATAAAGTCTCGAAGAGTATGACTTGATTTCTTTGTTTCTTATGACCTGCTCAAGCTTAGTCAGTATTTGATTTCTAGATTTGCCCGATGTTGTAAAGCCTATCTTGTGAATCTCAACTTCACCAGTTCCATAAAGAGCTGCAAATTTATCCTTTTCATTCTTATAATAGAGATTGGGATAATCTAGCTCACATAATTTCATGATCACAGCGTAACCATACGTATTATTTTCCGGGCATAAGACCGCGGTGTTATATCTTTTACCTGCCTCTGCCAAAAGTATTGCAAATTGATCTGGCGGGATTTTGCACTTGAACTCAGCAACAATTTCTGATTCCCCTGTGTCTATTACATGAAATGTGCTATAGTCACCAGAGTCGCCCCGAGAAACATCAGCTGAAATTATGTATTGATGATCACTGAGGCTGTATTTCCATACCCAGACTGACATGTTTGGTCCCCACCTCTCAATTGGTGGTCGTATCGATGATCCAAGCCACTCAATATCATCATTGTTGAGTACTGTGTCACCTGAAGCTGCAAAGTCGCACAACAACTCTTGTGCTACTTGCTTTTTAGTCAAGTTTTTAGATTCATTCTTGAACCACTCAACATCATGGTCTGGGTGGATATCCCATGGAAGCTTAATTGGGTTGAACTCATTCTCTCCTGACTCTGCTTTTATCCAAAGATCATGATACTGTCCACCCACTCCGTTCGGTGTTGAGAGAATAACAGCGCGGCCACCGGTAGTTAGTGTGGGATATAATCCTGTAAATAACTCATCAAAATTCCTAATAAAAGCAGCTTCATCTACAATTAGAAGCGACAATGCTTCAGAACGACCTGCATCATCAGATGTTGGAACTGCTTTAATCTGTGAACCGTTGCTAAATTCAATTGTCTGCTTGTTGTTTGATACAATTTCCGGGACTAAAAGCCACTTGGGCATGCTTCTAATTGCGACCTTTACTTTCTTAATAAAATTCTGTGCAACTGCAAGCTTAGTTGCTATAATCAGAATAGACTTATCTCTATAAAAGCACCCAAGCCAAACAGCATATGCTGCAGATATTGTTGATATACCCAACTGTCTAGACTTTAAGATTATGTTGAATCTATGCTCATTAAAGTCGTTAATACATTCATCTTGAAATGGATAAGTGTCAAATTGAATTAAGCCCCGGGTTGGGTGCTGTATTTTCAGGTATCGGTTTATAAAATAAACAGGGTCTTTGCCGCACTTGACTATTTCTTTAATTTGCCTTTGCTTAGTCGTTGGGGCCATTACATCTGTATTTGAAATATATGATTTCGTTTATAATATGCTATCTTGCGAGGTGAATTTGATGAACCACTAATTAATTCAATGTTGTCATTATTACCCTGCTCTTTGAGCTTGAGAGTCTCGCCGGTTCTTTCTTTAAAATATGACTTAAGTTCAGCTAGCTTAGTTGTCAGTAATTGAACTGCCTCATGGGCAATATTATCAACCTGCATGTGCAGTCCTCTCTCTTCAGCAAAGTGTACGATTGAAGTAAACTTAAGTACTAACTTCTCTCCGTGCTGTGAGTATGTTATTGACTGCTTACCTGTTGGACTACTTTCTCGACCAAAAGTTGTATTAAGCGCTTCACCAATTGCTCGGACATGTATTTCTTTCATTACGCTGTGCTCCTATTGCTTCAATAAATATGATGGTCGAGCTAACTCATACTTTCTTATATTTGTCATTTCTTCTTTTCCGGGGCGCCAGCCCTTATTATATTTTATCTTGTTGGGTTCAATTAACTCAACTTTGCATGTATTACACACCTTATAAGACTCATATGACGTTATGTCTTTCATGTCTCTCATTGACAAATTACATAATGGGCAGTCAGTAGGTACTAAATCTTCTGGTTCTTTTCCGATTATCCAAAATCCGTTCTCATAGTATTTTTTTTCGTTATTCATACTTCACCATAGAATTCTTTTCTTTTTGGGTTATGGGCAGTACATTGTCTACCATGTCTTTTACAGCATCAACATGAGATATTACTAAAATATTTCTAAACCACTGCTTGAGTGAGTTCAATAATCGCCCGCATGATTCAACATTCATGTCATCTAGAGCCCCAAACCCTTCATCAATGATAAGCAGTCCCGGCTTTGGAAGGGCACTCATATTGATAAGTGCTACTCTAATTGCCAAAGATGCCATCATTTTCTCCATGCCACTACCACATTCAATAATTCTTCTAGAATCGCCGTAGTTAATATATATTTCCATTTGATTGGAATTGGGGTCTGCTTCGAGCTCTACAGTAAATCCTACAACACCCTGCAATATCTTTGATATTTCATCATTTATTACTGGAAGCTGAGCTGACATTATTTGCAAGGGAATTCCCTTTTTTGACACAGCATTCATGAATAGAGTATAAGTTTTCCACCTGAGGATCAAGTCATTATATTTTTCTTTCTCCGCTTTCAAGCTCTTAATCTCTGCATCAAGTCGACCTACTGTCTTTGTTAATTCACTTCTTTGTGTGTCTAAGTCATTGATCTGATCAGTGAGTGCCTGGATTTCTTTTCTAGCATAACTCATTTTCTTTGCGTCTTCAGTATCAGAAGCCCTTAATTTCATGCTTTGCAAATCTCTGCTAGCATCAGATATTGAATCTATTACAATTTTTCTTCTAGATACTACTGCAGAGAGTGACAATTTTTCATCTCTTAGATTTATTTGTAGCGAACTCTCTTTTCTCAATATTGCATCATATTTTTCAATTTTATCATGCAAGCATTCATTCTTGAGAGTATTCAATGATTTTTTTGCAGATTTAACTTTGTCATAATTTTCTTTGACGAGATTTTGTTGTTCGTCTATTTTTTTCTTAGCAGTGTGTGAATTTTTTATAAATTTACACTTGGGAAATTGATCCCCGCATGGAACATCTTCTAAAATCTTGACAGATTTTTTTTGTCCCTTGAGAAGAATCTTTGACTTTTCATGAATATGACTCAAATCTGTCAATGCCCGTTCTAAATCTTGCTGTGCTTCATATCGTTCTGTGAGATCATCAATTGGAAATTGACTCTTGAGTGTCTGAATTGATGATATTTTTGATTGTACTGACGCTATGCTTTTGTTTATTTTATTACAGTTTTCCTCTATTGACTTAAGTTCAGATTGTGATAACTCAATAGCTTCTTGTTGCTTGTCGATATCAATTTGTGTTACTAGCTCACTGTCTTTGCTCGTTGCCATAGATATCTTAAGTTCTTCCATGTTCGAACGAAGCTTAGTCAGATTATTCTCTAAATCTAGGCGCAATCGTACGTTCGATCGCTTGTCAATTCCCTTTTCTGTAATTAATGTATCCCAGTCTCTATCTGATGAACTACTAAGCAGCGCTTTAATTTGCGAAGATTCATCTTTAGCCAAAGCCATCATATCATCGAAAATATTCAAATCCAAGAATTTAGTCAATATTGACTTTCTTTGGGTTGCGCCATTCTTGATAAAGTTATTCATTTCTCCCTGACTAGCTAATGATGTCATCAGGAAATCTTCAGGTGTGCCCACCAGAGTCCTCAACGTCTTTTCAGTTGCTCTTCTCTGTTCGCCATTCATGTCAACTATTACATTTCCAGATTCATCAACTTCGCTTAAGTTTAAGTGTGTAGTAGCGCTAATTTTTCCCTTTCTATTAGACTTCTTGGTAGATTGACGATCTACCAAGTAATTTTTTCCATTAGCACTCATATAAATTCGAGCTCGGCAATAGCCTTTCCTCATATTGATTACATGCAAATTAGAAATCGATCCTCGATCTGTAGTGTTATATAAGCCGTACATCAAAGATCCTGGGATCGACGATTTTCCTGATCGATTCTTTCCAAATATTCCAGTGATTCCGGTCATTGAATCAAAATTAATTACATTATCTTTGCCATATGAAAATAAATTATCAAATTCTAGCTTGTTGATTGTCCACTTTATATTTCTTGCTGCATCTTTTTTTATAGCTTTCGATGTATATTGTAATACTAATTTGTCTAATCTTTTCCACTCTTCGTCTGAAAGGTTCATACTTTTGTAATACTCACGCATTAATCGTGTTTGTGTTGAAACACTTTGAAGATCTTGGGTGTGTATTTTTCCTGAATCGATTGAGACAACTGAAAGATCTGATTTTTTATCATATTTGAAAACAATTTCAGTTGCATTTCTATAATCCTTAAGGGCACTGTGCAAGTGTTTTATTTCAGTTTGATTTATGTGAGAAGCAACTCTAACTCTAAATCTAGCGCCTACTGGGTATTTTAATGCTTCTTCTACTGTTGTTCTGACATCACCAGTCCAGTCAATAGTTACGAATGGCTTACTGTGCGGTATTTCGTAGAACGTGCTTTTGTATGTGTCTTTATCTTCAATTTCCCAGAATAGAAATCCTTTACCTGGATCTTCACCGTAATTTTGTTGAATTGTAGATCCGGGGTAGGCCACTCGCTTTTCTTTGTCAAGGTACTGGACCTTGTGTATGTCACCCAAGAATGCAAAGTCATAGTCATCGAAAAAGTCTAAGTCAACGTCCCCTTCGATTTCCCACTCTATGTCTGTTGTCGATCCGTTAACTCCCCCGTGAAACGTTGCAATATTGATGTCACCCGGGGTTGGCTTGACATCTTTCCACCCTTCTTCATCAAAACAAGAAAATATACACCAGTTGAATCCCGGGACACCAATTGGGTATGTTCCGGACTTTTTATATAAAAATAGATTGTCATTATCAATTGCATTAATAATTGGAGTTATTGCATCTTGTCGGCTCTTATTCAATATAAGCCCATCATGATTACCCAGAATGATGTGTGTTGGACACAAATCTGCCATCATAGTAAACCACCAGGTAAGCTTGTCGATAATCTCTGGGGATATGCCTTGTGTCTTAGAATGAACAATATCGCCACCAATGAATATTACATCTGGGTTTAGAGCTTTTATATTGTCAAACATTGCTGTAAATGACTCGACATACTCATCATGTCGAGTCAATCCTCGCCAGTGAATGTCACTAATATGTACACATTTTAAACTCATTCGTTTCCTGTCTATAGCAAAGAGCCTGTACTCATTGATTTGATCATACTTCGAAGTCTATCATTACTATTCCACAACGTAGATTTAGAATATAGCTTTGAAACAATATCAGCATCTAGATCGCCGACATCTTTTGTACTTGGTATGTTCAGCATTCTAACCCTAATTCCAAATTCACTCAAGCATTTTGCAATATTGTGAGATTTAACAATTGCATCTTGATCTAAAGCTAATGTGACTGAAGTTTGATTCTTTATAATTTTTCGAAATAAGTCTGATGATTCTGATAGTTGAGACCCTAGAAGGCATGTTGAATTCATTCTACATTTCATAAGGTCAAAAGGCCCCTCAACTAATGTCAAGTCTTTCTGCCAGTCAATGTTAATGTCATTAAAGATAATCTTATTCTTTGATACTGCGACATTCATATACTTTCTAGAATTGTCAGCATCGATAGTTCTTCCTGAATAATAATTCAATTTTCCATCTTCACTAAAAGATGGAATGATTACACGACGTCGAAATCTTCCTGCTGAGCATGTTCCTAATCTATAATACCATATATCCCTAAGGGTCAGACCTCGTGATTTTACATATCGAATTGTTTCTTGAATGTCAGGATCCTTAGCATTCATGACACGACCAAGTAATTGAAAGCCGCTAGGTATCGAAACTTTAACTTCTTCTTCATCTTTGATAATACTTTCTTCGTAATTGCTCGTGCATCTAAATAATTTTCTAGCATTGTCTGTGTGTGATATGGCGAATTTACGAAAAAGTCTGTCAATTCGCCTCCCCTTAATTCCACAAACCCAGCAATGAAACATTCCGTCTTCGATTTTGATAACTAGTTTTTTCTTAAAGTCATTTTTGTCATTACAGTTTGGGCAGCGAACAGCAACATTTACTTTATCTCTGCTAAGCTCGCATGCCCCAAAGGCACGTCTGACTAGCATCAATTTATCATTATAACTACTCATTGTTATAATATTATCACAAATAGTTGATTTGTTTAAGCTGTTGCAGCTGCTCTCGCCATAACATATGCGTCGGCCATGTCAAAGCATTTTGGATCTAGTATAGTCTTGCCTTTTCGAGGGCCACTTTTGAGTGTCTTTGTTGGCCACGAATAACCTTCTAGCTCACTTAGAGCTGATACCCACTCTAGAACTTGATCTTTGGTTGGTTTTCCGCCGTCTTTCTTTCGAATAAGCTTAATACCTATACTCTTTCTTGCTGTATTGACATTCATGAATTCGGGATCGTACGAGAATTCTTCATAACACAGATATGATACCATTCCGTTGAATCTTGCTAGTGTAGAAAGTGTTTGAGCTGAAGAAAACCCAGAACGGAATGATTGTAAATTTTCTTCTATGCATACACGATCTACAGAATACATGATGTGCAATCGTGTTAATTGATCTTTGACAATCCTGGCTTTGCGAAACATGCTTTTTTCTTTAGATAAATCAATAAATCCCATTTCGATTTTTTCAATAACATCACCTGATTGTGATATTATACACCAGCCAGTACTAGATGTAGATATGTCTAAACCTAAAATAATCACTAAAAATCCATCTTGAATCTAAAGAGGTATCTATCGTCTTCTCTTTTTACAACCGGTTGGGAAAGGTTTGCTCGAGCTATAACATTGAGATTTTCATCGTGAAGATTAATTCCGGTTATGTATGTAAACTGATCCCTTAACTCATTTGAAGAGTCTGTGGGCTTAAGGGGCATCCAGTTTGGATTAGACGAAGAGTTGGCTAGTCCCTTAGGGCACGGAATATTCATTTCCATGACATATACATTATGTTCTCCTGTCAATGATACCTCATAACCATCTATGCCAAGCAAAGGAATGTTTGGTGTCTTTATTACAACAATACCCTCTTCGTACAAGATGTTTCCAATTGTATTCCACGTTGCGTTAGTGGTTCTACTATCTGCGCGATATAGACGACCGTTGCCGTCATCTCTTATTGTCATCTTGACTTTGCCGTCAGAACCTGTTACACTCGAGTCATAAAGTTTGAATGTCCCTGGAACTATTTTTCTACCATAAAACATGTTTGACACATCAAAAAATACAACTTCATTAGATGAGGGATCTCGTGTTCTGTTTAGAATTGTAAGAATAGATCCTGCACTGACTCCTGGGTCTTCTGGACCTGCGCCCTGTAAAACATCTGCGATAGAGCCTGTTGACTGTGCCCCACTCGGAAGTGAGGATGTCGACACCATATTGCGAAGTGATATAAGACCATACTTCGCAAAGCCCATGTCATCTACAAATTTTGATGTTTCGTCAGATGAAGTGGGATTGTCGGGATCAGATCCAGACTTCAAAAGCGTAAAGTTAGGGGTAAATTTTCCATTATCACACGGCAGTACTGTAAGATTTCTCTTTGAGGCTGATCCTGTCTTGTATAAAAATTGATTTGCTGTGAATTCACCAGTAGAAGATTCAACTACTGATGCTGTTAGATTATAAAGCCTTGGGTAAGACTTTCTGACAAACTCTCTTGAGAAGTTTTCTAAATTAATGAGATGGCCGCCTACACCGAATGACAATGATACATTAAATGGATCATCTGTAGTTGTCTCTTCTGTTTCGAATGGCGTGAGCATCACGTCTCTTGTATTTGTCTCTTTTACGAAAAATGGCGGTAGTAAAAATAGAAGCTTATCTTCTATAGACTCATCACCGTACATACTGGAAGTGAATATCTGCTCTGTATCTCTATGCTCTGAGTATATTTTGAGATTGTGAACTTCTGCATTGAGTGGGTGTTGAAAAAATACAGACGACGGATCTCTAGAATCTGCTGAGTCTAATGATGACTTTCCGTGAAAAAAGTCTACCAAGCCATCTTTCTTTGATGCATTGACATTGAAGAATTGTGCAGTAACACTTCCACCCCAATCATCATCACCATTATTGACACCTTCAAAATAATTGCCTACAAATAGACAATCAGACTCACCTTGTCCTGATCTTGAAAATGTGGTTGGCATTATTGACGAGGATTGTATTATGAAACGTGTATCTTCAATTCCGTCTATGACAAATGAACCAGTCCCTTTGTTGATATTGGGACCTCCCCAGCGAACTGCTACGTGATGCCACTTGTTCTTTTGTATCATATTATCACTAGACAAGAATATTAGATCACCTATTCCAGATACACTTCCTGAGTAGGTATCAGCCTTCTTGAAAGAAGTTCCATCAATGTTCGTCTTGAGCGTTCCAGTAGTCAATATGTTAGACGGCGGAATATCTGCACTGTGGCTTAGCTGCAAAAGAATTCTAAAGCCGTCAACTAATCCGTCCTTATCACGTGACGTTCCAGAAACTAATGAAACTGCATATGATGATGATTTGTGAAATATAGTACCCGGAGTATAAGATGTACCGGAGACATCATTAGAATACCTTGCATTCAACCAAAACTCAAATGTAAATCCATCTGATGGGGTGTACGGGTAATCATTTGTCGACGAATTTCCCGATGCAGGATATATCAGAACAGAGTCACTTGGCACTGTTGACGCTGTGAAAAAGTTCAATGTGTGATAATTGTAATATGACCAGTCTAAATCAGGGTAACGATGCTTATAGTACGGAAACATAATGTTCTGAACTACATTTTTTCTCAGTGTGTCACTGGTAAACTTATAAGACGGCTCAAATCTTAGAATATCTAACTTTTTTTGGCGAACAGGAGAGAACGTTCCGGAGTTAACCATCTCCATATAATATTCAACAGACTTACTAATATCAGCAACTTGTGTTCCAGTTAGGAAAGAATTGCTTAGTGCTTGATTTCTAGACTCTTCAATTTGCGATGCATCAAAAGAGCCTGTTCCAAAATCATCAGAGGGCTGGGGATCTTTTTCTATCTTTGATGCACGAGGAAAGACAGGTATAGATCCTGTTGCTCCTGCTGTTCCTGAAGTAAATGTTCGCTTAGGATTTGCAGTTAATTTGAATAATTCAAAATTATCTGATGTAAGCGGAATTATTGACATAAAAACTCATATTACTACTAAAACTAAAAATCTAAACGTATGCGGAACGTGACATCTTTTTCATCGTTCTTCTCAATTGGTCTAGACATCTTAGCAACTGCTAATAAGTTTCCGACGTCATCATAAAGTCCTACAGTCGTCGGAAATGTAAACGATCTCTGGAATTGTTCCTGGCCCTGATCGATGACACGTATTTTTCCCACATCATTTGTAAATGTGGGATTAGAAGAGTAGTTAAAGTCATCTGCAGTTGCTCGACAAAATATCAACATAGAATTGATAGTTGTAATATTTTGAAATGTCATTGCTGTGAGTGTGCCTGACGAGAATCGTGTAGTACATATGTGATCCACAATATCATCAATTGATGCTGACGTCATTAAGTCTGGAATAAATTTCGCTGATTTTGATCCAGCACCGTATAGACCTCCAATAACTGTCTTCCCTGAAGACAACCCTAGTGCAGTGTTATTGTTCATTCCGTCAATAACACCGGAAACGAATTGCGTTCCAGACATTACCTTGTTGAGATCAAACACTATAGTGCCGTGATCATAAAAGATCAGGCCGACTTTGTTTGCAGTGTTATCTGCCTGTACAATATTAGCTACTTCTCCTCCAAATGTCTGTACAGTATTTGTTGCTGCACCGATATCTGTGAATATCGTACTACCCGTTGTACTGGTTCTATTTAGATTTGTGAAGTATGGCTGTTTTGCATTGATCCCTGACGTTTCTCCACTCAAATCTCCATCTTTCTCTTCTGGGTAAACAACAACCCCGGTAGTATAAAATCTTAGTGCAAATGTTTCTTTCTTGATCTTATCTCGTGAGAAAAGACGTTTGAAAGAGATGAAGTAGGCATTTTCAATCCTGTTGTCATCATTAGAATCATTATACGGAGCATAAAAAGCAGTCTTAGCATTGCCAAGAAGAAGCTTTGAATACTGACTGTATATGTCAACTTTCTCCCTCATCATTAGCGATGTAGAAGGAAATAATAATTTCCCTGAACTATCTTCCCCGCTTGATGCTGTTTGAACAGTTGCGCCAGAAAGATAAAGTCCTACTGTAACATCCATGATCGGATTAGCAGTTTGAAGTGTAAAATTCTGATCATAAATTGTCTGGAACAAAGAACTAGTAACACCGGGACCGACGCCACCAGTTACAAATACTTGATATTTTCTGCGCGTGTTTGAACCCGAGATATCTTCTTGTATGATATCAACTAACTGATTCAAATATGATTTAGTCTGTTTTGTTGACTCAACGTCTTTTAATCTACCCATCTCAACCCTCTATAAATTGATGATTATGTTTCATCTCTTATCTCTATTTGCATATCAGCACGAAGCCCAGATTGATGACCAATTACAGTAACAATTGTCGAAATCGATGATTTGTTTGTGCTTGGATCACCGTATACATTGAAGTCTGTTGTCGTTAGACCCTGATTTACAGATAGTGACAATGATAATGTTGTACCCATATTTGTTGCATTTCCTGCTACTTTATAAACTGCAGTTTGGTGCATATTTTGTGTATCATATAATTTCTGCGACGACGTCGAAGATCTAAAGCTAAGAAATCTTGTAGGAAGGCTTACTATAAATGATGTATCTTGAAACCCTGTCGGAACTGATGTTGATACACCTTCCATCTTAGTTTCAAGTGATAATGTAATTGCTGTATTATTTTTCTTAAAAGATAGACTAGTCGGAGAAACAATACTCATTACGGGCAAGGTATCCAGGGGCCCTGACTGTGACACTAAAGGATGTTTGAGCGCAATTTCACCCATCGTTTGTGCTTCAAATACAGGTGTATTCTTTATTATTTTTTCTTTTCCAACTGTTCGACCGAATCTCTCAATAATTCTGTAGTCGACTTCGTCATCTGCTAGAGTATATTGTACAACTTGAAATGCGCCAGCATTTGTTGCTAAAATCTCTCTACCCTTCTCTGTAAGTACTGCATCGACGATTATATTATTAGAACTGTGATCAAGGAAACCCATAATTGCTTGCCCTCCGCTTTATGTTATATGCCACTGTGACACTATTCTACGATTCTTCATTAAGTATATGACTTTATCGTGTCTGGTAAAAGGTTGAAAATACTTTCTATCATTGATGTGTAGGAGTACGCTTATCTTGTAATGTAAATGTTAACATTCTTGTTCTTTGCCTGTCTAAATTTAATATTAGGAACTTATACACCCCGGTGGAGTCATATGTCATTAATTTCATATCTTCTCCGTTGCCGTCGTTTACTTGTAAGTATTCAGGATCAAAGTATACTCTCATAGAATATCTTCTAGAGTCTGACATTTTATCTTCTAATAGTCGCTGGCTTGAAATATTTTTATCCAAGCGTGGGTCTAAAAAAGAGTTGGGATATTGTTTTGGTGCACCCTTTGAAGATATCCGCTTGACTGCTACGTTATTTTTCATAGCATTGTATTTTACATGATATTGAGTTGAATAATTAGAAGTCATTCCATGAGCGTCTATAGAACATAATGCGTAAATTGCATCTGCTGTCCCTGTACTTCTCGAGAAGTCTTTATCACTATGATGGCTTATAGGCCCGGGTACAATAAAGTTGATATTGCTATTGACTACTTCAGCTGTTGCTATTTTCTCTATAGAATCGTCAAAATCGTATTGTGCGATTATTGTAAACGGCTCAAATATAGAGGACCTCCGGAATATTTGTATTTTTTTAACATCATTTTGCCTGACAACTGGATTTTGCCATTCTATGTATAATGACTCTTTCTTATAGTCGTATGTAAATGTTATTGCATTTGGTGGAGTAGGCGGAATTTCTTCTGTGCAATTAACTAGTCTTTCGCTACTTCTACGTGATCTAACTAGACAAGAGACATGACACATCGTTGTTGTGCCACCTGCTGCATTTCCCCCTAGACTAGCATTTGAGCTTCCCCCACCAGACACTACTGCTTCTGTAAAGCTGAGCAAACATACTGTGCTTACTGTATATGCATATGCCTTTCCGTATTTTATCTTCGTATCAATGGTTTGATTAACACCCGGATTACTTACAAAAATAGATTCTTTGAGCTCGCGGCGGCCGTCTTTGAACACTTCAAACTTCTCTACAACATATCCAGCAATTTTAAGCTCAGGTGGGCTGTATGTTGTTACACCTGAAGACACAGCAAAAGCCTGAATGGCTGGTTCAAAGTCTGACTCTAGATCGATTCCGGTATGATCATTTTGAACTTGGCTCATCTGATACGCCTCAATTAGCTTTCTATCAAGTAAAGAAAATACGCAATCAGACGAAAATGGATTTCTAGACTGCTGATCTGTTATGTCTCTTAGTACTGATCTGTCTACTTGAAGTGAAAATCTTTGTGAAGCTGCTGATCTCAAAGGATTTAGCTCGATCTTTTTCCCCTCAGCTTCATTAATGTACGTGACACCAAATCTACTTGGATCAGAAGCCATCTCTAATAATAGCTCGCCGTCTACATCATCAGGCGTCATGTCATTCAATAGAGTAGCTACTTCATTTTGAGAAAGTTCAGACCCAGGAAGAGCACCCAATCTATATAGAGCTGATGTGTCAATCAAAGAAGTTATCTGTTTGACTAGATCTTTGTCCTGATAAACTACGATATCACGGCCGTCAATTGTGACATCTGTCTCTCTATTTACTAAGCCCGCAGATGATGCTGCACTCAAATCAATAAGTCGACTATTGTCTAGAAAAAGATCCACATTATTTGATGTGAATCGTTCTGGCGTAGACCACTGCAAAGTGACATATCTAGCTAGTGACTTAAGTGATGTTCCACCTGATAGTAAAGCTTGTATTTGTGTTGCAGTGCCGCCGTCAGGTAATGGCATGCCTGTGTCGTCAATCATTTCATTGTTGACAAAATAATTATATATAAATCGCGTCTCTAGAGAGTCAACAGGACAGTCTGGAACGTTTAAATCTGTAATAGACTTTGTGATAAAGTCCACAGGTGCAGTTTGTGACATTGTACCTCCTCCTTATACCATTTCTACTGAATAGTAAATTGTATCTAAGTGATAAGCCAATTCTTTAACTTCAATTGAATTGTTACCAACATTAATTGTGCTTGTTCCGGTGTCATCTACATCATAATTGACTACTGCATCTTGCAGTGACTGAATATCTGACTGTAGATCTACTGTCGCGCCAGGCAAGTTGCTAGTTCCTGACGAAGCTATGTTGTTTACCTGATCACCGTCACTATACACTTTTGGTAACATAAAATTAAATACTCTGTCAAATCTAGACGGTGCCATTATTCTAGAATTCTTAATTTTCCCGGCGTAAAGATTTGTTTGACCCAGTGAGACAATTCTTCGAAGTTCTTCTCGTGTTGCTGACGGTGGGGTTGTAACGACTACTTGTGTCCCCTCCACATCAACTGTGACGTCCTTTCCATGAATTGTGTTGTCTAGAGTACCATCAGAAATAGCAAAATAGAAATCATTGTTATGTTTTCCCGGCAGTAGAAGTTTGTGCAAAGAATTTGCGTTTAGTCCGCTTGATGATGCCACACTAGTGTCAGATAACACTGATTCTAAAGTATCGTACGCTTCCTTATCTATAGCCGGTTTTGATATTGATGACATACTATTGATAAAGAAATCGCCTTCTGAAAGTGATATTCCAAATATTTCAAAAAATAGTAGAGATACGACATGGCTTCGAACATGTGCTTCCGCAACATCTACAGATATACCCAGAGATGTCCAGTTTCCAGATTCTACTATTTCTCCAGCTCTTACTCTATAGAGTATTGCAGAATCGACAACATCAGCCCACAACGCAGACGTTGTCGTGTCTTCTCCAGTGTCTACTATGGTAGTTATGCTATCAAAAGAGTCTGGTAGCAAAAATAATTCAAAGTCAAATGTCACAGATTGACTTGGGTACGTAAGAGTCTTGAAAACCTCAGAAACTGTTGACTTAGTTACTTTTATTTGTGTAGACGTGTTAGATGATAATGCTTCACCGGAAAAGCCAGTAGGTCTTCGAAGTAATTCAATTGCTCCTGATGGCATGCCTATCGATGATATTATGTAACCGTTACCGTACTCTTCATCTTCTTCGGCAATCTTATCAACTAGTGAGTCTACAGCAACTCTTTCTGCTTTGCACATAGTGGCTGACTTCATTGTGTAAGATGATCTGCCGTCTTCAGACGTCATCCTTTCTTTGTCAACTAACTTAAGCGATAGTTGCTGAGATGTCAAGTGTCTAAATGTTTGATATTCATTACCACCGGGTTGTTTGGCTGCTGCAGTATATATTTTTGCTAAAAAGTCCACAGAAGAATCTGACATGCCTGAGGATTCTAGACTGTTTGTACTGGGGTTTGATAGAAAATCAACTAGATCTAGTGCATTGGACGAAGAATTAGTTAAGTTGTCTGCAACAGATTTTAGTAGGCTGGCACAATACTTTACATGTCGTCGTGTTAATTTTGATCGCTCCAGCATGTTTATCAGCATGTCAGGAGTTGTACCCTCTAAAGAAATAACAGATGTCTTAGACACCCCTGCTATCGATGATTCTTCTCCTGTTGATGTGAACAAGTCAGTTAATTTTGACCCTGTCTGTATTGAACTTACTAAAGCTGCAAGTGTTGATGACATCTTTTGGTGCATGTCATGGTCCCAATCAAGCATAGCAACTCCGGATTTGAGAGTTACATCAGATGTTCCGCTAACACCACCAAATTTCACCTCAAGTGCTACATTTTGTGCCTCTGTAGTTTCTGTTGTATCTATTTGATATTCACTACTGCACCATGCAGCCTTTATCGAAAATAACATCTTGGCTAGTGTTGAATATAAATCTGTAACCAGAAACATAATTTGATTATCACTGACATTTCCAAAGTTAGTCAATCCATTTGAATCTAGATACGATGTTTCGTCGGCGCCGTTACGTTTCGACAATTCCATCGCGGCTTTTTGCAACGATCTAGTGAATCTAACAGATGAGTATACTAAAGAGTCGTCAGGTGAATCAGTAATTACACCAAATCCGTCACCATTGTATAGTGATAGAGGATCTGTACTATTATCAATGTTCCAACCGTCTTCTTCTATGTAGCTTGTTTTTGATAAGTTACCTCGCCTATTATTTGTCATGTCTCTAAAGAGTATTAAAGACTCAGCTTGCGACAGTATAGAGGGTGATATACTTATTGTTTCGTCTAGAATTCCGTCTGCTGTAACTGATGAAGATCCTCCCGAATTATAATGTTTTTCTAGGGCAATTCTATAGTTTTTGACAGATGTTGACAAAGAATCTGATGCATATACATCATCAGCAAAAACATCTAGATTACTTGATGTGGGTATTACCGACTTTTCAGTATCAGATAATAATTGATCATATTCGTAAGACATCAAGTATGATTGACGTGCTAGCATTTGAATCATCGTCAAACCACGCACACTGGCGCCGGATGTGCTAGTTGTGTATTGTCCAGAAAGCATACTTGACAGTGTAGCTTCACCATAAAATGAATCTATACCCGCATACCCTGATGAGATTGCAGACGGCATTTCTGAATCTGAATATGCGTCATATCTTGCTACGCCGTCATGAGCGCGCGCCTCACTATATACTTTGCATGAAAGAGCAGTCATTTCATTATAGTCAAAACTACTAGACGATATAGATAGTTTTTGAAGATACGTTGCAAATTCTTGCAAAACAGCAGCTAATATCTTGTCGGGTGATAAGTTAGTGTCCTCAGATACTGCATACAATTCTTCTAAGTAATCACCCGAATCTGAAACTATCGATGAAAAACTGCTAGCAAATTCAGAAAAATTGTTAGTTCTTCCAGCAGTCGGATAACGTATTGGAAGCTCTGTAAAATAGTCACGACCCGAGACAACTGGTGGTGATGTTTGATTCGGGTAGTGTCCTGACTCAAATGGTAGAATTCTTAACTCTGTGTCTCCCAATTCTTCGCCAATGACAACTGAGTCGAGAATAGAGCCTTCTTCAAATGACATATTGAGTATATTATCTGTGACTGTCATTGGAAGGGCACCAAAAGCTTTTTCTAAACCCCCATAACCATCTGTAACTGAGAATCTCGAGCCCATTTCAGTACCGCTTAAACGACCTATTCCTGCCGATGTTATCAGTATGTTTGACAACGTTGTTGCAATTGCTACTGCTCTGTCACTCAAAGAATCAGTTGAGAGCTGATCAATAAGTGAAATATCACCAGCCCAAACTGGAGAATACAGTGACTTACGAAATCTTAGCGCACTTAAGTTATGAAGTCCGGGTGAAAATAGATCTTCTTTTCGACTATTATGATATGTTGAAGATTCCGGGAGGCCAGAAGATGCTTCTGTTACTCCGAATGAAACGTATCCCTCAGTTGTTGATTGACCTCCTCGACTAGGGCCAGCGTCTGCGCCAGGGCCGAGTGTATATATTGACCTCACAATGTCATTACATGCAATTGCAATCATTTTAGTATTTGATGTTTCTCCAGGATCATAGCCTGTAATCCCTACCATTGACTTGAGAAAGCCCTCAAATGATGCTGGCGGTATAAATCCAGATGCTTCAGAATCAGTTAGTAGATCTGATGAATTTGAAGCAGCTAGATCCATTATTGCTACTTCTGAGAATTTTAAATCTATTGCATCAGCTGCTGTGTTCATAGTCTTTCTAGCATACTGTATTGCTGCAAATTGATCGACCAATTCCTCGTCTATCACAGCAACATTCTCTGCCAGTGCAGTCATAATTCCATCTGGATCAACACTCATTGCAGAGTCTGTTAGTGCATCTAAGTTAGAAGTGCGCATATACCTGACTAGACGGCGTGCTTGCAATAAATTATGTGTATCAAATACTGCAAAATCTGCTGCATCAATTGATAGTATTACTTTAGGTCGAGTGCCATCTGTGTTTATATCAGATAGAAATCCCGTCACTTCACTCAAAGAGAATGAGTTATTGACAGTTACTCTAGTTTTTTGTGATGTAGGCTCTGCAACTGTTTCTAGAGAAACTACACCCAATTCTAGTGCATCTATAACGCCCGCGGGTTCTTCTTCTTCTGTTAGCGCATCAGCAATTATAGTCAGATTTACCGACATCAGATCATCATAACTAGTACCAGTCTCGAGCAAATTAGTTATATCAGCTGAAACTGTTCCACTCTTGCTAGATGTTTGTGATGATGAACTAGTAGCTACTCCAGTGTCTCTGGTAGTGCTTGTAGTACCGCCCAGCGTTGTCAATGCCATTACCTGTTCCTTCCTTTTCCGCTAGACCTACGAGATGATCTTTTTGTTGAGCTTTGTGTAGACTTAGCCCTAGATGAACTTGATGTACCTTGTAACCTAGCTGTAGATTCATCTACTGACAAAGATTTGATCTGTGATGCAGTTGCTTTCTTTGGTTTGCTACTTGAAGCAGATGATGATCTTCTTTTTGTAGACGTAGATCCTACCCTAGCTGCACCTTGGACGCTTTTCTGTGATACTAATGCTGCTTGTGAGACTCCGGAAGCATCTCGCATAATTGTAAATTTGCCTGTCTTGGTAGATCTACCACCTGGTATAACGCTCTTAGAATTCTTACTTGACAGTCTAGCAGCTTTGTGTGAGCCGGCTTTCGAACCTCCAACACCTACAATATTATCCGGCATTGAATTCTTGGGTGCATGTTTTAAGCTCAACAATATGCTTGGAACATCAGACGATTGTGACAGAGTTGCTGACTTTGTTGGATTGTACGTTTTGGTATAATTATTATTTACAAGAATAATAAAGTACTCTATGTCACCCAACTCACGGGACAATTGTAAATCTCTAAATGTGTATGTTGACCCCTTAGACTGACCGGGTGTTACTGATCCTAGCACACTCGTTGTACCCATATATCTGCAGCAAACAAGAAAATGATCAACTCTAGAAATATCTCCTGAGCATGTGAAAGTTACATTATTAATCCCAAGACAAGACTTTCTAGCGCTTATTGATAATATCTCTGGAGGTATTGCTGGGATTGTGTATTCTTGAGATAGCTCAATCCCTGTTCTGCCTCGATATATCTGCTTTTCTGATGATGATGATCGATCGTTCAGTTCTCTTTGACTTGGCATACGCCTATCGCCAAGCAAAGAGCTATAAAATTTCTCTGACAAAACTGATGTTGTTGTCTCTACTAGACCCTGAGTAGATATCTTGGTCACAGCGTCTTTGAATAGTATTTCGGGGGGCGTCAGCATCAATTCATTGACATATCGATAAGTTACTCCCGGCTCTAAAGCTGGAATATTTTTCGCTCCTTGAACTTTAGCACTGTCTTCAAATTTTCCCGGTGGGTAAATCCCGTACGAATATTTCTTTCCGGAGCTTAGATTGAATCTGGAAACATGGAACATTATCATCTCGTCAAGTCTAGACCTATTTTCGTTAAGATCTTCAATGAACGATTCAGCAACATTTGCTAACTTGAGTAGATTTTGAATGCTTTGATATGATTGTTCAGAAGGCGTTGATGACAAATTGTACTTTATACCGCCAATTGTTTTATCATATGTAAATCCGTCTATAGACGCAGCAGCATTATCTCTCACGGGTGCTATATACTCCTTGAGCGCGTAACCGTTGGCAACTTCAGAACTTGCAAAGCCTCGTGGGTGTACTTCACACTGATACAAGTACTCGTAATTGGATACAACTGACTTGTCGAATACAGTTACTGATTTTTTACCCTCTGGCAAATTATAGACTGTCTTTCCCTGAATTGGAATTCGTGTATATTCAGAATGAGAAGGAAAACCACGTAGAGAATAGCATTTTTTGAGCAACGTAATAGACTGAATTGCTTCAGAAATATTCGACAATTCAATCTTTATTCCGTCACCCGAATTCTCAGCACTGAGTACTACACTATATTTACTATCACTCTTTTTTACAGGTTCGGGCACAGGAACTCCGTTGACAACTGTCCAGCCAAACGTTGTTCCCTCACCTCCAGTAGGGCCTATAGGCGTAACTCGATAAATTGCAGACTTGGGATTATAACAATTCGCGTCTCTGTCAGTATATATTATGCTTCCCATAGAGGGTGACACTAAAATCTTGTCTTCAATAACTTGAAATCCGTTGTCCATGTTGTCTGGGTCGACTATCTTCCTTTCTATTCTTACGTGTGTTCCAATCGGATCTCGTTGAGTTATCATTATGTTGTTGACATCACCTAAACTCAGAGTACAAGAAACAGCAGGGGGTATACTGGGATATAAAAATTCGATCAACATGTCTCTGTGAAGAACGGAGAATTCTTTTGTTGCAATCGGTGTTGCACCGTTGTCGCCCATCAATTCAACAACAACATAAAATTTCTCTCTTTGTGCTAAGAAATCTATGCCAAATGAAACGTTTTGTATTATCTCAATTAATTCAGACTGTATTTCGCCTATGCTTACTGATGCTATGCTGGCAGGTAACGACAATGTCGAGATAGAGTCTATTGGCGCGCTTAGATCAGTTATAGGATTAGAAAATAAATCCTGAGAGAAATTACTCATAGCAGTTGAATTCAATACTGTTTTATTGTCATCATTTCCTATAGATAACGATCCAAGATTACTGTTCAAATTACTAATCGGAGATGACACGCCAAATGCTACTGGGTTTGGCAATGATTGCATTGTTGCTACACTGTTTATTCCTGTCGATGTAACGTTACCCATAGAAAATGAAGAAGCACCCATACTACCGAGGCCGGGGATGGAAGTTCCCATCGCACTACTTATTGTTGCTCCTGAAAATGATAATTGACCAAGTGCAGCTGGATCAATTAAAGAATTTTGCACTGCAGTGACGCCGGCGTTAGATGACATTCTATTAGTAACAGATGTAGTTGATGTTGTCAATCCATTTCCATTTTCTAATCCTGCATTATTGAATGGATTGACAGATAAAGCTTTTGGCTTTAGATCAATTTGAGATGTTATAGTAGTATGTGAGCCCTTTGTTATTTTTTCAGAAACAGCTGTCGGTGTTGCTGCTGTACTTACACCAAATGTATATGTAATTGGAATAGACGCTAAGACACCCCCTGCTAATTCTGTAACAGATGGTATTTCATCAATGCCAAGATAGGAGGACAAATCAACAGACACTTCTTTAAAATAACCAGTTGCTGAGGTTGAACTAATCAATTCTAATTGATGAGATGTTAGTGATACAGATGCAACAGACGTTGCGATACTAGTGGCGGGTGATATTGTGCTAACAGATGACACAACTGGAGAAGTACTAAGCGCTGAAACTGCAGAACTATATGCTGCTGTCCTTCCTTTTATCATAGACACAGAGCTCAGTGCATCGTTCAAATTAGTATTTCTTAGCCCACTAGTTTCTCTTGAAGTGGCTGTACCTGTCGGATCTTCGAAAAACTTGAACACTACTTTTGTTACAGAATTTGATATTGCTGCTGTTTTATCAATGAAGAATCTAAGCTGATAAGTAAAATCACCCTCTGTGGACAAAACACCCAAGTTTTGATCATCGACATATTGTCCCGGTAATAAATCAACCAGTAAAGATAAACCTCGGTCAGAATCAATTTCGAATACATCACTAAACGAAATTGATGGATCTGTTATCGGAATCATTCTTGTGGTTCCCAGTGTGGCTAAACTAGATACGCTAGAGACTGCTGAAGCAGCTGAGATACCTTGCGAAACTGATATACCTGTTACACCTGGTGATGATGCTAAAGATGAAATAGAAGCAGCTGTAGACGTTTTGCTACTTTTGCCGCTAGTTATATTAGCTGCACCTTGTTGTAGTGTTGTCGAAGTTGATACTTGCTGTAATACTTTCATTAGTCGAACACCACTGTAAAGACATTGACAAATGTTTGTTGCCCGAAATCATCTACTAATAGCTTGCCTACAAAAAAGACTCTTTTACCGAAAGAAGAAGGATCTTCATCTTCAAATTCTCCGTAGTCGATTATTGCTAGCTTGCTAAATCCTGTGTCTGATCTAAACTCAAACGGCTGAACGATAATATTGTTATCTCTTGATGTCTCAATAAAGTCAATATCAACGTATTCTTTACTATCCAAATTTGCTTCTAAATCTTGGATAGTCATTATAGACGATTGATTAAGATTTACATATGACCCCAGGGGAGGTGGTGAAGTACTCCCGGGTTGGATTGGATTTACTGGCGGTAAATATTTAAAATTGGGCAAGTGTGCCAATCTTCTATCGTGAAATAAGCTCTCAATTGCGTTTACTGATGCTACGTTGATATTTCTATTTGCATTAGTACCTAGTGTATCAGTGTCTGCTAGGGATCCGTGTGGGTGGGGTTTTGTGTCGTCAACAGTAAACGTGTGACTAGTCTTGTCAACTTCAAAACCCTCTGTTGAAGATGTTGAGTCAAGCGTACCTAATAGCTGCTGATCTCTGAAATTATTTGATATGGCATGAATAAGACTGTCTGCTGACTCGAGGATTGCTGCGCCTGTGAGTTGTGTGACTATAGTACCGCTGCTTTCTAAGTCAACAGAAGATGTGAGGACAGACATTCCGCCATATGAAAAGTCGCCGGCTTTGAATGGCTTGACTTTCCCTAGTGGATCGTACTCTACTACTATTAAGTCACTAGCTCTAGACACTGCTTCAAACATTATTCTATTTGAAGCATCAGTAGCTACTCGATCTGAACCTGAAGTCTCATAGAAGGTATGCCTATCTGTAAAAGATGCATACTTTATTTCCAGTGAATTGTTGACTAGCTGTTCTTTTCCTTGATCTGTAAAGATAAAGTCGAATACACGTTGTTTATTGTTAAGAATTCCTGCCATGTAATCTAACTATCCCTAAGCAAACTTTCATCGATCATGATAATTGTGACTCTATGTAATCAATCTTATTGCTTAATTCCTGAATTGCTTTAACTAGAACTGGAATTAGTTCTCCTTTTGCAACTGTCTTGATGTCGAAGTCATACAAATTATGATCATGCTCAGAAACCATTTCAGGATATACGTTTTCACAATTTTGAGCAATAAAACCAATTCTATTTAACCCAGAGTATGAGCAAAAATCAGGATCCCATCGAAATTCCTTCATTTCAAGCCCATTAATTACATCTAGGCCAATAACTTTAGTAGGTGCAATATTGTTTTTAATTCTAGCATCTGATCCGTTGAAGAATTCAGGGTTTGCTACTGTTGAGCCACATTGAATTCCTCCCGCGGCTGTTGAGTTGCCGTCGGCGAAGCCTATGTATACGCAATCACCTTGAGAAGCCGGGGTGTCGGGGCCGCATACGATGTAAATACCCTTTCGGTCACTAGAGTCGCCATCATTGTAAAAAGATCCTGCATATCCAGACAAGTTAGCATAGCAGTCAAACAGGGTGGAAAATGATGAAGTTGACCGGCCAATCAATACTTGAGTTCTAGCACCAGCTGAATGACCCAATATTCTCATCCCTTCAGTAAGTGTGCCATCATACTCTGCGACAGAAAAAACAAGAGCTCCTTCTTCAGAGCCTGCTGTCTCATCTATCTGAATACATTGAATATTGCCAAACTCAGTAGCATTACCGTCAGAGTCTTCGCCATAAAAGCTTATCTCACCGCATTCATCAGCTGCTGCAGCTGATGATCCATTCTTGGTTAGACGTAAAATAGGACCTTGAGCATCTGAACCTAGATTTTTCACTTCTAATAACGGCTCTGTAAATGATGATTGAGACGTCCATATTCTTGCAGCAATTTCAACTGCGTCTTGCTGTATGATAAGCGGAATAGTGTTTACCGCTGCAGTATTATTATTAGCAAGATGAACTAGATATCTAGTTGAAGTGCTAGAAGAATCAGAATCCAGGTTTAGTATTCTCCCTGATGTTAGAGCATCAGCAGATATGTCGATTACATAACCTGTGGTTAGTGAGTCTGCTGTAATATCAATAACATCTACAGTAGTCTGATCTGATTCTATTTGCAATGCAATTTGATCTGCATCATCTGCATCAATCAATAAACCGGTTACTCCGTCTGCAGAGCCTACCTCTATTTCTAGCTTAGCTGAAGGTGACGATTGCCCTATACCTACGTTACCTGATGTATCAATTGTTATTCTAGATGATGAACCGTCATCATCAAGAATTGTGAAAGAATTTCCACTTAGCGGGCCTATTTTATTTACTTTGAGTTTACTCATATTCTTTCCTAAAAGTCTTCAAATCCTTTCACTACTAATGACGAGCCTGATGATATTGTCAAGGTGCATGTATCACCTATCACGTATGGGCCCATTATCAATCCATTATAATTTTCCGGAAATGTTAGAGAACCTGTCATGACTGAACTATTAGCGTAAATAAATCCACCACCTCGAAACATCGATGTATTTTTTGATGCGACAACACTCTCTTCACCCTTTAATATTACTGAGCCGTACACTTCTAAATTACTATTATAATCTTTGCTAGGGATTCCTATTTGCATCTTATGCGGGAAAACTAAAGATGAAATCTGGCCTTCATTATCGGCAACTAATAGTTTTTCAGAAGTTTTAATCGATTTTTTATCAATGCTTGATGCCATATTACATTACTCTACAATTCGGTTAAGTCAGTAGTGTCTATAATTGTTATGCTAGTTGAAGAAATATCCATATCAGGAGGTATTGATTTTCTATCCCTTGCTTCTCCATCAAAGTAAGGTAGCGATGACGTGGAATGTTGACTTAGATTCTGACAATTTGTACTTTCTGGCGATGTTACATTTCCCGTTCCTCTATCAACAAATAGTGATGTAATGACAGGATCTTGCAAGCCGTCAGCATTTGTAAATCGACTATACAGACGTTGCTCATGCATATCTCTAAAGTGACCATAATGAGTTCTACTAAATACTGCTGATGACTTTTCTGGTTTTATGTTTTTTACTCCATATCTAAATCCTCGCAGTACAGGCTGAGACATCAAATAAAACTTTTGAGTTTTGTGGAGCAAATAATAACTGTTATTGATCGTTCTCAAAGCATTACCTACGGGAGCCGATGTTCTTCCAAATTGTACAGTATTGTGTACGCCGTCGCCGATGCCAAAATACAGTGCAGTCAAATTGAATCCTACTTGACTATTAAACTGTATATGATCTACAGCAGATGATAATGGCAAATTTGATGGAGGCAATCCATTTGCAAACGTTCGATTGTCTTCTGTGTCAGCCAATACTCCGCCGGCGCCGGAGTTATTCTCTGCTGCTATAGTGCCGGTCATAAGGCCGCGTGGGGAAGTATTTCCGTGTGATGGGGCGCTGCCTTGACCAAAAACTGCATCCCAGTTATACCAAAAATGAGAAGAATCACTATCAGAGTCTGTATTATCCGGGTGCAGATCTCCGCCTGGGCCAAAAGCATTGGGATGCAAATTTGCATAATAATCTGCATTGTCAACAATATAACCGTATGATGACTCTGTTGTCTTATAATGTCTTCCATTTAGTTTAAATGCACCGGTTCGGATAATATAGCCATTTGATCTGGTCATATAACCGTAAGTTCCGTGAGCCCATGAGTCAACAGACGTCCAAGAGGCGCCACCATCTGATGCTGAGTGGAATCCCATTGAGGAAAGTCCATCTACTTTATTTGAACTTAAGTTGGCAAACTTATAAGCATATCGTATGTTTCTATGACCGTATACATACTCTGTGTCTATTGGGCCTGCGCCTATACTTTTCATAAAGGAAAGCGTTCCAGTCAATAGCACATGTGTGATTTTTCCGTCTCTAATTTTAGATCCGTCTGATCCTGTTATGACTGCCATGCTCTTATTCTTGTCGATAGGAGAAGATAATCTATCAATATTTGCATATTTTGGCTCAAATGGAAATATCATGGGCCACTGCGTATCAAATGCATCGGCCGGGCCTTCATTTTGCACATGGACAATGTCACCTGACGTCTTATTAGACGCACTAAAGTATGAGGGTTGTGACAAAACTAAAACATTGTGAGTACCACTGTGTGGTGTAGGTATTGTTATAACACCGGAGACATCATTAGAATCCCCGGCGCCGTCTAGTTCAGAGTATGACACATCAATTGTCAGCATCTTGCCCGATTTCGAAACACCCACAGATGCACCGTCCAAAAGGCTATCTCCATTGATCTTCATCATTTCACCCAAGTCGGGCAAATATGTGTCATAAAATCTTTCATTTAGATCTACTAACCGAACACCTCTTGTGAATGATCCTGTGCTCCCAGCTGTTGACTCTGACTGTCTGCTGTATACCCTTCGAACGATAGCAGAGTCTTTATGTTTGAGCTCTAAGCCTCTGGCATTCATTGAACCCTCTACAATATTATCGTAGATTGTCCCGCTATGCATCATTGCAGGCTCTGTATCAAATTGATCATATACTTCTGACCCACCAATAATTGCTTCGTGAATATTTAGTGACGTTGGAGTGCTGGTTGGTTCTACTTTTTCGCTACCCTCTTTGATATACGTCCCGAATATATAAAGCTTTCCCTCACCTGGAAGTATTTGAATTGAGGGTAATCTATCTCCTCCGCCGGGTGCTGGATTATATCCTGAAACTGATGGCGGGGGGAAAGTCCAACCGCAATAGTTTGAACCAGAAGCCCAGTCACCTGCATTGCCATGGCCGCCTGGTTGAGGTTGAGAATAACTACTCCCTGATATTGATTGAGGAAGGGGGGCTTGCCAGCCAAATATCAACTCATCTGACGGGTGCAAAAGATACGGTGCAACTTTATAATCTTTTTCGGCATTATCAATAAAGCCTTCGGATACAGTGCCAAATTTAAAGTCATTTCTATAAAGCGTGTTTAGTCCCGGAAATTCTCCACCTAATATTCTTCTTCCCGATGATATTCCCAAACCACTAGACCCAGGATTATTATAGCCTGTCTGAAGAGAGTCAACAAATTGTGCCTGGCCTTCGTCTGTCCAGTCTTGTCCTCCCAAAAACATAAGCCCTGATCTTTTGTTTGGAATTGGACATCGAGCTTCAAATGCCAAAGATATTACTTCACCATCTAAATTTAAATTGTGTGACCCTAGTGACGACCCTCCGGCGGCCAATACAAACTCGCTGTTCGGGTTGACACCAGATATAACTGTGTCTGCATATGTTCTTGGGTCAACTTTAAATCCCCCTTTCTTTGTCTGTATTGTTTTTGCGTATGCCATTGGGTCTGACCCACTGACAATATCTGGTGCTAGCATAAATCTGGAAAATGAAACAATATCTCTAATTGTGTCAACATAAAGCCCAGGGCCATCTTTCGAAATTTGGTACCCTTGAGTTACACTTGAGCCTGTCTGTATGCTAGTGTGCCCGGAAGACATGGCCCCAGTAGGTATCATAAACGGTCTGGCAATAGGGTACTCAGCAATGTCAGTGCTTGCTGATCCCGTATTAGTATATAGATTGTCAACCATCGTAACTCTGTTCACTGCCTGTTCGACACCTGAGTCTACGTTGGCTTTTCTCTGATTCAGAATAAAAAATGTGTACGCTGGAAGATTTGCATATGCTGGGTACTGAAGGCCGAGTTGAGCGCTAGAGAGCGTTGTATCATAGCTCAAGTTAGACCAGTCAGAAATTGTTGTAGTGCCGCCGTAATCTGGGCCTCCCCAGTCTTCGTCCTGATTCTTTCCCTCACCCCAAGAGATAACATTTGAACCCGTTGTCCTTGCTTTAAATACATACACTGCCTTTTCGAATAAGAAAGGACCGTCGATAACACCTGACAGTGGGTAGGTCATTGATGATGTGGCATGATACTTTGGATGAAACGGAAACCCAAATGTAGTTATTGGAGATGACCATGATGCGTTATCCCATGTGCGCTTTATTACACCCGCGCCTTTACCACGTGGGCCGGCCGGGTGTGACTTTTCATTATGAGATCTTTGCAAAGTACCCTGGCCAAAGCCGGCGTATAGATTATCAACAAAATAATTTAATTCAGCAGTCGATGGGCTACTTGGACCTCCAGGAGCGTCTTGACCAGAGTCAATAATGTCAGATGCAGATGCAGAAAGAAGCAGTTGCTTTTGCAACCCAATTCCCTTAAATGATCTAGATGGCCCTTCTGCATCATAATATGTATAGTCTGGTCCGTCGCCTTTTGCTGGTGAGCCGCCCTTGTTATGCTCATTGAATTGAAAGTATGCCATTGTCATTTGACCGGAGCCTGTAGTATACTTTAACTGAGTTGATCCGGTGGTGGGCGTCAAATCAATTTCAATTACATGCTTTGAACCCAATTTTGAAGCAAATCCATAACCAACAATGGACGGGTTTGATCCCGTTCCAAAGAATTCGCCAGACATAGACAAATCTGTGCTATGTTTAGGATCAACTAACCTATTGTGTCTAAAGTCAAATGAGAACGGATGTGCTGACTCATCAAACGGCGTCAGTACTTCGCGGGTGAACTCTGTCTGGTCAAATGTGCCAGAACCCTGTAATTTGTATTGCCCTAAATCTGATTCGACTGTCTGGGATTTTATGCCTGTTCTTTCGAAAAGACGTGCTGGGTTTATGTCTATAGACCCGTGTCTGGCACTGTGATCTGATACTCCTTTTTTGACAACCCCGGGAGCGACAATTCCGCCGCCCCATTGTGACGGTGTTATATTAGATGATCCTGATGCTTGAGACTGGGGTGAAAATAGATTTGGGCTAACAATTGATGATGTTAGATAAATACTTGATGATTGTAACATCATAGGATAGACGACTTTTCTCTCACTACCCCCAGTGAATCTCTTTATGTCTGTCAGCCCAGTCGGTGTTCTCAAATCTGGTGATCCTGAGGGCACATTCTTTATGTGAATATTGACTGATCCTGTCAAACCGATGACAGTATTACCGGTGCTACCCACATTCTGCTGAGTTAGTCTTACAGGTGAAACTGTTCCTGGGTCATCGTCGTCGTAGAATCTTTCTGCACGAATATGAAGTTGCTTACATTCGTTTACTGCACGAATAAATGCCTTACTTACTTTCTCAGCAGAATACTTCCCTTGAATGCCTACTGTCAAGTCAAATACTGTGCCAGATGTAGTGCCGCTAGTAATGTTGACTATTTCACCCACAGATCCAGTATTGTGATCGAATATAAAGTGAACCTTGTGCGGGTTTGTACGATTATCCTCTAGCGATATTTTTGTCTTGTGCTCTGGCCTTTTCCAAAAATAGATCTTAGATTCTGCAAATGGTGATTGAAAATAAATTGATCTAGTATCATCATACCAAGACTTCTTATTACCCTTGAAGTCAACATCGCCTAGCAGTCTTTTCGCTGCTGGATAGTGGTATGTATCTGTCCCGTATTTATTATCATATTCATGCAATCTAACTCTTGGCGGGTTTGTTAGATATCCAGATCTTGCTTTTCGCATTCCGTTAAGTGATGCATGATAAACTGCTCTAATTCCCTCGTCTGTTAAGTTTGTCTTCCAGATAGCTACATCAGAAATTGATCCCGTAATGAAAACTTCTCTGTCATCTTCATCTCTTGCAGCACCGATATAAAACCCACTCCCAGTATGAACCATTCCTGAAGCACCTGAGAATGTTGGCCCTGTGTATCTACTAGATGTTCCTGCTAGTGTGGGAATTCCATTTACATATAGCTTCATTCCCGACGCGCTTTGGCTCCCATCGTATGTTGCTGCTACGTGCCACCATGGACCTCTTTGTGCTGACATGTCTGGGCCGGACCTTAGTGATCCTGTATGAGATGTAGCTGGCTGGTCATCACCAATTACCTGCCCTGTAAATGCAGATATTCTATCTATGCCTGCAGGGTTTGTTTGATCATCTGTTATATGATATATCGAGCAGGCAAGTGTACCTGTCTTAATCCACATACTATACTGATAATCTTTCCACACTAATCCCATCGTACCGGATTGTCTAACAGCATCTCTATGAATTGCTGAATTCTTCACTATGGACGTATTAGCTGGTGGCTTTACCCAGCATGTAAATGTAAATGCAGGATCTTTGTTGTCGCCACCGTCGCCGGCATCAAAAGAAAGATTTTTTAAAGCTTCTGAGTCTGTTATCTTAAAATAGCTACCTGTTTTAGCGCGTCTGGGTCTTAGAATCTCCATAGCAGGGAGATCCAAACTTGATTTTCCTCTTCCTGATGTGACTGCGCCGGTCAGATATTTTACTTCTGTTGAAGAGAATCCTGGTGGGACATTCATAGACCCAGAAAACGAACCAGAAGATGCAGCAATCTCAGAAAAGTGAGCATTCATTTCGTACCCAGAAGTACCATTTCGTGTTTCTGGCTCAGATACAACTCTAAACCATGCAACTAAATCGTTTGATGAATGATATAAGTCGCCCTTCTCAGAAACGAACATTGTTTTTAAGTCATATGGTAACTTATTACCATCTTTTGGGCCGAATGTGGGCATTATTACTTCTTGAGACCCCCGAATGCGATTGAGTCTGTCCCTATAGGTGTGTTGATATAGTCGAAACCATGAGTTGCATATCTATGGTTTACGCCAAGGTCACTATCGTTAAGGCTGAGATTTGATGACACATATGTAAGTGCATCTACAATTGACATTTCTCGGCCATTCGAATCTTCATATGATGCTTCGGCTAGCTTTGTCAAAGCTTCAAGCTTGTCTGTGCTGTCGATGTACGGTCGTATTTCTGTAACCTGATCTGTTACAAATCCCTGCATTGAAAGAGGGCCAGCTGTTGCAAATTGATCTGATGTGCTGTTTGTTTGCAGGGTACCGGTATTAAATGGATAAGAATAGTGCAAAGACCAAGATCCCGAGACATCAAAACTCCGAGATGCTATTAGATCTGCGCCAAACAACTCTATTCCGTCTAAAAAATAAGTCTCTTTTCTGTGACCATTGTAGGGCTCATACTGATCTGTTATTATCTGACTATTCCCAAATGTAGATTCATCAGTGCAGAATACTGATCCCCTAACACCTCTTGCAAAGAATGGAAATTCGGTACCCGTTCTAGAAGCTTCATCTCTGATTGGGAATATTTCAATTGCTCCCTCATTATGACGAGAAGTTGATGCATCAACCATTTCAGATGAGATAAGAATAGTATTGGGGTTGCTAGATATGAATTCAATAGCACCTCCGCGAAAAATATTATCTGAACGCTTCTTCCAAGAGTCTACTTCATCTGAGGTGTTGATCGTCCCTTTAGAGTGGCGATCTACAGAAAGTGTTTGATCAGAAAACGGCGTTCCATCTTGAAAGTCTCGCGGCTGCCCATAATCGTCAAATTTCATGAAGTGACTTGGTATCGATGCAATAGATCCAGAAGCAGACTGGTGTGAATCCATCCTTACAGATGACCTTTCTTTTTCAATGCGTGTAAATTTCTCTGTTATAATTCCAGTAGAAGAAGTCACATACGATTGAGATACATAACCCATTGATCCAAAAGTAGACGGTGACTCCATATCATTGAACGGATAAAATGATCCTGTTTGAACTCTGCCGTTGATGACTTTAATTCTTCCACCTGAGCCGACCCTTACTTTTACAGCCGTTGCTCTGATTAGATGATCCCAAGATCTTATATGAACACCCTCTCTAAGGAAATCAATAGACCCACTCTCAGAAGAAACACTTCCTCTTGTAATTGACCCTGAATTAACTCTAGATGTAGTGGGCATTAATATTTCCTAATTGTTGCTACTAGTTGACGAAGTAAAAGTGTTCCTTTCAAGCTATGTCTATCGTTTTCACCCAAGTATATATCGCTATAGTTATAAGTGAATTTTGGCCTTTCAAGCATATGTGACTCAATAACAAAATTGACTCCCAAAAATCTTGTTTTTCTTGGAACTAGTTTTTCAATCATGTCAGATATAGTTGAATCAAACCACTTGAAAAACTCAAAAAATGCCCTATTGTTGATCTTTGTTGTCAGCCTCTGAAAATATATGTCTCGCAGTATTTCTAAGTCCGGATAGTCAAGAGAAAATACAAGGTTGGGTGACCCAATTATTTCGTCTAGTGAATCTAATGTTGAGAATATATTGATAATGTCTTCATTTAGTGCCTGCACAGAAGATACTTCGATACTAAAACGTTTATCATCTCGAGAAATTTCTCCGGGTGGTATTTTATGCAAAGGTGCTTGTTCTACTTTGTTTCTACGTGCCGTTTCGCTATTCTTGAAACTCCTTGGACGTATTTTTTGATTGTTAATTGCTTGATCAAAGTATGGTGATATCATTGAGTGCTGGAATGTTACAGGCACACATGCTGGTTTATTTGCTTCAAATCCAGTACCTGAGAGGTGTAAATTATTTTGAGAGAAATCAAAGAAAGAAATAAATCCTGAGGAATTCGAGCCTGTCCTTATTTGATCTGCAGATATGTCAACACGAAGTCTTTCAAATGAGCCAGACTCAACTGTTACGAAGTTAAAATTCTTCTTTGGATTAGAGACACCCAATGATTTGAAATTTCGTACATGCTCCATGTCTTCTGTGTCGTTCAAATCTTTTGACCAGAATCTTATTTGACCTACATTTCCTTCAAATAGCGTCCATCTTGGGCGAATATTTTTGTTAGTGTCATTTAAAAAGCCACCGGCTGTAGCATTTGGATTATATGCGTCAATACTTTGTGATCCGATAACAAAAAAGCTACCACTGGCATTGTAACTGCTGTGTAAAGACTCAAAATAGTTAGTACCATCATGATCATCAAAGAGAATACTCTTGCTGTGATACTCTTCTATTCCATCACTAGATGCGCGGCCAGCTCTAAGAAAGTATGAAGAAGAGTTAATAGTCCCTGTTAGGTCTGATCTTATTCTTCCAAATGAAATGTGCCAATTGTTTCCATCAAATATGTTCACCCCTGTAACAGGCAGTGCTAGCATACTTCCTGATATCACAGGCCTTACGTACAACGTAAGTGAGCCTGTTGATAAATTATCAGAACTCCCTGAGAATGCTATAAGGTTTGCCAATATTGCACCAGAACCGGTTATCGATCCCGCCGATCCTGTTGTACAAACTCTAGACAAACTTTGTGTAACATTGTATGAAAGTGAACCTGTTCTTGCTGGGAAAGCATAGTATGCCTCATATGTCCAAGATCCTGAAGTGAACAATCCGTCTGACTCTCTTGCAGATACTCCGTGTATACCATACGGCTGTACAGACTTTGGTGCTTTTGGACTAGCTTGAGGATCTCTATGATTTCCAAATTTATCTTTATTCGGGTGTGGCTTTATGAATCCGGAACCGCCAGAGAAATCTTGGAATGATATAGCAGCTGTATCCGGGCTGTGTGTACCAGAAATAAATGCATTATTACCCAGGTTTAGCCGTTCTCTACTAGATTGTATTACAGTTACTAAATCAGAATCATAAGTTCCGCCAACAGATCCGCTGAAGCTTGACGTTATAACTTCATAAATCTCTTGTGCTTGATTGTTATTTGTGCCCGCTATCTTTATAGTACAAGTCTCTATAGAGCCACTAGTACCTGCAGGTGCATTAGCAGCAAATATAAATGTAAGGCGTTGCCCGTCTGAAGACGTGATGAAGAATTTATCACCCTCAGTTATCTTTGAGTAGTCACTGGATGTTATATAGCCTATAGACTGCAAATATGGTGCTGGATCTGGTTTACCTACCTCTACCCTAGCACCCGAAAGAAAACATGACTGCGCAAACGGTTTGTTAGTGCTAATACCGTGAGAGTTGAGATCTTCTGTAACAACTGCTTGCGATCCTGAGAATGATATCATTCTTGTTGTTGTTATTCTAGCTTCTCGTACATCTGTAATTTTTCTAGACTTAGAGCCGCCGAATTCTCTAAATCTAAAGTTTTGATCCGGATTGATTCCCATCCTACGTATTAGCGATTTTATGCTATGAATTGTACCCTTTGACTTTATGATTTCTGAAAGATCGGTCAAGATTCTTCGCCAAATTTGATTCTGGACATATTTCAGTGAGTTGTCATGCAATTCAGAAGCCGGTCTTAGATTTTCACCATTATTGTACTGCCCTAATGATGCATGAGCTGTCATGTTTGGTAATGAAAATCCATAGTATTCAGCTAGAAAAGGTAAGAATGTATCAGCAACAGTGCCATTGTCGTCATAATCAACATGCAACATTCTGCCAAAATGATCTAGATATATTTTCAACTCATCAAATTGTTTAGCCCATATAAACAAAAGTGTTGCCATTAGATGTGGTGGGCTTAGTTGACCGCCTCCAGGAAAGTTTTTAGACTCTCCGTAGACATTTCCAACTGAGCCTATTTCCGGGTCTGGGAAGTCGAAACCTTCATTTTGTAATGCCTCGTGAAGGTAATGTTTTGGAACAAGCTTTGTGATTAAATTTGGGTTATTATAGTCATATCTAGAAGCAGAAGTTAGCAAATCTTGATTTAGTGATATAAGTTCTGGATGTGCTGGAAATAAAACAGGATTTTCGCTTAGCGACTCTAATACTAAGGGTGTTCGTCCGGCATTCTCTATTCCTGAAGTGTCTAACTCTCTTAGCGCTGAACTATAATTTGTAATGTTTGAGTGTAGTGAATTTCCTGAACTGTCAATTAGAATACTGTTGTTCGAGTAAGATCCTGTAGGTTCATTAAACTTGAAATATAACTTAAGCTTCTTGCTAGGGTAAACATTTCGATGTGCTTCTCTTTCTTGTATTTTCGGGGTTCGAGCAGAATGAAAGATACGAAAGTCATCGATCGATCCGGAGAACGATGTTGTTGGTACCCATGTTGTGCCCTCTGAAGCTCCATATGGCCCGTGTGCAGTTCCTGATCCTATGAACATCGGTTGATCAGCATAGCCGAAAGCTCCCATTTCTGTGCTCATTGATGATGTAGACTTAAGCTTGAAATTTCTGTATAATTCAATCTTTTGAATGCCGGGAGTATTGTTTATTGTTGCGCATATATGCTGGAATCTTCCCCGGGCCAAGTCCATTGATGCACTCATAAAATGACTGCCTGACGATACTATTACTTCAATTGCGCCAGAGACAGCTGCAGCGTTTGTTTCACTTACTACAAGGGTAAACCCATATTTCTTATCCTTGACCCTCTGTACCAAAACAGAGTGCCCTAGATCAATATTCTTTGGTATACTTAAGTGAAAGTCAAATGATAGTGAATTTACTCCGGCGTCTAGAATCGATTTACCTGTTCTATCTCTGGATAGAGTCGGCATTGTAGTCCCAGCATAATCATTGATACGTATAAATGTTCCAGCATTAGATGACTCACCTGATACTGTGCCAGAAAAATTCAAATAGCCTAAGTTTTTTGGAAATCTATCCAGTATATATTTTTCAAAACCTGTAAGGTCATTACGAAATTTATCTAGCTCTCTCTTAGTGCCATCAAAAGGATAGTAATTGATAATTGTATCAAATGCAACATTGACATTTGCTTCTGCTGAATTAAAAAATGTGTGATTTTCAAATTTAGACCAGTCTAAAGACACTTGCTGGGTTGACTTGAGAGGAGACCCGGGTGGGTCATGCATGAACGATGCTGTTGGTGAAAGAAGTGACTGGCTCATGTTGTCGATAGTCATATCTTTGAATGCAACATTCTCAGATGCCAGCCTTCTCACAATTGACGGAGAGAAAAGTGGTCCTGTGCCGAATGGATTATTACTCGCCATTATTCATCCAATCTAAATCTAGTGCTAATATTGTCTGCTACAAACTCAACACCACGATCTACTACTAAAAAATCAAACGTATATACTCTACCGGGAAAAAGATTATACATGTAAAAATCAAAAAACATTCCCTCAGAATCAGATGAAAGCCTAGTACCATTTTTATTTTTTTCGTATGGTATCAGTATATCGCCTGTATCTGCATCTCGCACTCGATAGTATACTTCTTGAAGTACTTCACTTTTTATCTTGAGCGGTCTCTTAACAGGAGTATTTAGTTCATCATTGTAGTCTCTAACAAACAATCTAAATCTTACTTTGTCTCTAGAGGTATAAGCACTTCTAGCATTTATTATTTTCAGTATGGGCCTTCTAGATGTAAAGTTCATAGCTGTTCTATTGGGAGAATTAATTTCCAAACTACCAGTATAATATCCTACTTTGCCATCTGTGCTTTCCCAAAATTCATCAAATTTCAATGAGCCTGAAATTCTGGCGAAATCTGTTACACGACTTTTTCCAATTACAATATCTGTAGTGCTAGACGGAAGTGCAAATGTTGCTGAATAAACACCCGTAGCACCCTTGTTAGTAGAGCTTCCTGTATGCTGTGATGCTGTGATGTATTTTGTGTAGGATCCTGTCATTAGCCGCACAATCACACAATCAGATCCCACAACTGGTGTCAACCCGCTGCCAGAAACTATATTAGACGGCTGTCCTCTATGAAAGTTATTTAGAAACAATGTTCCTGTTACGTCAAAAAAGAATGATTCATGATGATCGTGTAGTGTATCATCAAATGATACATGTAACTGTGGTTGATTATAGCGATTTCTAGAGTGCCTTGAAGCAAATCTCTTTACAAATCTAGTTTTTGAGTCTGTCTCCTCTGACCCTGAAAACGATAGACGAAAGCCCAAATCAGGAATTACATCTTTGAGTGTTGCTGATATTATTTTTGTAACATCGATGCTCAAATCTTCATCGCCTACTACGAAATGCTGTGTTGCACCCAAGTCTTCAATTCCGGCTGAGTGTAGATTTCCTGATGATATGTAGTCAATATCACTGCTTCCTAATAGTCCTGGCTTGTTCGCACCGGTCAATTCCCACGATGATATGGTATCATTTGAGTATGATGCTGTAATAAAATTGCACCCATCAATATCATTGAATGATATTACATCACGACCGATACCCTCATCAAAGCTTTTAGACAAAGGGTAGACAGCAATTCGATAGTTACTTGGTGTTGCATGGCCCCCAAGTATATTTTTTAACTTCAGAGTACATTTGAAAGTTGAATTACTAATGTCAAGTATCGATCCGGTAAGTGACTTAAGGCGATCTATGTCAAATTTTATCAGGATCCTGGATAGCTCTGTTGGCGAATCTTCGCCTGTCAGTGTTGACTCATCGTACAATTTGAAAAGATCAAGTGTTCCAGCGCGGCCGACATTTGCATCAGTTGCTCTAAACTTGCCGTTGATAATTTTATTTGTAATGTATGTGTCTTTGCTAGATGTTAGTATGAGATACATTTTTCATCTCCCTACAGTGCTGTACCAATAATGTCATTTGTTGGAAACCTCAATTCAAATATCGATCCTTGTGGGCCAGTAATCATATTCCTCACTGTTGATGTCTTGAAGTCAAACGATGTATCACTGTAAATTCTGTTCTCTATTGTTCCGGCCAGTGGGCCAATATCTAGTTCAATAAGTGAGATAACACCTGGTGTGTTGATAATAACATTTCTAATGTCATCTATCAGGATCGGTTGATCTATTTGAAAGTGTCTAAGTTCTAAGATTTCTTTCACTCTAGCAATAGCAGTCTGCACTGTTGCTTGTTTGTTGACGTTGGGATTACAAAGTATGCCAAATTTGACGTAGTAATTAACAACGCTAGCGTCTAATATATCTATCGCGTCTGATATGAGCCTGAATTCATTTAGATATTTGGCTATGTTTTTCTTGAGAGAATCCGGAGTGATATCTAATTGACCCATTCTATTTCTAGAAATAACATACAATAAAGAAGATAGCGGATTCTCAGGATTGTCAGATATTCCCGCTCGATAAACTCTTCCAAACTGGGCCGGCAAAGTGTATATCCTTGCTAGTAAGTCTTGTTTGCTAACAATTCTAGACTGTTGCTGGCGTGCCACCGGTATTTTTTCTCGCAATTCAGATAAAGTAGGTGCAGAATCTCCTCCTCGCGCAGGATCATGATTCTTCACATCAAGTGATGATCTAACATATGTAGCATCTGCCATAGACGGATTTCTTCTAAAAGATATTTTAATATTTGATATTTTTCTAATCGCACTTGCAGGAACGTTGTGAGATAGTCCTCCGCCTGATCTATATCTTATCCTTATTGTTGTGTTCTTTGGTGATATTCCTAATGTTCTGCTCTTTATAAGGTCATTAGGGTCGATAGAAAATCTAGAAAATGTTGTCTTACCATACAGCGGTAAAGATAGCTTGCTGGGATCGGGAATAATATCGTCATCTAGCGAGTCAGCATCTCCAGAACCAAACTTCACTCGAGTAACTCGAGTATTGGGATCAACAATACGTACGAATCTATACGGTGCTGGGGCAACTTCAAGATTGCTCTGAACAAGATCGCTATCTTCATTTAAATTCATGACTGCCTTGAATACAGTGTCTTGTGACAGTGATTCTACTTCGTAGTACTGATTTCCATCCGAATCTGTAACAGACATAATGTCAGACACATCAGATCGCTTAAGCGAAACCTCTCTAAACGGCACATGAGTTGTGCCTATGCTGAATGAATCTTCAGACTCATCTCCAGAGACCATCAATCCTTCCAATGTCATGATATATGATGCTGGGGAGCCGTCTGAGTTAACATCTTCAACAACATATGATGCATCGTAATTTCCTCCGTCGTCTTGCTTGGCAAAGTCTAGATCTTCTGTCAAGTTAAATTTTACACCATTGAAAGATTCACATTGCGTTCCTGCTAATATCACCGGTAAAGCACTTCTCTTTGGAGCATACGATCCGTCAGAAAGTTGTTCAGAATATACTTTTATAAAAAATGTTGAGTAAACTGATGCTGGTGATGCACCAGATATTTGAATTCCCGCAGACCTTAAATGCCTAATGAGATTCTTGCTCTCAACTGCTGTGTATGCGTTGAGCTCATTGAATTGATGATCTAGATAGAATGTCATTGTATCGCCGACCATTGCTGCCATATCTAATAACAAACCCCCTAAAGATGCTTCTGAGAAGTCTTGTATCTGGTTTGGAAAATATGTCTTGGCATATCGAAGAAGTTCTGACCTAAAGCTATTGAAATCTTTAGCCAGGTACGTTCTATTGTTCTTTCTTTTTAGCTTTTTCTTTACATCTATAGACATATTATCCTGCTACGTATAGAATTACTTCTATTTCACGTTTTTTTTGTGTTAGCTTCGGTATGCCATAAGTAACTTTTACACCGACTTTAGCTGTATGCTCATTATCATGACGATCTACAATTGGCTCAAACGTCTCTAAGTTGACATATGGCATGTATTTGTCAACTGCTTTTTTAATTCTTTGTACTGCAACTTTATCAGCACTTTCTGCGCCTAACTCAAAACATAACTCCATCAAGTTTGCGCCAAAGTCATAAAAACCTAAACGCTCACCATGGTTTGTCATGATAAGATTGCGTAGATTGTCTGATATTTGATCTAATAATACAGTATTCATTCTAAACAAAGAGTTGGAATTGTCTGACAATTGCAACGGTGTTCTTATACCAATTGGAAGACGTACAGACTCAAGCTTTGCTTTTCTAGATCTTTCTTTCTCGTCTAAATCTAGATCGCCGACACTATTGAAGTCGTACGTCCTTCTATTTTGTGCTATTTCTGCCATTGGATTATCCGGTCCTTGTTAGACGTAAATATAATCTGTATCAAGTTGCAGTGAATAGAATTTCTATAATAGCTTTCCAAATCCGGTATGTAGAGCAGGCGAGGTGGGTGCTACTGTAGCACCTGTTCCGGTTCCTGGGCCTGTTGGAGTTACTACAACAGTTGACAACGTTGTTCCTGGTGGTGTCACAGATGACACTAGAGTAATATCGACATCAGCGCTTGTTATGTAGTCATGAATTGCATTAGCCATATCTAATGCCATTTTTGCATTATCTTCACCCTCTAATTTTCTTTCCTCAAATATTGAAAATAATGTTGCTTGTAGTGTAATTTTAGCATTTGATAGTGACATAATGTTTCTATTCTCCGAATATTCGATCTGATTTTATACTTTTTATTTGATTTATTCTGGCATCCATGTCAGTCTGTAACGTCATGCATTCTGCAGTTGACGATACAAGTATTGACGGGTTTGGCGCACCAAAACCCGGGGTTGTATTTCCTGCAAATGTTGATTGCAAGCTAGTGCCAAATGATTTAATGTTGGTCAACACTTCTGTTAGCAGATCTTCAAGCTCTTGATACTTTACATATGGCTGGGAGCCTCCCGGGCCAGGGCCTTTGCCGGCGCCGCCGTCTTTTGTAGTACGCCCTAAAAATATCTTTGATCCTGAAATTTGAACTGTGCCATCAGGTAGAATAATAATTGAAGCAGCATCATCATCAGGCGTGCCCTCTTTTATTATACGTATAGACCCATTAATTGCAGCAGCATCATCATATGGCACATCAATATCTTTTTTTCTTGCTACAATTCTTATCTCGTCAGACTTAACAACTATGCATGCTGCATCTTCTATTTCTTCTATTTTTGCTTCAAATGGGTTTGGATATGATGCTGACAAGCCGTAATCATGATCGACATCTGATCGCATAGATACATATATCCTGCTAGCATCGTATATAAAGTCGGGATCCCCCTCGGCTGTATCACACAAACGATTTATTGTTCCCGCGCCCAAACCTCGCAATGTTGGATTTTTGTCAGTTTCATAAAATCCTCGAGAGTTGAGAATAACCCTTGGTTCTGTTCTAGATGGTTCACCACTAGACTTAGTTTCAAATATTGGATCGCCGGAGGTGTTCAAATATATTCGGCCGCGGCCGGCGACAATGTCGATTGCGCCGGCTAACTCTTTTAGTATGTTCTCGTAAGAATTTTCAGATATTTTTGGATCTTCGCCTACAATAACATCGTTCGTACTAGTATCTAAAGACGCATTGCTAAGCTGATGAGGGTCAGAAGGTACTGGTGAAAACTCTGAATTCCAGCCACGATCTTGCCCTAGACATATCAGGGTGTTATTAGAACCCTGTAATACTAAATCCCCGGGGCGTTTAGTGAATCTTGGCACTGGCTCTGCAACTACAGAACCGGCTGCTAATGATCCTGTATATACCCTTTCGAAAGGCAGATCACCGTTCGCGGTTGGGCCCAATGTAGGAATAATTTCTTGACCTGGCACATTGCCCTCAGGGCCGTTTGGAAAGTCAGGTATTTTTTCTGAATCTTCATCTGATGTTTGACGATAGTCACCAATTGAGTAATCCCATCGTCTATCGTCATGTGTGTAATTTACATCATCTACATGTTGAGGTGCTTGCATTCTGCAAAACCAGTATCCGACATTTGACCCTGGCTCTCGTAAGACCCAAACTCTTTCCCCCTGCTTGATTGGCATAGATAAATGAGGCGGAAAAAATGGATAGCATAGAAATTCACCCTCTGATTCAGAAGAAAATTGTACTATTATAGAATTTCTGGGTGCTTGTGACAATTCTAGTGAATTCGATAATCTAGATAGCAGCTCGTCTACATATGGATCTGAGTTGTCATCGCCCTCACCCACGGTTGGATATCCCAAGACTGAAATGTCATACAAGATATCTTTTACTATGGCTTTCTGAAATACTGATGATGATGGTGCATCTCGTATCGAGAGTACATCTTCTGAAAGGTCTGACTGTGCGCCCAGTAAATTTCGCTGAACGTCTGTTGTCATTATGTAGCTCCCTTTTTTCCATCACCTATCTGGGAGAATATATCGTCGGGATCGATTTTGGCTTCTTGTTCTTCTGCTTTTGTTATAAGCTCTGCAAGTCTTAAAATTTGCTCATTTGACTTATTCATTCGCTCTAAATACTTTGACATCGTGGGGCCAACTGTAGCATGCTCAATTGTGCCACCCTTCATTTGGCTCCATGCATCAGTAAATAGCATGGATGCACTCTCCCTGTCATTTAGAGCATTTTCGTATATTTCTTTCCACAGTAATTTTCTTTTTTCTTCTGTAGAATGAAGATGATCTAGAATGTCAGAAAATTTATCTAATTTTGCTTTTGTTTTGTCAGCACGTGTAAGGGCATCTCCCAAGATATCATTACTCATGATTTCCTCCTAAAAAAGATTAAAGTCACCAGATGCACCTGTCAATCGCCTATAGTGCTTTCTTATTGACGACATTGCAACAGACAATTGCTTCGGCGAAAGCCCGGAGATCTCTCTGACGTATACTAGTATTGCACGCTTATTCAGAAAGTCTAAATCGTCTATATTTTCAAATACTGTAATGACTGCATTGATACAAGATTTTTCAGACTCACTAGTCACTATTCCCTGAATTTCTGTCAAAAGATTTTGAATCTCATTTCTTAGATTCCTATTGATGAGTAAGATATCTGGCGGTGGGATTACATCATGACTTTCATACATTTCTCGTTGCAGAGTTGTCATACTGTCAGGATTGTCAGAGCTCACATGTCGCTTTACTCTTTTCTTTTGTTTTCTAGACCGTATAATGAGCCAGTTCTTAGCCACAACATTGAAGTATGAAAATGCTTTGGTACCTCGTTCTGGCTTCCATTTATGCATAGACTCATATAAAAATGATACACAGTCTGACTTCATATCATGAAACGTATCTAGAGGAGACTTGAAACCATAAACAAAAATAAGATTTTCAACCAATTTTTCAAATGCAGGTTGAATTTCTTTTATATAGACATTATGTTTATCATCTGTCAGATCTTTTGATTCTTGCTCAGACTCAATCTTTTCAAAACCCTGATACGTTTGAATTGCGGCTTGGGTATCCATAGTGAAATACATGTTTCTAGGGCCTGTGCCCCTCTTACGACGTATTTTTCGCTTTTTACTCACTAGTTTTTTCAATTTACTCTCCTGGTAGATCATCATGAATGGGTTCACCGGACAGCGAGAATGCATTAGCAATATATAATATTGATGCTCTAGTATCTCTTATATCTTGCACTACCTGGCGCACTTCAGGACTATCATAATAGAGCGGTCGTTCTAGTATACTTGACATTGATTTGTACTTCTCATCCATTACATCTAGTGACTCTTCGATTGCATCTTGTATCTGAAGAATTATGAGCCCAAATCTTACTAAATAGAACAAAGACAGTGCTAACATTGAGATTAGGCATGTAATTATGATGGCTGTTGAAGACATAATGTTTAGGTGAGATTCCTCATAAGCTTGTTATAGTGTTGATTAATAGACTTCTCAGAAAAGTTTTTTCTAATCTTTTCTTTCAAATCGTTAGCCCACTGTTTGGGAAGACTGGGCTTTTTCCGGAATCTCTGCAAACACTTCTTAGCATCATCTTCTATCGGTTCAGCCCATCTAGAATTTTCAACCCAAACTCTGCCGTCGGCTCGTGCTTTTGGAATTTCTGTTAATCTATGCTTGACAGCGATAAACTTTCCGTATTTTAGAAAATCTAGGTGACCGCTCCATCCAGTTGCAATTACCGGTAGTCCACTAGCAGCAGCCTCTAAAAGAGGTAGCCCAAACCCTTCACCTCTTGTGAGTGATACTAGGGCTTTTACTGACGGTACTTTATAAAGCGAAGATACTTCTTCTTCAGACATTGCTCCATGCAAAAAATAAAATCGAGGATATGGTCCTTTTCTAACTTCTGATATTAGATTTCTCAATAATTTTTCTGTTATTGATCGATCAATTTTAGTATTGCAACCTGAGTTTGTCTTAAGAATAATTCCAACTTCAGAATCTCCGGTGAATGTCTCACACATCCACTTGACTGTATTGAATAAATTCTTTCTATCTGTATCCGGTGTCTGGCCTGTGAATTGAGCAAATAAAAGAAAATTAAAGCTTGTCGACAAGTCAATGTCAAGCGGGGAAAGATCGTCATTCGTTACTGACTTGTGATATGTTTCCGGAATTACATGAATAGGCACAGTAACACTACCTGTATCTTCAAGTACTTTTTTTGTATGTCTTGAGGGTACAACAACTGCAGTCATTTTATTACATCTGTCAATCCAATTTGGATTACACCTATCTGACTCAACTGCAGCTGTAACACCTATATTGATGGTTCCCAAATTGGGATCCCACTCATCCGGTAATTGAACTTGTACAGTAACGTCCCACTTATTACCCTCTACAGGCTTGCATGTTCTACTTATGATATCGCCTATCAAACCGTCTTCAGACTCTTCGTTAAGCATCCAGGGTGTCATTCCCCATGACAATATTTGAGCTTCGACATCGAAATCAGATCTAGATCTTGCCCATCTATAGATCTGTCTAGAGTGTACGCCGTATCCTGACATTGTCAGTAGTGGTGCTCTAACAAGTACTCTTTTTTTCATCATATTTCTTGAATCTCCCAGAGCTTATTGTTACTCTGTTTATTTTCAACTAAGTCTAGCAAAGTGTCATGCCACAAGTCGATTGTTGTTTGATGATTGAATTCAGAGTCTACGTACTCCTTTGCTTTCTTTCCCAATTCTACTCTCTTCTCATGTCCCATTTCGTACATGTCTAAGAAAGCTTTAGCAGTAGTCTCAGCTGAACAATAATCTTCATATATGTACGGTACCTGTTGAGAGCCTACCAATGACTTGAATTCTACTGGGAGTGCAATTCCGTTCTCTGATTCATCTCTATGATCTACAACTTGACGCGTAAGTCCCCCTGTCTTGAGTGCGATAATTGGCTTAGCACATGACATTGCTTCTAGTGTTGACAAACCAAATCCTTCTGCATAGCTTACATTGACACATACATCACTTATGTTGTGCAATATATTCATTTTTTCAAATTCAAGCCTGTCAGGTGAGAAAACAACGTTATCTTTTATGCCTAATAAGTCACATGTGGCATATAAATTAGGTCCCTCAGGATCATCTGGTTGAGTATGCATCAGTAGTGATGCCTTCTTGTGACCATGCTTCTCTTCTAGCATGTCTATGAATGTCTTCCATGCTAATAGTAGATCATTGGGTCGCTTTCTTTTAGCGTTTCTATTTACCCAAAATGCTACAAAATGATCTGCTCTTTCACGCCCAATAACTTCATTTCTCCACTTGATTTGCTCATCTCGCTTGATGGGATAAAACAATCCGTCAGGTAATGAATGAGGAACAAAATTTGCTCTCCCCGGGGCTAGATCTTTTAAAAATTCATATGTAAGATAAGAGTGACAGTTAATTAAGTCTGTAGAATCATACAAAACTTTATTGAAGGTGGGAACAGGAAGATTATCCCATACATGCCAATAAGCAATAGGACAAACTTGATGTATTTCATCTTCCATTTCCCAGAGCCAAATAAAGAATCTGGGGTCTGTAAAGATTAGGACAACATCTGGTTTTTCTGCGACTAAAGTTGATCTGATTAGCTCTCTATTGCCGAATCCATCAATTGGCTTAATAATAAAGTCATCATTGACAGTAATCATTCTATAATCATCATGCTTAATTGCCGCGCCAAATTGTCGAAATGACCAGCAGCCCTTCTTTATTAAGCCGTCAATCAAAAATCTACTTTGACAGCCCACTCCAGATGTGCTTAAAGCGTGATCTGAAAGCATTAATACTTTGTATTTTTTTGTCATATTTCACCCACTATAGTATCATATTCATAACATGGTACCAGTAAAAGATAGTTATTATTTGCAGTGTTCTGTATTAGCAAATTCACAAAACCTGCATGATTCTCTATTTTTTATAAAAAAGCTTCTTCTGATGGTGCTTATCATGCTAGTCACCATCTTTTGAGCCTTCTCTATAGACTTTGGCCCTGACGATACTTGTACAAGATCACACATATTCCCAGGTTTTCCGCCTCTTTTCAAAAGTATGAAACCACACCCCACGTCTCGGAGCGGAATATCATTTTTAGTTGCCCAGTAGTCTTTATAGAGAATTATTTGTGCTTGAGTTAGAAAATCTTGCTTTTTTCTCCTATCCCAACCGTATGCTTTTGATGTCTTCCAATCAAGTATCCAGTATTTCCATGTGCCATTTTTTCTGGGTACTTTTATAATTACATCGATGTAGCCCTTGAATAGAGCATCTTTGCCAGGGATTTCCTCATAGAGCATTTCTTCTGCACTGACACGCTCCCACCCTGGAAACGTTTCATCTAAGTATCGTGGAATGTCATCCCACATATTGGATGCCCATGTACACCACTCTTCAACAGGAGAGTATTTGTACCACCCGGGTTGCTTCTTAACCCAGTCGGGGTCATCAAATCCATTTTTTTCCCATGCATTTCTAATATTGTTCAGAAGTGCCTCTTTGGGAATGTTGCCGGTATTCAAGAAGCTTTCGCAACCTTCATGAACGTTGGTGCCAAAGTCTAAATAGGGTGATGGCTCAAAAATAGATATTTTATCAATATGTACTAACTTGTGACGCCATGGACATTCTTTCCAGCATCTCACTTCACTATAAGAAACGTGGGGCTTTCCGGTGGGTAGTTCTTTCATATGCTGCCTTTTTTTATTGTTCATATGAATTATAACATGCATTACAACTTAGTTCAAGCAGCAGATCTATAAAATATTTGCAGACAGCCATGTTGATACATACTTCTCTAGTCGTAACAATGGCATCCAACCTGTCTTCGCTGTGATGTTGGAAATATCTGCCAGGGTGTTCTTTGCTTCCCCGGGGCGGGCCGGTATATATTCTATTTTGCCGCCGAACATTTCTGCCAACTCATTTATAGAGTAATTTGTTCCCGTGCCTAGATTGAATACATCTCCTGAATATTCTTTTTCTGATAACAAAGTAAACCCACGAACTATATCTTTGACATGTGTAAAATCTCGTCGTTGAGTTCCGTCGCCAGTAACTGTCAATTTTTGACCCGCTCTCGTCAAATTTTCAAATATTCCTACAATTGTAGCGTATGGGCCGCTAGTTGGCTGTCTAACACCGTATACATTAAAAAATCTTGCTGTGACAGTACTCAGCCCATAGACTTCTGAGTACATTTTGCACAATTCCTCTCCTGTATATTTTGCAAATGAATACGGATTTAGTTTGGGTCCACCGTAAGCAGAACTAGATCCTGCATATATTACTTTTGCATTTGAGCTTCTGGCAAATTCTAGAACTTCTGCAGTTCCCATTGCATCTATAGAGAAGTATCTAAGAGGATCTTCAAAACTTGGTTGAATTCTAGCTAGTGCAGCTAAATGATATATTACATCAAAGTTAGATTCAAATCGATATGTATTGAGATTGCGTATATCATCAATCCAATATGTAACACCCTCTCGCTTGTTGTTTATGTTGCTTGATTCTGAGCACAGATTATCTATTACAGTAATTTCATTTTCAGGATCATACAACAGCTGCTCAACCAAATGTGACCCTACAAAGCCCAAGCCTCCTGTCACTAATACTCTAGTCATTGCTAACCGCCCTCCCAGACATAGATTCCCAGTCTCTATTTGATCTCAACTCATTGTTTTTTGTCTGTACAGAGGATAGCAAACTTGTGTCTACATTGTTTTTAGATCCAAAGTGTATCATTGCTGCTAAGTCTTTTGGTAAACAATGTCCCCCAAAAGCAAAGTCACCATCTGGACCGGGTACTGTAACATGACTCTGGCCAATTCTTGTGTCATAAAGTGCGTACTCACAGACTTTATCATAGTCTAAGCTAGATGCAGAACATAATTGATACATTTCATTTGCAAATGTCACTTTAGTTGCTAAGAAGCAATTGATGAAATACTTTACCATTTCGGCAGTCTCTGACTTAGTTATGATAATTGGTATTTCTGGAAACGGTTTTCGAAACATTGATTTGACACGCTTGGCACCGCGGCAATTCACGTCAGGATTACCACCAAGTATTATTCTTGTTTGATTAATAAAGTCATTGAATGAATTTGCCTCTGTCAAGAACTCAGGACTAAAGCATACATCTAGTTTGCTAGTGCTATTTATTCGCTTAGTAGTACCAGGTGGGACTGTCGACTTTATAACTAACGTGGGACTTTGATCTAGGGTGGTACATTCAGCTTCAATGCCTGCTATCACACTTTCTAAAAGTCTAGTGTCACACTCCCCTGACTTTCTCATCGGGGTAGGTATGCACACAAATATAATCTCAGATTTTCTGCACACTTCTTTGTGTGTACTATTGCACTTAGACTCATCGATATCATAAGTCAATATATTGTAAAAGTCCTTGAGGCCCTCTCTAATAGCCGACCCCACAAATCCCTGCCCTACTATTCCTATCATGCGTCTCTCCATAATTTCTTAACTGTTTTAGCTAGCACATCTTCAAACACGCTATTTGAAGTGTACCCCAAGTCTTTTAGTTTTTGATTAGTAATTGAGTATCTAAAATCATGGCCAAGTCTATCATCAACAAACTCAACGCTACTATCAAAGTCTTTTTCTAAAATATCACATATAAGGCGACATATCTGAATATTTGTAATTTCTTTTTTTCTAGTTATGTTGTACGTCTGATTTAGATCAGAGTTTTCCATTATATAGCGAATAGCAGCTACATTGTCTTCTACATATAACCAGTCTCTAACGTTAGTACCGTCACCATATAATGGAATCTTTTTGCCAGATTTGAGCGATCTTACAATTGTGGGTAGAAGCTTTTCTGAATGCTGCCTTGGCCCAAAATTATTAGACGGTCTGACTATGATATATTCAATACCGTGTGTATTTGAATATGATTTTATGAGGTGTTCTGCAGCTGCTTTTGTTGCAGAGTATGGATTCTTTGGATTGAATCTAGACACTTCATGGTGCGACCCATATTGTATCGATCCATAAACTTCGTCTGTCGACACATGAAGCAATTTAGTGTTTGTTTTTCTACATGCTTCTAGAATAGATTTAACACCCATTATGTTTGATTTGATGAATGCTTCTGATGAATCTATTGAGTTATCAACATGTGTCTCTGCTGCAAAATTGATTATCCACGGGGTAGTAGTCAATATCGATTCTAGAGTACTTTGATTACAAATATCTGTTCTGCTTAGCACAAAATTAGAGTTATTCAAAGCAGCAGCTAAATTCTTTTCATTCGCTGCATATGTGAATTTATCAATTCCGTGTACCATGTAACCAGACTGTAAATACAGATCTGTTGCATGACTGCCGATGAAACCGGCACACCCTGTAATTGCTACTACTTGATTCAAACTCACACCTCTTTAGAAAAGCTACTAAGAACTTCTTTAATATACTCCAAAGTATCCCTCGTGTAATTCGGCGAACAGCCTACAAAAAATACTTGATCTAATACTTTATTTGCATTGGGATAGTCTTTGAAGTTTCCCAATCCTCTGTATGCTGGATGTACTAATATGTTTCCCGCAAAATAATTTCTTGTTTGAATGCCATTAGTTTCCAAGTGCTGAACTAGCTGTCGCTTCAAGTCCCCTGATTCACAAATGACAGGTACACCAAACCAACTAGTCTCTGCACTGTCTAATTCTTGGGGAATTCTAACACCCATAATGTCATGAAAGTAACTTTCAATTTTAGTCTTGTTACTTCTTCTAGCTTTGTGAATTCGATCAAGCTTTTCTATCTGGACTAGTCCTATTGACCCCTGCAAATCTAAGGGCTTGAGATTGTAACCCATATTGACGAAATAGTACTTGTGATCTATCACTCCGTTATAGTATCCTTTGAGCCATTTGTCAAATCTTTTTCCACATGTACCCTCAGAAAGTAAGTTTGCTGATCCAACGCAATAACAATCGCGGCCCCAGTAGGCGAAGCTTCTAGCTGACCTTATAATATCTGCTCTATCAGAAGATACCATTCCACCCTCACCAGTAGTCATATGATGTGCCGGATAAAAAGAACACGAACTAGCAATAAAATATTTTGCAAAGTCTTTACCCTTCCACGTAGTGCCCAAGCTATCGCAATTGTCACCTATCATTTCAATATTGTGTTTTTTGCAAAGATCAGACAGGGCGTCTAAATCATAGGGATTACCTAATACGGGTGATGAAAATACTGCTACTGTCTTGTCAGTAATTTTCTTTTTAATTTCATCTAGATTCCAGTTTAGATCGTTCATGTCGATATCAACAAAAACAGGCTTGAGGCCACACTGGATAATCGGATTTAGTGATGTAGGAAATCCTACTACTGATAATATTATTTCGTCGCCATCGTTCCACCCCATGCACTCTTTGAGGGCAGATATCATCACTAAATTAGCTGAGCTTCCGGAATTTACCATCAATGAATGCTTGACATCTATTTTTTCCGAAAACTTTCTTTCAAATAGACGAACTTTTTCTCCTGCGGAAACCCATTTTCCCGACATTAACGATTCAATAGACGCAGCTATTTCTTTTTCGTCCCACACAGGTCCAGAATATAACACACGTGGGTATTTCCCCTGCGATTTCTTCTCCGGGCCAGTGATATAGTCAGGCATGCCGTCATACTCTTCTGCGCACTTTTTTATAAATTCTACTATCATTTCGTTCAAGGTTGACATAACAAACTTATTCCTTCATTAATTGATATCTTTGGTTCAAATCCCAAATTGATTAATTTCTGTGTATCTAAAAACATGTCTTTTACCTGAACTATATTGTGAAAATCTGGTGGGGAGACATCAGTAATGACTGTTTTTGAATTTACAGTATTAATTGCTTCATCAATCATATCACGAAACCTGTGCGGAATTCCGCTGCCAACATTATAAATCTGATCCAAGTCGCCTTCTTTTAGAATTAAATCAATTGCTTGACAAACATCTGTTACATGAAGATAATCTCTTATAAAGTCTCCCCCGTGATATAAGTCGATGGGTTTGTCACACTTTATCTGATCTATTAGATACTGCAAAGCATTTTTCTTTTTAGAAGCAAGAATATCTCCTGTGCCGTAAACATTGCACAAACGTAGAATTCTATAATGTATATTGTACGTTTTACAAAAAGATTCTATTAGCTGCTCAGCACATAATTTTGTGATAGAGTAGAATCCCTTGGGTTTACAGCAGCTAGTTTCTAATGCCGGCAAAGTCGTATCACCGTAAACAAACCATGAGCTGATGAAATTAAATACAACGTCTCTGTCTTTGCACTGTTCTAGAACTTCTAATAAGACACTCAAATTGGTAGAGACATCTTTATGAACATCATCAAGCACATGGTAGTTATGTGTTGTACTTATGAAGTAGAGAATTGAATCAGACATTGGCTTTCTGGATTCTCTTGGGATCACAATACACTCGTCTGGTTTTAGATTTACATAGTTTGATCCTATAAAACCTGTCCCACCAAATACTGATGTTTTAGTCTTCATATTTGTCTAGACACCAATTCAATGCTTCAATTGCTGATCTTCCTTTGTAACCCGTGGCTAGCAACTTATCAATGTTCAGGAGAGTATTTACTCTACGATTTGGTAATATCTCAAGGAGCTCTTCATAGTCAGTTTTTATTACTTCAAGATCTGGTTTGATTTTTTGCTTTATCATTATTGCAATATCATATGGTGTTATATGACCAGAATTTGCTGTATTGTATATTCCTGTACAGTCATTGACTATCAAGTGATTCATCATGTCAATAAAATCTTCTATGCATGTGATTGAGTTTATCTCATCAATTGCAGGTATGTAATCCATGGAAATAAACTTTGTAATCAGATTTGATGGATATGATACAGCAGATATTAATTGTCTAGGGCGAAGTATTAGATAATTTTCATACCCAAACTCTGTTATTTGTTCATCAGCCCATTTCTTAGTCCATGTATACCACACCTTGGGTGTTGGGATACTGTCTTCATATGACTCTGTATCATTGCCATCAAATAAGCAACCGCTGCTAATATGAACGTATTTGATTCCTAATTTTGCGCATATACTGAGAATATTTAGTGGTCCTACAGTATTAACATTGTATGCTTCAAATCTATTTTCCTGACAGTATTCTAAATTGGTTTTTGCAGCACAGTTTATAACAATATCTGGCATGATATCAACAATATATTTTTCAACTGAAGATCTATCTGTGATATCACACTCTTTGTGTGATATTAGAGTTGTGTCAGATCTTCTTAATTGACTTGCTACTTTTCCTGTTCCGAATACTAGTCGATTCATTGTAGTTCACTCATTAGTTTGTTAGCGCAATAATATGATTCATGAGTTCCTGCATCAGTCCACTGGCCAGTGAGAGAATAAGATAGTGCTTCACCAGATGAAATATACACATTATTGACGTCAGTTATTTCGTACTCACCCCTTTCTGATTTTTGCAAATCTCTAATATAATCAAAGACATTATTATCATAAATGTATATTCCAGTTACACAATAATTGCTTGGGGGTTTTACGGGTTTTTCTACGATTCGAATTACTTTATTCTCAAAGATTTCAGGTACACCAAATCTAGTCGGATCATCAACTTCTTTGAGACAAAGAAGACATGTACTTACACTGTTGTCACGTGAGTCAAATTGAGTTATAATGTCAAGCAAATTATCTTCAAATATGTTGTCACCCAATATTACAACAATATTGTCGTTGTTTGAGAAATTTTCGCAAAGCAGTAAAGCTCCCGCTATTCCGTCAGGCTTATCTTGTACTCTAAATGTGAAGCTACATTTATAATCTCTACCACTTCCCAAAAGTGTTATCATGTCACCCATATGCTCTGTGCCTGTGATAACCATAATGTCAGTGACTCCCGCAGATACTAGCTTATCTACGCTGTGAATTATCATTGGTTTTTGACCAACAGGTAATAAGTGTTTATTTGTCACTTTTGTCAAAGGTGAAAGCCTTGATCCGGTTCCACCTGCAAGGATTATTCCTTTCATTCTGTGTTCCCTTGTATGTCTCTGATCTTTTGTTCATATTCGTGCTGAATTTCTATTTTATTTACTCTTATTTTGAGATCGATTCTATCTTTTTCCACGAGGCGTATTCTTTCACTTTGCATTACAGTGTGCATGACACCCTTATCTAGAACACCAGTTACTAGCGGCAATCTAGTCAGTGTATGTGTTGCATGTCTCTCAAACATGTTGAGAATAGGAATTTCATTGACACCATTGAACAAGGTCATGAGCGTATCAGTTCTCCATATAGTTGGACGAGATGTATAATGCCAATTGTTATAATAGAATGTCTTTGATCCTACATGTATGGGATCTGACCATTTCAATTTTTCGTTAGTCACAGTATTATAGTGTCTTACAGAATCCGGGTTTACACTTTTGGGTGTGTAGGTCGGATCAAATTTTTCAGAGGCACAATAGTCATATGATGGTACTCTGAGACAGTGTATGTTAGTATTCATATCCATAAAATCTAAACAATCTTTTACAAAATCATTATCGTATACATGAAAATCATCATACATGTACATGACATACGGATAACCCTTGTCTTGTGCTAGCTTTGCAGAACAATATATGACTGCAGTGTCATAGTAATTCTTGTCAAAGTGAAGATAATATCGAAAAAGCCCTGATTCTTTTATTTTGTTTGTTACTTCATTCAAAGAATTATTATCAACACTTAGAATGTCACAAGGTTGAGATCTTAGATTTTCTAATGTCGGAAATGTACTGTCAAAAACAGACTGCCTTCTTTTGCTGTTATCTTCATTGATAAAAGATAGATAACCGACTAAAAGTCTATTGTTTTGTTTGGACTTCATTTATCATATCCTTGTATTTAGAAGAGACAGCAGATATAAGAAGATTCTCTCCAGCTTTGTACCCTTTTTTACGTAAGTCAACTCTCATATCTGTAGATGAGCATAGTTGAGTCAGAGAACTCATAACATCGTCTATAGATTCTACAGATATAAACGCGTTATCACCAAATTCATGAAAGCTATTATAATTGCACGCTATTGTGGGAATACCAAAGCATTGAAAATTCGAAAGCTTTTGGTTTGGTTTATAATCTAAAACGTATGTTGTTCTTTTGTTCCTCTCTAGAAATATTATACCTATATCAATTCCTTCTAACATTTCGCAGCATTCTTCTCTAGATGATGGATGGCCTGTAAATAGAGATAATCCCAAGCTTTCAACATGAATTCTAATTTTGTCTAAGCAATCTATCTGATCTGGTAGACCTACATAACCAACTGTCGCCGGTACTCTGTCATCTCGTGTGACTAAATTATATGTTGCAGCATGGTGTGGAATAACGTATACTTTCTGCGACGATGTGATGTGATCTGCTAGTCTATCCTTAGATTTTGTGTTATTGACTATGTAAAAATCAATAAGACCATGCGACAGAGTTGACCAATCGATTTCGTCTGCTTCGGGATTCTTCTTTTGTAGTTTGTGTAATATTGCGACCGGCTGATCAATTATATCAAACCCAATGATATGTCCTCGCTGTCTAAGCTGGTGAGCTAGTCCTGGTTCAAAGCTTCTTACAAACACAATTGTCTTATGAAATCCGGATTGACCTACAAATGATCTTGTATCAGTGTCATAAAAATTGCCTCCTACCGGTGCACACATTTGAATTCCTCTGACTTGACCAGAGGATCTAGCTTTCATACCAATAAATGTTATCAAAGTTTTTCCATCCATGATGATATCATCTCATCAAGCATTGACTCAAATGTGTAGTCTGGTACCCAACCCAGAGTATCTCTAGTAAGCTGAGAATCACCTCTGAGGTACTTCAACTCTTCCGGCCTCATATACTTAGGGTTCTGAGTTACGTACTCTCTATAGTCCATATCCAGCTTAGTAAATACATATTCACACAAGTCTCTAACCGTGTGAGTCTTTCCGGTTGCTACAATAAAGTCAGATGCCTTATCATGATTTGTTATCATGTGCATAGCTCTTACATAGTCTTTTGAATGCCCCCAATCTCTACTTGAATCCATATTTCCCAGTTCTAAATTGTCACGTAAGCCTTTATGAATTTGTACTGCAGTCTTGACAACCTTATTTGTGACAAAATTTGATCCTCTTCGTGGCGACTCATGATTAAAAAGAATCCCATTACAAGCATGAAGTCCGTATGCATGTCTATAGTGTCTAACTAAATTGTAGCCCATAACCTTAGCACAACCGTAAGGACTTACTGGATTCATAGGGGTTGTAAGTCTTTGACACCCGTCATCATCAACTGAGTTTCCAAACATTTCAGACGAGCTAGCTTGATAAAATTTAGCTTCTGGGGCAAACAACCTATATGCTTCTAGCAAATTCAAAACGCCAATTCCGTTAGTCTTGATCGTAAAAGATGGTACATCAAAGCTAATTCTAACGTGACTCATAGCAGCTAAATTATATATTTCATCTGGTTTGACCTCTGACACTATCCTTATAAGTGATGGCGCATCGAGCATATCGCCGTAATATGTTGTAATGTCACTACTTTGCTGTAGATTGTAGATTCTAGTATTCTGATTTTCTGCAACAGACTGGCGTCTCACCATTCCAAAAACATCATAGCCTTGTGATATTAAATATTCTGAAAGGTAACTTCCGTCTTGTCCTGTAATTCCGGTGATTAGTGCTCTCTTTTTTTTCATATTTTTATTACCTTTGTCAATTCGATTTTATGTGATTAGAATTTTTTTCATGCGATTGACAAAATACATAATATTCATTAATTGGAAGATTTTGAAGTTTATTTTTGTACTCTCTATCATCAATAATACATGCGGATCTGGCATAATACACACACGTCGGTATGTCAACGTATCTTATAACAGCTCCTGATTTTTCAAATCGTTTCATCAATTCTGTATCTTCCCCATCTCTGCTGCCTGGTGAATCTCTTTTCCACGACCCATACTTTGTCAAAGCATCGAGTGTATGTGCCATGTTAAGATTATCTGTATTTCCAATATGGTCATATCCAGAATAATCATCTATATCTCGATCGACAATCTTCTCAATCATTCCATCACCCTTACCTATCGTAACATGATAGTACTGTGTGTACATTACATCACATATATGTTTGCTCATTGTTTCCCATATTACCTGTGTATGATTAGGTAGTAGAACATTATCATCATCACAATATGCGATAATGTCAGACTTCGCATTATTTACACCGATATTTTTTCCAACAGAACCTACATTTGGTACATGTGGTTGCTCATTGTTTATAAAACGTATTCTTTTGTCAGATGCAAATTCTTTATAAACACTGAATGCATACGGACAATGATCTGCAACGATTATGTGCTCATATTCATTAAAAGTCTGCAATTGCACTGATTGTATACATCTCCTCAACAAATCCGGGCGGTAGTGAGTAGGTGTGATTATTGTTATTTTTGGAATACTAGATTGTTCTTTCATAATATTCCCCTACAGTAAATTTCTTTGTACTTAGCTTAGAATTTTTTACATAATTTTCGTCGTAATCGTCTGGTAAGATCACTCTAAAGTCAAAACTTACACGACACTTTCCAGATTCATTTTTTTTGTTTCCGTGTCGGCATGTTGAACCCCTGAAATTAAAAATCTCGCCTGGATTCATAATAGCTGGATAATATTCTCTTGTTCCCGGGTCTGTCTCAATATATACAGATGCTGTATCACGAGATCTAGTAAGGGGTATTATAAAGTTTTTTTCAACTATTGGGTGATTATACCCAGGGTCAGAATCTTTATGCCAACCGTACTCTTCTTTAGTGTCTCCTGGATTTCCTCCAACTGCAATATTATCTGGAAATTGAATTCTGAATGATGGGAATGATTGATAAATTAAATCATTTGTTCCCATAATATCAGTCATGACATCTTTTATGAAGCGGTGATAAGCATCAACTAGCTCTGGCCAACCCTCATTTAACTTCTTGTAAAAGAGACTATGTAAAAGAGTATGAGCATCGTTTTCATTTGTGAATAATTCGTTTTTTATCTGATTTATAGAATCTTTGGGAATTATATTGTGTAAATCCTCTAGATTTTCAATATTGAAAAAATCTGTAACTATCTTCACAAACGGGTATTTGACATCATCATACTTGTAATACTTTATTCCGTTTTGATCTTTGACTAAGCGCATTTGTCCTCACTTTCCTTTAAAGACTATAATATATGCAGTACTGTCAAAGATTACGCCTTAATTGTCTATCATCGTCCACTGGGGTGGAATTAGATCATCTATGTGCCAGTCTGACATTTTTTGACCGTACCATGTTTTGGGTGCTATTACGGTTTTGGTTTTATTATTATTGAGATACGCAGCCCACCACGAAAACGTGCTATTTGAAATAATATTGTGGTGCATCATAGACATAAGGTACATATCCATCACATCTGTCTCACCTTCAATAAACACATCTCTATCTGACATTGTCATATTTTCTCTACACCATTCTATGTCATCACTAAAATACACAAATGTGTACATATCACTAAATCTTTCCCGAGATTTTTTCACGTAATCTATAGTTGTAGGTACATATGAATCTTGATTGTTGACATAGTCACCTCGACGAACATGTATGCTAACAGTTGGAAGCTTGGTTAGTATAGAATATTTTTCTCTAAGGTAAGTTACAGTACTGTATGATGGTTTCAAGACTTTCAAGACTTGATCTTGATTATGCTCAAAGTACTTGTATGATTGAAAATCGCCGGCTAGTTCTAGATTCTGCACAATTGGGATCTTACAGAAGCCGGGCTTAAACCAGTTGTGACGATGCTCAACGAATGATTTATCTTCACCGAGATCTAAGTTTCTAAATATAGTTTCTGCATGAACATCATCTTTCAAATCTGGGAAAACTGCTCTATCATTACAGTCAATTGCATGTGATAAAGTTGCGCAAACTTTGAACAATCTGTTCCCTAAGCCTCTATTTTGTGTAGTCGTATTTGGAGAGTCGACTATGACATGTTTAATTTCGCACGTTATCATGGTTCATAAATACTTTTTTAGTTGATAAGTTAGAGTAATTTTTCGAACACCCAGTATCTTCATTCTCAAGAGGCAGTTGATCCATTATCAATATCCCTCTCGCAGCATCTTCGGGTGTCATATACATATGATACCCTATCATTTCAAATTCATCGTCCATATAAGCTTTTGTAAGATCTCTACCGTCATATGACGCTTTCTTGAGCCATCTGTACTCTTCTTCATTATCTGTCAATATTACGCCGCCGCGGCCTATAGGCAGTCGTTTTTTAATTTGAAATGATACTACGTGCAATGTACCGGGAACGTACATGTCTTTTGTAAATCTAACTGCACCATCGACTATAGGATATGGTGATAGATGGTATACACCTGACCATTCGTAATCTTCGAATTGAACTTGACAACCAGCATGCAAAATTTGCATCGGTGTTGAAACATATGTTCGTGAGGGTATTGTGATCACACCCTTGGCATTATAATACTTCAATGCTAAGAACAATCCATTTGAACAACAGTCAACTGTTACTGCATACTTGCTACCAGCAAATTCTGCCAGCTTTTTTTCAAATATATCAACAGCATCTCGTGGATCGTCTAAGTGATATCCAGCTGCACTAAGATCATCTAATTCTGTTCGCTGCCACTCTTTGGGTAGCTTTCCTACAGGCCAAACATTGTATTGCGTTTTTTCTTTCATAACATACCCTCAAATAAAGTTTCCAAATATTTTGTCTTTTTCAATTACGTTCTCAATTACTTCATTATATCGCGTAAATGCACATCGCATACACTTATCAGGCTGAATATCATTTATCAGCTTCATATGATCTTCTGATCCCCACACTCTCATTATTTCCCATGGGTCGGGATAATGACGTGCTAATCTAAAGCCTTTTCTTCCGCGCATGCTAAAGCATATGTGGAACCAACCGTCTGCACCAAAGACACCCGAGAGCGGTGTGGCCTTGCATGAGTCAAATTTGACTACTCTTTTGAAGTTTTTGCCAAACTTGTGTCTTACAGCATACACTTTGAAATTTTCATCTTCTAGTTCATATGCTTTTTCAATGTGTTCCAGTGTTATTTTCATGTATTCATCGATGTCAAAGCCCGGGTTGTTTTCTGGTTTGAGATAGTCTACCACTCCCGGGATATTTTCTAAGCCTGCAGGACGGATGTGCACGCCGTCGCAACCCGTATCTTTTGCTAACTTGGCTATCTTATAAGTTTCTTCATAATTGAATGGATGAATTAGAAATTTTAAGTTAGTATCTAGCTTACTGCCTTTTCTATATTTAGTCTCATTCAAGTGAGTGACATTTTTCACAACTTGCTTGTAGTGGTTTTGCCCTCGCATTCTCTTGTATGTCTCTTCGTTGGTGCCGTCAATACTAATGCCACAAAATCTAGCACCGTTAGTAAGCTCTTCAGCATATCTTTCATCTAATAGAGCTCCATTTGTAATCATTCCGACCTCTATATTATGCTTATGAAGTCTTGGAATCATTTGCAGAGTATCTTTATTAACTAACGGCTCGCCGCCGCCGGCGATACATGTACTTTTTACACCCCAATCTGCATAAAAATCTGCTAACTTAAGTAGGTGACCTGGCGGCATGTTTTCAAATCCCGACTTGTCTCTATAGTCATATGCGTTACAATATATACACCTCTGTTGACATATATTGCTTGGATCAGTATCAACAGCAATTGGTGCTAAAAGATCGCCAGTAGCACAACCTTCTAGTTTGTCCTTGTGAAGTAGTATTTTCCAGTCATTAAATCCGTTATAGTCATTAGACCACTCTTTTGGATTTGCCATTATTACTCCTTATCATCATAGCTAATGCTTATCTTGTTGCCTGTCTTGTTATAAAAGTATACGCTTTCTTTCCCAGGGAAATAAAAAGCCCTCATTAATGTTGTTATGTCTTTTGCTTTGTCTAATTTGCGCCGTCTATAAATTGTAGGCTTTTTAGATTGTGGCTGCGAAGTATAATCGTTTGTTACAATTTTGACAAAGTACTTCTTGAACATTTGATATAAAATATTTTCGCACTTTTCGTAAAGAAAAAGTGCAGTATCATTGTCACCTACATCAAACTTCTCTAGAAAGATAATTGGGCCTTGATCAAGCCCGGGTGTTATTTCATGCAGTGTGACACCGTGTTCTTTTTCACCGTTTATAATAACCCATGTAGCTGACCCTACTCCACCGTAATCTGGTAATATTCCATAGTGAAAATTATAACATCTTCTGTTGACTAGAAATGACTCGGTAAATATCTTGTCATATACTACAGAAAAGACAATGTCTGACTCTTCTATAGAATCTGTCATTGCATAACCCTTGGGGCATGACTCGCGAGCAAACTCTAGACACTTCTTCCCTATGCTTCTATTTGAAGCAATATATATTTTAGTCTCTTGTGTCATCGATGAAAACCTTATCTAGCTCTTGTCCTTGATACGGTCCAGTTTTATACTCATACACGTATGTATTATCCTCCAATATTTCGTATGTATGACCGCCCTCTAGAGTAATACTAGCATCGCCATGGGATAAGTCTGCCTTGTAGAGAAGAGAGTCGTCTGTATCATAAAGATACACCCTAACTTTTCCAGAGATTATTACCCATGACTCTTGTGCAATGCATGTCTCAGGGCCTTGTTTCCATATGTGCCTGTGTGGACGAAATGTCTTCCCTTTGTTCATACTCAATGTGGAAAGCTGTATATACTGATCTCCGTCGACAATGTCGTTTCTAGACACTTCGCCTTCAAATTCATATCTTTTATGTATTATATGAAGTACTTTGCTTGGATTCAGCTTAGAATGAATTTGAATCATTTTGTTATACCTTACTTTTCCATACTAGTGAACAGCCTACAAATCTATCCCAATTATCAAAATCATAAGTTTCATATTCACTAGAAGGCTTTATTTCTTCTTGATATATGTGACAGCATGGGTGATATTCTTCTTTAGTGTCATCAATTAAAACATAGTGAGGATCAGATGTTATAGACATACACATTTCTATGTCACGGAGGAATGATTCTCTTTCGTGATCGCCATCTATAAATGCTAAGTCAAAACCAGATATATTGTGCTTATCCATTGCTAATCGTACGATGTCAGTGTTTGTTTGAACAGATGAAGCAGATGCGGTCTTAAAATCATCTGGTAAGTCAGTTTCTGAAAACCATGATCCGTTTGCGCCGCATGTCTCATATATTCTGTTATGATGTGGGTATACAATAACTTGCTCAACATTCTTAAGATCTAGATCATTGCATGGGTTAATGTCTAGAGTTATGAGTAATCCGTCAGGGCGGTGATTATCAAAATACTTTTGAAATATAGCTGTTGACATATCACCCTTATGTGTGCCTATCTCTAAACAATACTTGGGATTCATCTGAATGAGTGTTTCGTATAACGCGTCTAGATAAAAGCATGTCTTGTTATAATACTCAGGGTATTTTGGGGGCCATGGTAACCTCCACTTTGGGCCTGAGTTGACGGTTCTTGTTTTAAAACCGTGAGATTTTTCATTAATATTCATATTATTCTCCTTACTTTCTTAGCCAAGCTGCTTCTGATATACAATTATCTTTTGCTTCAAATCCGTAGCAGTGATGCTTGAAAAAATCATTCATTTCACGGATTGGAACTTTTTCCGCATCTAACACGTAACTGTAAGCTGTTTGTTCAGAGCATGACCACATCTTAGATTTAAACTCAGGATCTTCTTTGAAGTAAACAATATTGCTGATGTCAACATCTAGCATTTTATATGCAATGTCTATCATTTTATCAACTAGTGGAAGGTAATTTGGGCTTAAGCCAAAGACACCAATATTATACGAGTTGAAGTCTTCTGTGCCAACAACTGCTCTAGCTACGTGTCTTTCTCCCCAATATTCTCGACCATTTGCAATAGGAAACTCAGTCTCCCAAATCAATGCACCTTCAAAGTCAGCAACTTCATCAATCGGCTTAAGACATGTTAGGTCATTGTCTAGTTTTATAATCTTCTCCCCGGGGACTAAATGCTCTTTAAAGTGCATCATTGCAGGATTGAAACAGTACTTATGCTTCTTCCACTCTTCTAATCGATCACTAGAATCGACCAATTCAAGATTTGATGTGGGAACATTATATTGTGATATCTTGTTATTCAATAAATCTACATCATCTGTATTGACAACATAATGTCTACTTGGATTGTGATGCAAAAATGTAGAAATAGATGCTGCAGAGTACTCAAAAATATAATCTTTGTTTCTATATCCTTGCTTCCCCCACAAGCGACCGCTATCTCTCTGTTTGTCTAAATCATAATTGAAAACTAAGCTTACAATTTTCATAGTATATCCTTTTAGTACTGAGTTCTAGTACCACGTATGTTTGGATCAACATTGTATTCTGACAAGATGTCTAAAATTATCCCATTGTGCTGGAAAGTATTCCACTTTCCACGTTGTACAGCTGAAACGATATGTGGGTATGTTGAAGTGCCCCAGTGATATTTTCCTTGCTTGGGCTCATTATTGTAACAATATGCGCCTTTTATCCCTAGTGATCTCATACACCCAGGCCAATCTGCAGCTGGTTCTAAGTGAAGAGGAGATTTAGCTGTTCTGTACAATGACATCATATCACTCTTCTTCCATATTGTTGCCTGCATTTGGAAAGGGAAAGATTTTGGGTTTAGAGTATTTGCATCATATAGGTCATCTTCGATTTTGTGAAGACCAAAGTCAATATCAGTAAAACCGGAGCGTATAAGTCTTATGAAGGAAAAATCTGAGTTTTCTAGAAAATTAATATATCGCTTTAAGCGATCAACGTTTGGTGAATCATACAATATAAAATCTTCTTGTGCATACAGTATATATTTTTGGTCTATTTTCTTTAGCCCAGATGTATACTGAATATAGTACGGATCAGATTCATCATATATCAAGAATGTATTATCTTTAGTGTAGTCCGGACCTGTATCATTTGACAATACGTAACTGGATATATCACCCGGTAGATATTTTTTTACTTGCCCAAAATAGATTGGCCATATATCTTTGCATGCTGTATGTGTATAAGTTAGAAGGGCTAAATCACTTAAGTCTGTGTGTATCTTCATCTATATCCTTCCTCATGATGTCTAGCATATATCTTACACGTGGCTTTCCTGTGTGATACTTGACTGTGTAATCATAACCGGCAATACCGATATCTTTACATTTTTGTTTATTATTAAGCATATCATATATTTTTAACTCAAATTCTTTCATATTTGAGTACTCTATCCAATGCACGTTGTCTGTTGGCTTGTTAGGAAATAGTATCTCTGCGCTTTGTGTAAAGCAGCATGTTTTGTTTCCCATAATTTCCCACGTTCTCATTGAGCTATTTCCAGCACCCCAAGCGTCGACTCCAATATATGCTCTTGATAGACGTTTTCTGTATTCGCTATACGAAACGTTACTTACAAAGTCGACAGTGTAACCTTCTTTCTCCAGTCTTTTGCAAAAATGATATACTTCCCAGCGAAGTCCTGTGTGGAGATGCCCAAATGAGCATACTACGTCAACTGACTTATCACAAAAGTCATCAGACAAATAAGACATCTTGCAGCCTATGTTGAAAGGTATTATTCCTATATCAGCATCTGATTGATAACATTCTCTCTTGAAGTACCAACGACAATAATCATACATAACATCATTAATCCATGGAGTGCCCTTACACCTGCTGGGATTAAATTTTGATTCATAGACTTGCTTAGCAATAGTTCCATTTTTTGCCCATGGTGCTGATACTCTTTCTTTGTCATCAGGGTACCCTGTTGCTGTCCATTCACTTCCGTCAATGTAAGCAGTGATCTCCGGCCTGTTTATTTTGTTTAAAAGATAGTATTTGGGAGGATTGTTGTCTCTTATCTTACCCCACAACACAAAAATAAAGTCTGCTGTTTTAGAATGCTCAATCACATCTTCGTCTGCATACACTCTTCTTACACTGTTACCATAGTCTGTTGCAATTACTTCTACACCCAAATCATACAGACCTTCGATAACAATTGGGACAACTGCATCCATCTTATTGTCTGGTGTTATAGCAATTATCTTCATGCAGAATCTAAAGTGTAGCCTAGCTTCTTAGCATTCTCACCACAGATTCTGATGACTTCAGATATTTCACTGTCTGTGAGTGTGCTATTTATTCTATTCTGCCTTTCTTCTTTTTCTTCAACACATATTTCGCCAGTAACTCTTCTAGAATCGAACATTGAATTTGACTTATTTGACAATTTGAGTGAAGTTGGTTTTAAAAGTGATTTTGTATAACTTATTCCAACGTGCTTAGAAACTTCACGCATAACATCTTCTGTGTTTTCAACTAAATCTTCATATTTCACCAGCTTATACTGTTCTGAAGATGCAGAATTGTCTATAGCTAATTCTAAGCCAGTGTTGATAGAATGTGCAACATGCCTCAAGTTGAATGATTCGTCTCGAGATTCACACAATTTTTTCATACTAGCAACATTGTCAATAGGGTTTCTAAGCACGTGTACATAAGATGCATTAGTAAAGTTTTTACTTATCTGCGAAAAGAATCTTTCATTTTCTGGTGTTTTTTCTACAACACGAAAATCTTTATTGAGCTTATGTGGATATGATAATGCGAACGCTGACGCGGCTACCTTGAATAATGAGAATGGAGCTTCGTCTAGCAGGTTCATAGAAGCCCATTCGTAAGCATCAGTGAACTTCTGATATGCACCTCTATCTTTCCCCAATAGTAGGTATGGGCTGTAACCCGTAGGGCTTATAAGTTTCCCCAGCCAGCGTGATCTTGCCTCGTTGATCATTGTCCTGGATGGCACTGTTGCCTCAGGTGAGTGATGCTTCATCAGATGAGAATCAACTGGGAGTGCTAGTAAGCTATTGTGACCATCTAAGAGACACAACAATAATGAAGTACCGGCCTTCATGTTTCCAAATATAAACACAGGATCGTCCATGTTGCTAGACAAACTAGTTATTTTGTCGACATCAATATTGCTAGAATCAGACTTGCTAACTAAATCTGCAGAAAAATCAGATAGTGAATTCATTAGCTTGATGTATGATTCACCTCTTTTTGGCCATGATTTTTCTCTATTCACTAGAGATGATTCTAATGCACCCATAGTAATGCTACTTGGAAATATTGCGTCGACATCTTCGTCTTCATCCATCCACTCATTTCTATAGGACATCAATTCACTATCTGCTTCTGGAACATTATCTTCCGGGCTCCAGACTTCAGAAAAGGGTGACTGGTTTTTTGGCATGCTGTGTAATGCATCACCCTCTCGTTCAATAAGAACTTGTCCGTAGTCAACCTCTTTATCTTCGCGGCACAAATCATCATGAAATATTCTTCTATCCATGATGATTAGATCTTTAGGTGCATCTATTTCATCAATTGCCTTAGCACATTGTATACCCGGGTCGTTCTTGGTTGGCAAATGATAATCATCAAATAGTAAAAATTTATTGAACTTGTCTTTACAGTTATTCCAGTCAGATTTTACACCCTCGTATGTATGATCTCCGTCAATGTATATCATGTCGAAATTTTCTTTTACTTGAGGCAGAACATTGTTTGATGTTCCTTTTGCGAACTGAATCATTGAAAACCATGATTTGGGAAACACTTGTGTAAGATTTCTAACAAAATCTTCGTCCAAATTTGGATCTATAGTTACAATTTTTCCCTCAATTCCCATATCATGAAATGCCTTAGCAGCACACATAGTTCCATACCCACGACCGAAGCCGATCTCAAGCATAGATGTCAAGTTATATTTTCTTATTAGAGAATATATCAAGATACCTCTTTCATAGTTTGGCCTGAAGAAACACCCATGGGTTTTGAAGTAAGGATGACTAGCTTCTCTTTGCTTTTTTGCTGTAAATTCTCCTATGTAGTCGAAGTCACCCAAAGCTAAGTCTTCAAGGTTTATGTTCAATTCAGATAATTTATCTCTAATGTGTATATGTCTCATTATAATACTCTCACTATGTTTGTACTCTGTCGTAATCATCTTCTAGCCTGACGATGTCATCTTCACCGAAATAGGCACCTAATTGTACTTCAATTAGGTCTAGATTCTTGTTTCCTGTATTTCTAATTCTATGTTTAGACAGGGCGGGTATTTGGACAATCTTTCCAGGTGATACGTCTATTTCATGCCCGTCTAGAATTACTTTTCCTATGCCTGATAAAAATACCCACACTTCAGATCTATGATGGTGATATTGGTAGCTTAACTGTTGTCCCGGTAGCACTGATATTCTTTTAACTTTGCAGTCATCTGGGTCGTGCAAAACAGTATACGTTCCCCATGGACGCTGATTAGTCATTGCTAGTGCTCATGAGCTTTTCAAACATTGTAACAAACGGCATAAATCCGGTAGGCATAGAGTATTGGGACACACTTTCATATGCATATTCTACATCAGGCTTAGCCATTTTTACATTTCCGGGTTGAAATATTGAACCTGGGCTTAGAATTATATCAGATATTCCTACATCTGTTGACACAATTGGTGTTTTTGTAAGTGCACATTCAACAATTGATTGTGGTCCACCTTCAAACCTTGCTGCAACAATGTATAGATCTAAAATATTATAAAATGTATTGATGTCAGACATCGGCGGAAGCTCAGAATAGTAATACGGAATATTAGCATCTTTCAATCTTCGAATGACATACTGACGTCGCCACCCTGCTAGAAGCACACGAACCTCTACATTCTTTGTCTTGTAGAAGTCTCTAAGCTCTTCAACAGCATCACAAAAAAGATCTGGACCTTTTTCTAATTTGGGACTCTTAAGATCATGGCCCTCTGTGTCTCTCTGGAACGATCCTATAAGGAAACAATTGTCAGAAATACCATATTGAGTTCGTATATCTTGACGTAACTTTTTAGATAACCCCTTCCATATGTTTTGATTTACCCAAAAAGGCTGGACCCATATGGGCTTTTTGGTATACGGTAATATTTGCTCTTTTGTTTTCTCACATGGGACATGATATAAATCGACGTACTTGTCTCTTTCTAGAAAATCTTCTTTCTGCTGTTTATCAAATTTGTTAGGTACAATATGGTGAACAGATGCAACAACTTTTTTTTGTATGAGTAGATTGGGACTTACTTTATTCCAGCACCAGTCAGCCAACAACCAAATGACACTCGAGTCTTCTATAGATGTTGATGTAGGGTAGGGTTGTGCCTGATTCCACTCAGTTACAAATCTATCACATATCCAGTCTTCTTTAGGTGCTAGTACAAATACGCTCATATTCTTTCGCAATAGTGTTTATGTTGAGATAATCGCAAGATACATCGATGGTTGGCAAGTCTGTAATTTTAGATATATCTAATTTATAGGGAGAATCATAGTCTAGAAGCTCATACTTGTACTCTTTATCTTCTTGGATAATCAATCCGTTATTTTTTACTATTTCTTTTGTGCCCCCTGAAGAAGAGCATATAACAGGACACTGCTGTGATAAAGACTCAACAACAACATTTGGACAGTGATCTAACCAAGCTAAGTGTATCATCCAGTCTGCTGCTGAATATATTTCTAGACATAAGCTGTGTGGAACTGAGCCTGCGTAGTATATACTAGAATTATCTACTATATGATCAGGGTTATTGCCTAACACAATGAGTCCTGAATTTTCATACTTTGAGTTCTTTTTGAGATTCAGAAATAGATCTATATTTTCTCTTAGGCGCTTTTGTCGATGCCAATTGGCAGAACAAACAAATAGGTAGTCATATTTCTTTCTAAGTTTTAGTAAATTTTCATTAGAGGGTATCGATCGCTCAATAGCAATTCCATTTCTTATCACTGAGCCGACCCGGGCGCCCCAGTGATACTCTGTCATTTTTTTATCAAACTCAGACTGCCATATGATGTGATCAAAATTATCGTATGCCCACTTGATATGTTGATTCTTGATATAAAACTCATCTGGCTTGAACCAAATTCCGTCTAGACGCTGAATTGTTTTGGCATTTGGGCGTGGAATAGTAACCGGCTCAATAAATGCTAGCAAAGAATCATACTGATCACTAGCTGGTACTAGCTCGTGGCCAAATGACATCAACTCGCTAGCTAGTCTTGCAGCAAATGTATTGGGTCCCGTGGACGAAGAAAAATTGACATTAGAAAAATGAATATTCACTAATTCACCATTGATTCAATTATATTGTAGTATTGTGATACACATCTATCAATATTCATAAATTCGGTGTCAATTTTTGATACATAGGATTTATAATCTTTGACAATAATATCGATAGCATTAAGAAACTGATGAAATGTCTCGTACTCTTCGCCATGCTGTTTGCATAGCTCTTTTATTCCCCCTGTATCAGTGTGATATATAACAGGCATTCCTGACGCAGCGCCTTCAATATGATGCATTCCGCACGGCTCAAATTTGCTAGCTGTAACATATATGTCATGCTTTCTTAGTTCATTACCGAGTGATGCTCCGGAAAGCGGGCCAACAATTGATGTAGCGCTTGGAGAGTAGGTTTTATTATACCTACCTACATACGTAAATTCAAAGTCGTCATTGTCTTGAAGATAACGATCTATCTCTGTATACAAATCAAACCCCTTCATCCAGTTGTCAGACCAGTGATGTGTTACTAATTTCGGTTTATGTGTAACTATTTTTCTGTTACCTGGATAGAAATGATCTGCATTGCAGCCATTATAAATTACATGATAATCTTTGTCGTAACCGGCGTTCACAAAATAGTCTGCCAACCACTGGCTTATAAAAACTACTTCGTCAGAAATATTTGCTGAGTCTAGTAAAATCTTATCGATAAAGCTAGTATCTTTTCTTTTGTCGCATTCATTTACTCTGTGTAGTATTTTAGTTTCTGGATGCGCTGATTTATATCTAGAAACATGCTCAATTGAGTATCCTATGTCACCAGGCCGAGGATCCATCAAAAATATTATGTCAATATTTTCCTCAAGATTGAAAGTAACTTCATGATCATGATTGACAAGATGTTTGACCATAGCAGATAAAAATTGATTGCCGCCGCCGTACGGTTCATCTCGAGGGACTCTATTGAAGAATACTTTCATGAAATAAAACCTCGTGTCCGGAGAAATTCACCCTCGGACTTCTGAAATTTGGCATCATCTGACTGGAATGTATTTGGGCTCATGTCTATAGAGTAGTGATATGCAACTATTGGCTCATAATGCCAATTGCCGGCGGCTTGATGTAATACTGGCAAGTATATTGTTTGATCACCTATCCTCTTGAAGTAATCTCCATCTGGACCTCTAAAGTTTTCATCTTTTACGTCTTCAATGATTCTTTTTCTAAACGTTTTAAGATGTGAAGAGACCCATTGATGTTTGTATGGATCTGCGGTTGTCGGCAATGACCGGGATATATTATTGTGTGTATAATCCCATCGATGTGCTGTCCAAATTGCGTCATAATTTTTCTGCTGGTATCGATTGTTAATGATACTGAGCGCATCACAGTCACAAAGCCAGTCATCGCCGTCTAGCCTACAAATAATGTCATTCGAATCACATTCTTTCAAAGACTCAACAATATTCTTCACTTCCCAGTGCTTTTCACTATTAACTGTTAGCGATATTTTATCATCAGGGATAGCTAGCTGCTGCTTGATAAGGTTGACCATATCAGGAGTTCTATCTGTTGAACAGTCATCACGAATTATAATCTTCCAGTTTTCATGAGTTTGAAACCAAACTGACATTATACTTCTGGCAATTGTAGCTTCGGCATTGAATGCCGGCATTATGAAAACAAATCGATTATCCTTCATTAGTGCTCTCTTGAGTGCGACCCAGCCATGACCATATATACTTTGGGTGATCTGATTTGAGTGTTACATGGGGGTTGGGTTTCGAAAAATCGATTGGAGTGTGAAATACCCAGCCGCCTGTTTTATCACGAAGTGCTTCTGATAGACTTTGAATGTCATCATCTGATACTTCTGACCATGGTTTTTGAAAAAACATGTTATTCTCTGCTGTATCTTCTTGTTCAATATTGTACAGACTTTGCCAATGTTGTGACCAGTAGTCTCTGTATGTCTTAATCTTTCTAGTTAAATCAAACCATGAGTAATGATGCACTGTCGGAAGTAAATCAACACATCTTTCAAACCACTTAGAATAATTTGTATGTGATACCGTGTCTCCCTCTAATGCCTTGATCTTGCAATTGTGAGCTTCAGTATTGTAGAAAGTAGCATGAGGAATTGGGTCATATGTATTAGAATCTATGTAGTCACATCCGTCTGTGCCTGGTTGAGCATATAGTGAACCATCTTCATCTTTAAGTCTCAGTGCACCTGGGATTCCGTGTGTAATGTGAGGCATATTTCTGCTTATCCTCCACTTCCATGGATTGATATCCATCCTGACTTTTTCTTCTCCTCCCCAGTATTCTACAACTGGAAGACAAACAATGTCAATATTGCCCGGAAATGATATCATCAGATTCTTGATCTTTTGAAAATCATTCTCATGAACTATTTCGTCTGCATCTTGCTGCCAGCAAAAATCCATACTGCATTTATCTCGTGCTAGTGCTTTGTTCGCGCCATCGTAAACTGCGAATCTTGGGTGCGACCAGTCTCTCTTGACTTGATGCGCATGTAAATTGTCTTCTTTGCTTGACCAATCTAGAAGTTTTTCCCATGTGCCATCTTTAGAGCCGCCATCCATAACTACGACTTCATCACAAAAGCCCAACATCGACTCAATAGAAGCTTGCCATGGATAATTATTTTTATCACAGTCTAGAGTAGTTATATAGCCGCTAAGTGTTGGGCACCATTCCATATCTGATTTTATGCCGCCCCAGAATCTGTCTCTAGCTGCGTAAAGATAAGCCTCAGTGTCAAATTCATCAGATGTGTCAAACCATATCTCATCTTTATGCTCAACAAAATCATTGATGTGTAATTTACAACCCAATAATTTAGCTTCTATTACCATTCTGGGGCAGGTGTCACCGCCCTTAGGTAGATAGACAAAACCTTCAGATTTTGCCAAAGTTTCTAGAACATACTCGTAGGGTGTGTCCCAAAGTATCTGATAATCTTTATTATTATCTTCGCACCACTGTTTAGCATCATCTGCTCCCTTAATCCAGCTAGCTGATCCTAAAACGACCCACCCCTTTCTCTCAATGTCTTTGTTTTTCTTCTTGAGGAGTTTGAGTGCTAAGAAAAATTTATCATCAAAGACAGAACTTAGAACTACATTGTTGACTTCAGATAGGAACGGAAAGTATTCGTGATATCTCTCCATTTGTTTTTCTGACATCCACCAAAGTGATTTAGCACCGTAAAAGAAAGCTGATATCATCTTTCCATTTATCTGATCAACACAGTCACAATCAGAATTCTCTAACGCATAATGTTTTTCCGGAGATCTGTACTTGCAGAATTTATAATCATACTCTAAAATAGAGTATCTGATATTTGCGCAGATAGTTGGAATTAATTCCATATTCAAAGAAGCAAAATTTCCGAATATCCAATGACAATTCTGAGCTTCTTCTAGAAGCCTGAGATCTACATCACGAGCATGTAACTTAAAAACTTCAAACGGAGAGGCTTCTATTAGTGCCTCAGATGTCAATTCTGCTCCCCCTACGTAGTCTTCAACAAACATGTCTGAGACGAATATTATTTTTGCAGATTCAGGCACAGTTATTAGTTTACGCTGCTCTGAATCAAATGGGCTGTTACCAAACATATAATTTCCTCACAATTCTATCTTAAGAGAATTCTATTAAAGAAATTACGTACGATTTGAGTAGTGTTCAATTATAATTTGTATTATAATTCTGAAATTATAATTTATACAATTGCTGAAATTGATCTTATCTTTAAAACATCTTAAGAATTCTCAATTAAAACAATTACTCAATTAAAACAATTACTTAAATTAAACAATTACTTAAATTAAACAATTACTTAAATTAAACAATTACTTAAATTCTCTAATTACTTAATTAAACAATTACTTAATTAAACAATTACTTAATTAAATGAATAAGATGAGGTAAAGGTGATTTATCAGATCTGAACGTTACGTAAAAGTGGGAAAGTCACGGTTTAAATAAAGTTGAGATAATTAAGTACTAACCTGCGTGGTATGTGCATGCTAAAAGATAAGATTTGTAACCCAATACTGGATCGATCGAAACGTCTAAAAAATCAATAGTTTCAGTCGACTTAGCTACCGTGTAATTGTGTAATATGTCATCATCTTGCAGCATTCCATGGCCAGGTCGAGCACTACTGCATATGTAATCACCAGCTTCTATATTACCACCTGAATCTGTTACTAAAATCTGTCCTTCTCCTAATGCATTGTATATGTGTGTCATTCCGGAAATTTCAGTCTTCGTTGACCACTCACCGCGATAAACACCAACAACTGACTTGTCTTTTTCAGAGGTAGTCTCAGTCGTCTCAACCCACGCATTTGACAAGCCGCTTCGGTATATTACATTTCCTGTCGACTTAAGTATAGAGCCGCTTACTGGAACGTTATTGTTTAGTAATTGTGTAGGATGCTGTCCGGTAAATGTACTGTAAGCAACCTCAGAATTAATAGATCCCAATATTGTTCCATTACACGTAAATTCAATAAAATAATTGTTAGACAAAAACGATGAATCCCCAGAATCAATTTCTAATATTGCTTGATCAGCAGACAGTGAAGTATCACCACTCTCAAATTTAATCATTGGTGATGTATGTGAGGTACTTCCAAATACATGAAATAAAGATGTCGGCGCAGTAGATCCTATTCCCACCTTACCGTCTGTTTGAATTCTGAATCTAGACGTCGACGCGTATTTACAATTTAGAAGATCAGCAGTTGAAGAGTCATTAACTAATTCTAGGGTAGTAGTCCCTGTTGCACTACCATGGTCTTGATGTATTTTTGCTATAGAGCGAGTGCTAGTTGAACTAGAATTTGATTTGACATATAATGCATTGCCAGATGTTAGCGAGTCACCAACAATCGATACAACTTTTTGACTAGTGGAGTCACTTGTAGCCCTAAATGCAATACTATTAGTGTCTTGATAGAGCTCTATTTTGGCAGACGGCGTTGTGTCACCAATTCCCACCCACCCGGTGGTGCCGTCTAATCTCATAACTTCTGTAGACACACCGCCGTCATTGACCTTGAAAATAATATCTTTATTCGACGTTTCATTCTCAATTGTCCATTCACCCGCACTGTTCGAAAACTTAAGTGGGTAATTCGCACCGGTCTGAAAATATATTTGCGAGCCACCGGCATCAATATAAACGTCAGCTGAACAGTCTAGAGTAAAATCTCCCGTGATGTCAACTTCTGGCGTGCTATCTAGATTGAAAACAAAACGTGATGTTCCACCGTCTTTAAATGTAATCTGACCACCATCAGCATCTAGTACAATGTCACCATCAATATCTAGGGTTAGATGTCCTAACTCTCCGTCGTTGTCTACAGTAGAAATTGTAGTAGCTGCGTTAGCTGTAACTAGAAATTTCAAATAGTCAGAAGATGTTACATCGTCATATATTACAAACGATGTATTATCCATGTCAAATAGAAACTGTGACGCTCCACCATCTTTCATGTGAATTTGCCCGCCATCTGCATCTAATACAATGTCACCTGAACAGTCTAGTGTAAAAGTACTACCAGTAATAGCTATTTCTGGCGTTGCGTCTAGCGTAAAATCAAATCTAGTTGTGCCAGTTTCTTTGAATGTGATGTTACTGCCGGCGGCATCTAATACAATGTCACCTGAACAGTCGATTGTGAAATCTCCTGTAACGTCAAGCTCCGGAGTTGAGTCTAAATTGAAGGTAAAACTAGCCACACCTGCGTCTTTGAAGTATATTTGCCCGCCGTCAGCATCTAAAGTAATGTCTCCATCAACGTCTAGAGTTAGGGTTCCTAATTCCCCATCGTTATCATATGTTGATATAGTTGATCCACCGTTGGTACCGACAGCAATCTTAAGATAGTCGCTAGAGTTGAAATCATCATATATTGTGAGTGCAGTATTATCACAGTCAAATAAGAAGTGTGATGCTGTGCCGTCTTTAAATGTAATCTGACCACCATCTGCATCTAATACAATGTCACCTGAACAGTCGATTGTGAAATCTCCTGTAATATCAAGCTCCGGAGTTGAGTCTAAATTGAAAACATATCTAGTAGAACCTGCATCTTTGAAAGTAATTTGATCTCCAGCAGCATCTAATACAATGTCACCTGAACAGTCGATTGTGAAATCTCCTGTAACGTCAAGCTCCGGAGTTGAGTCTAAATTGAAGGTAAATCTAGTAGAACCTGCATCTTTGAAGTATATCTGATCTCCAGCAGCATCTAGTATAATGTCACCTGCAACATCTAGTGTAAGACTCCCTGATGAGAGATCAATCTCAGTACCGTCAATTGTAATATTATCAACGACTATTGCCATTATTCATCTCCTTCTAGTAATTCAAGCATCATTTTATATCTTTTTCCAGTAAGATTATTGACAACAGTTAACATGTTTTCTTCCTCAACAATTGTCCAATCACCTCTATCATTTTTGAGGTGGAGGTCACCTGTATATATATTTGCCCATCGATATGTTGAAGAACCTAAATCAAATGTAGCATCCTGAGTAGGTAATAATGTCCCTCGAACATTTACATTACCGGGAGTTCCTGAAGTTCCTGCTAGTAAGTTTAGCTGACCACTAGCATTGTTATTAACGATATCTATTGCAGTTGATGCCGACGAATGAAGATATCTTGTTGAGCCACCAAGTTCGAAGTTAGCTCCAGCTATTACTCTAACAGCTTGAGTATCACCCTTGAGTCGTAATACCTCTTGCCCTTCACCACCACCATCTGAATCATTTACTCTAAACCTAATGTCTTTATCAGCTACTTTTTGATCAATGTTGAAGTGATTTGCTGCACTAGCTTTCATTTCTAGTACAGTGTTGTTTGCTGCACCAATATGACCAAATGATCCAGTCCCTATATAAGCTGCACCAGATAAAACAACATCACCACCAAATACTGCAGTTCCTGAAACAACAGTACTGCCTTTCTTTCCTACTGCACCAGATACAAAGAAATATACATCGTCACCATACATGTTTGTATAATTTCCATCTGTATCAAACGAAACAGATCCTGTTGTTCTTATCATTGATCTAAGCGAATCATGCTGTATGAAGAAAGCAGCTGTTGTATTTGTAGTCGACGAAGCCAGATCAGATAAAGATTTAGCTGTTACTACATTACCGTCATCAAACATCAAATCATCAGAGCTTCTATACATTCTCGCAGTAGCATCACCAAATCTATAAGATCCTGCAGAACTTATATCCAAGTTTGTAACAGAAGAAAAGTCTGCGCTACCCCCAAGTTTGAGTGATCCTGAAATCATCACGTCACCACCAAATAGCGATGTCCCACGTACTGATGATCCCTGAGATGATGATGTCCCAGAAACATAAAAATTGATATCAGCTCCGGAGCTTTCATCTACTGTAGATGCACCTCCTGACATAAATAATATTTGTGTTCCCGATATGTGAAGCTTATTACTAGCAGACCATATAGCATTTTCACCTATACTGTCACCATCATAATCTGTACCGCCCAATATAATTTTACTTGAATCAGCTATTCTCAAAGTATCAGCGCTGGTATCAAGTCTAAAGACTTCATCGCCACCAGCACCTTTGAATATGAGATCTTTATTGCTTACTTGCGGTTGAAAGACAATATCAGAAGAACTATTTGATATTTTCAGTATGCTGGTTCCGTCATCTTTGAGTTCTAGATCACCGCCACCTGCATCTATAATGGCATCGCCAACAACATCCCAAGTTGCACTTGTTGTACTATTCGCTGTAAATCTAAATGACTCAGTCCCAGAGGGATCAAATATATAGTCATTCCCCGCAGCGTCCAGTTTCATGTCGCCAGCTACATTGATCTTCATGTCAGTTTCAGCGTTTGCAGTAAATCTAAATGACTCAGTCCCGCCAGGATTGAAAATATAGTCATTCCCAGCAGCATCAAACTTTATGTCTCCGGGGGCGTCTAAAGTAATATCAGTACTGCCGTTAATGACAAAGTCTAGTGCAGTAGTACTTCCAGTGATGAACGTAATATTATTTCCACCCGAGGAAAGCTTAATGTCACCTGCAGACTCAATAGTCAAGTCTGTTCCATCACTTACAATGCTCTCACCAGTATCTGCAAATTCTATCTTTCTGTTGGATCCCATCTTAAGCGATTTAGCAGATGAGTCAATTCTAAAAACTTCTGCTTCGTCGTCGCCGTTGAAAATAATATCTTTAGTATCTATTGAAGATGTAAGAATTACGCTCCCACCAGATTGCTGAAATCTTAAGAATGTTGTTCCGCCGTCCTGTAGATCGATCTTACCACCGTCAGCATCTAAATTGATGTTCCCTGGTGCGTCTAGCGTAATCTCTGTTGTACTGTTCATCACAATATCTAATACTGTATTACTTCCATCCTTGAGTGTAACGTTGTCCCCGTCAGCATCAAGTATGATATCCCCTGTTGCGTCTATGTGAGCATCACCTGCGGTTGTAAAAGTAAGATTATCTGAAGCAACGTCGATATAGTGATTAGTCCCAGTTAACTGCAATTGACTAGCACGAAATTTAGTCAAATACATGTCTGCCAAAGTAGTCACAGTTCCATCTGTGATGTCCTTTGTTCCCACACCCCACGTATCATCTGCAACTCTTCCAAAAACTAAAGCTTTGTCAGCTGAGCTTGATCCAGAAGCAATGGCAATTCCGCCATTAGAGTTTGTAGATGTAGTCCCTGACGCCAGCAGAATCACAGGATCTTCAATTAGTAAGTTAGTAGAGTCTAAAGTAGTTGTTGACCCCTGAACTGTAAGTGTTCCCTCAATTGTAGTATTGCCGGCAAATGTAGCATTAGCACCAGAAAATGTTATTGCTGTGGTAGAAGAAGCACTACTTTTGACAACTAGTTCTCCACCTGTCTGTGTAAGCCTACCATATTCAGTTCCGGCTTCTTTCAGTACAACATCCGCGCCGTCAGTATCTAAAAATATATCACCTTCTGAGTCTATAGTAACTGTGCCACCAGATATTGTAAGCGCAGAGCCATCGCCCTCAATCTTTTCGCCATCATCTCCAAACGTAAGACCGATACTCGCGGGAATATTGATATCACCAGCATCTGTTACGCCTATATGAACGTCTGTACCATCGCCGTATATGTAAGCATTTGAGTCTGCAAACATAATCTTCTTGGATGAAGCCATCAATAGACCCGTTTGTGATGTGTCAAATCTAGCAATCTCTACGCTAGACCCCCCGGTTGATCCTTTGAAAATAATATCAGCGTCAGAAACAGAAGCTGACATAATCACACTTGATGATGAATTAGTGAAGTGCAGAAGATCTGTGCCGCCGTCCTTGAATATAATATCCGCAGAATCAGCATCTAAGATAATGTCACCGTCTGCATCTAAAGTAATGTGTCCGGCAGCTGCAGAGTTGTCAGTTGAGGCAATTGTTAGTGCGCCGCTAGATGTAACATCAAATGTAGCATACCCACCGTCAACACTATCGTAGCCAAGCTTAAGCTGTGATCCAGTCTCTATTAGATCTAACTTATATACAGGACTATCATTATTAATACCAATAGATTCTCTGCTAGCATCAACAAATAACAAGTGTGTATTAGTGTTACCTTCTGATCTGAAATCTCCCGAAGTAGCACCCTCTTCATTAATGACTAGTGATGACGGCGAAAATGTTCCCGTTACATAAAAGTTACCAGAAACAGCAAGATCAGCTTCTACAGCATATTCTGCTAATCCTGTCGGTATCTCTAGTCTTAGATTATTAGATGCATCAATAGTCCACTGTGCATAAGCACTGCCAGATGTGGGCCCACCATACTCTAATCGTAAGTGAGCATCAGATCCTGAATGTGCAACATGCAGTTTAGCAGCCGGCTCACTGCTACCAATACCGACTCTGTCTGTCGAAGCATTAACAAATATAGCATGTTCATCTGAGGTGCCCTCAACTTGAAAATTGATAGTACTGCCAGAGGGGTTGAAAACAACTCTATCATTACTACCTGATAACTCGTCGAAATCAACAAAGTGCGCGCCTCCCGCATGCATACTAATGTTATCTGGAGAGAATCTAATGTTTGTGTCTGAATCATCATTGTGATAAAGATATTCATCTAGGCCAATATCTCCAACAACATCGAGTGTATAAGTTGGTGATGCTGTACCAATTCCAACTTTATCAGCAGAAACATCAACAAATAATAAGTTTGTAGTAGAATCACCCTTTACTTGAAAGTCTGCTGTTGATCCTGCATCTGTGTTGAATACAGCAGCACCTGAAACTAGTAGCTTATTTGGAACACGTAAATTACCCACAACAGATTCGTCTACTTCAATGACACTCCGCTCGGCATATAAAGTACCTGAAACGACAACATCACCTGAAAACAGCACTGTTGATCCGTCATTTCTATTTCCGTCATACTCTTCACTAGAGCTGCCAGAAATTAGTAACCAAACGTCATTACCAACACCGGTATTTGAGCTAGAAAGCTCACCGTCATAATTTGCTGCATTAGAAGAAGAGTATATTTGGGTAAGACCACCCTCACCAATAATCTTGGTAACTCTTATCTGATCTGATCTAAAATCCTTAGCCATTGATTAATCTCCGAACTATCCTCGTAGCCTTGTGCCCCAGGCAGTGTAATTTATGGCCGATCCAGAAACACTAGTTCCCATGATGACAGACCATTGCCCGCTTGTTTTTGTTGATGATACAATAAACGCATTAGTATTGTCATCATCTTGCATAAAACCCCCACCACTTCCTGGGTCTGTGTTATGAAGAGATCCAGATGACCCTATGTGAGTCCCTGATGTAACTACACAAACTATAGGCGTTTCATTATATTCTCCACCCAAGCTAACTGTTACAAACCCTGTGGAATCACATATCGCAGTACCCGACTCAGCAGAATATGTTAGTAGTCTTGGCATTCTTTATCCAATCACATTAATTGCTTGACAGTGAACCAATCCGCTGAAATTGCTAGAAAATCTGATTGTTGCTTTAGAAGTTGACACCTCTGCTACATAACAATTAATATTTGCCTGATTTCCAGAAGAAGTATTTCCACTAGTACCGACTACAGTCACTGTAACTGTGGGTTCTGAATTGAATGTCTCGTCAAATTCCCAATCAACTGTACTTTGATCTGAGACAGTCAATTGTTTCACTTCAATTTCAACAGACTTGTCCGAAAACAATTGACGTCTAACAGGGTGTCTAGTATACGGATAGCGCTTTTGATATCTATTACCGTCTCTAACACGCATTCTTACTGATGCCATAACATACTCCAATATTTATTGATAAGTATGCACTTCGTACTATGAGATTAGAGTTTCAGTGACGCTAGTGTCGCTAGATCAGATCTTTCACCCTTACTTAAGTTGACATGAGCTGTTAATTTACTACCGGCCAACTTCTTAGAAACAACTGACAAACCATTGGATCGCTTGTCAATATAGGGTGTATCGATCTGGTCAGTATCGCCTAACAAAACAATTTTTGAATCTTTTCCTACTCGTGTTATGACAGTTTTGAGTTCATGAATTGTTGCATTTTGTGCTTCGTCAACAATTATAAAAGAATTATTAAACGTTCTCCCTCTAATATAACTTAACGGAGCGATATCGATTTGACCCTTTTCTATCATAATATTGAAATATGATATGTCTTTATATGTGTGTCTAAAGTTATCAATAAGCGGCATAATCCACGGGTGCATCTTTTCATTCATATCACCAGGTAAGAAACCCATCTCTCTGCCTACGGGCTGAATTGATCTGGTGAAGACTATTCTATCATATTGTTTTTTATGGAGTGCGTCCAACGCAGACGCCAATGTCAAGAACGTTTTGCCAGAGCCCGCGATACCTGTTAAGCAAACTAAGTCAATATCTAAATCACTTAGTGCATGCATAGCAAATGTTTGTTCTTTGTTTTTGGGTGTAATGCTAGTCACATCACCATGTACGCTATCTTTAATTTTATGAATCTTTTTATTTTTATAGACACACAGCGCTGACTTGTTTGAACATGACTTGGCAACAACATAGCAATTTTCGAATAAATTGTTATCATTGCTGTCACCTAAAACAATACTTCCATCTGAAAATATTCTGTCGATCTGACTGTCACTAAGCTGCAATTCGCATACACCCGTTTTCTCTTCAGTTGTTTCTATAGAAATATGATCCTTGTAGTAATCTTCTGCAGCAATTCCGAGCGCATCACATTTTACTCTAAGATTTATATCTTTTGTAATGACCTTAATAGTTGAGCCAGACTCAACTTTAAGCTTTAGAGCTGTTGATATAATTCTGTTATCACCAAATGTAATATCCAGTCCCAGATCAAGCCCTGGTTTGACAAAGTCTTGTGTCATAACCCTTATAGTTTGATCTGTTTCTACTATGTGAACACCCACATCCAGTCTTCCCAAACCTCTTAGATCGTCTAGATATCTATTGACATGTCTAGCTGACTCACCTAATATACCCTGCTTGTCTTTAAATCTATCGAGTTCATCTAAGACGACAAAGGGCAAAATAACATCGTTACCCGGAAATGAATGAATTGAATTTTTATCATATAAAAGTACTGATGTATCTAAAATTAAAGACTTTCTCACGTTTAAACTGCTCCTGAACTACTAGTGTTTTATGTACATATTTCTATTCGACGATATTATATTTCTACTAAGTAGGAAATGATTATATGAATAACACAGCGACAAACCCCATTTTAGACAGTAATAATATAGTTGAAGGTACAACATGTTTTCATGAACATGATAAGCTAAATATTTCATGCAAGAAAGCATCTTGTAAATATTGGATAGATAGCAAAGACAGTAATAACTGCTCTATGATAGCAGCCAGACACGGCCCGATGACTTTACAAGAAATAGGCGATATATTCGGTGTGACTAGAATGAGAGTGTGCCAAATAGAAAAAGCTGTAATTCAAAAGCTAGCAGTCAAGACCGGAAAAATATCAGATTTATGATTCAATGCCGCCAAGTAATGTAATAGCTATTAGTCCCGGAACGGATTCATTAACATAGATTCCTGAGAATAATGTCTCAGTTCTGCCACCGACATATGAAAGAGCTGCTTCTAATTTTTTGCTAACCACTGGATCATTTGCCATGTTAGATGTAACTACTAGTAACATAGCTCCAGTAGCTATCGATCCTCGTGGGGCAGAACACGGCGATGATTTGATACAACCCTGAAATAAGGAAGATCCTAAGTCTCTAATGTTAGTATCTCTAGCTATAGTACTACCCACAACCATTCTTCCTGGTGTACCCAAACATCGTTCTAAGTCTTTAGTGTCAAATGATTGAATAGGCGAACTTTCTGATGAGAGTTTAAATATTTGCGCCATTAACTTAGCAAAATTTCTATTAGCAGACGGATACAAATCAAGCATCCCTACCTTGCCTCTGAGCAATTGAAGTTGTCGTTCATTGTCAATTACAATATGGGGATGTCTAGAAACATCTTCGATTGTAGATTTATAATTTGATGATATCGTAGGATTTAGTAGTTCTTGAGCAGATGGTTTTGTTATAACATAGACAACCTTCCCAGTTGATTCACATGATTTTAGGTGTCTATCAATAGAATTGTGTAGTGTTGAACACGCACTACCTGTACCACCTCCGCCACCCGCTAGAACAAATACCCAATCAACCGGCCCAATTCGTGTTCTAAGCGCGTCTTCTAATAGAGTACTATTTTCCTTGAGCACTTGACGACCCACATCTATATCTTTTCCCACACCGTCAGCACCAGGCATAAGTAAAAAGTTTTCGGGCGCTACACCTGCAGGCTGATCTTTGACTGTTGTATTTACCAATATTGTTTTCGAAAATCCTAAATCTAGAAATGCTTTAGCTAATTTACCACCACCTCCGCCAACACCAATAAATGCACACTTAATAGCACAAGCAGATGAATTCTCAGGTAACATCCGTTCATCTGCTTCTACGGGATCATCGTCATATGCTTCGACAAAGTCAAACCCAAGATCATCCGCAGGGTTTATGTAAGTGTCTTCTTTTGTATCTTCTTGTCCAGCCATTTCTTTTTCCTTGTCGTTTATAACTAAGCTATTATGTGTCTCTATAACATTGTTGATGATCTTGGGTTTGGTTACAACTGCATTGCTTCTTTTTGAAAACAAACTTTTTGTTGATGAAGCCAATGATATTGAATCCTGATCTAATGCTGACGACTATAAATATGTCTATACGATAATACTAACTAGCCTAAAATTGCGGTAAAATCCACTACTCTGGATGTCTATGCATATATCAAGCAACTGATGATCATCAATTTGAACCCACAAATCTCTATTTTTAAAAATGGTGGAGACGAGGAGAGTCGAACTCCTGTCCAAGATAACGTTAAATTCAAGTCATTCACAAGTTTATTTAGCTTATTCCCAAACTAAAAAGGTAGCAACAAAATTCCCATTCCTATGTTGCCTCGGATTCCACCTGTTTCCAGGGTAACCATTTTTGATTTGTTATTTTCATAGGATCTCTACCTATTATTCAATATTGGGTAATAAGGTTATTGAAAACCCCACTACTAAGCTGCTAGAGCTACGTTGTAGAAATTATTGTTATTAGCAATTATTTTTTTGATAAATCTTTTAGCTCGAATCATCATTAGAGCACTTGCACTATCCTTCTAGACTACCCTGTCGAAACCGGTGCGTCCCCTTAATCTTGTTGTCAAGCTAGTCTGCTTTTCTAGACTTTTCTTCTACAATAGTTAGTTTGACTAATTCAGCTGTAGTATTTTTGAGTAAGCGCAGACCCTTTCTTGCACGAACACCTGCAGATGCATTACCGCTAGCGTTTTTGTGTACATCTAGATCAATTGATTCAACCAGCACTTTAATTTCGTCCCAGCTCTCTAGTATTTTTGACATATTAACCTCCTATGTCTCTGTGATAATTATGTTTTTGTGATTGTCTTTGTTTTGAAGCGACTGAGAAATTTCTACCAGACTGAGTAAAGAATCTCTATTTTCTAGTTCCATTGCTAAGAATTCAATAATCTTAAGAATTTGTATTTGTGTAATTCCATAGTTCATGATCTCAGCGACAATTTGACGAGAAACAAAATTATCTGCAGAAGCTGCCTCTTCTTCGTGAGTCATCTTTTGGTTGCTCTTTGAAAATATTATATCTGTCATCGTTCGCTTGTCGCTGTTTCTTCAATATATGATTCTACTACAAATTTATCTTTTTCTTTAATAACCAAAACCTTGCCGGTAATTTCAGTGTCAACCATCTCTCTAGTCAAGATAATCTTCTCACCATATTTTCTATGCTCCACAGCATATTTTGTATGTTCCCATGTTGCTATGTCACAATCATATGTTTTCAATAAGTCTCTCAAGTCTGCTGGTATTGAATAACTAACATCTTCAATAGATGCAACAGCTCTTGTCTCGTCTTTTCCCGCAATTATTTCTGACTTACACAAATCGTATACTTTGTGAACCACACCACAATTATTACATTGTGAGTACTTTGGTATTACAGTGTCACTTTCGTCTACAATAGAAAAAACCACGAATTTATGAAATAGCGGATTGCTTTTTCGCTTATATTGTGGAAGAATGCAGTGACAATCAATCATGTGCTTAATACCATACACTGAATAACACTTAGGAAGCTTTTTCTAGCGGCGAAAGTATGCTATTCAAGCCGTTCTGAAATGATTTCTCGATTGAGCCTGTTACTAACCTGACTAGCACGGACATTTCCTTATCTGATAGTGTTAGTGCCCCAACACCTTTAGCTTCAAGTAGTTCAGTAACCACTGCTGTTTTGATAACTTCTAGAACATCTATTGCATTTCTGCCAACTTGAGTTTGTAATGTCATAATATCCTCCTGTTTCAGAAACATTAACCTGGGCAGCGAGGAAGTAAAATAATATTACTTAGCATGTCGGTCGGCAACACAACATGAAGCCCATGAATCTGGCTTCTGTACATACGAGTAACCAGAAGACATAACCCAACTCTTAAATATTGAAGAAAATTTACCGCTCTTGAATTTAGTGTCTTTATTGACATCGACATGTACAGCAATCTTTCTGTTAGCTAGCACTTTACGAATACTATTAGATACAGCTAGCGATCGATTGACTTCTTCTGTTAATCGTCCTGACAAAGAACTGTATTTTATGTCTGGTACATCTCTGCAGAAAAAATAAAATCCGCCCTTTCCCTCTAGATAAAGACATATGGTGCTAGAGAAGACATATCGATCTCGTACACTTCTAGAATTGTGAGAATCTGTTCCTACATGTACTGTGTAATCTTTCTTTTGTTTGATAATGCTGATGATATCTTTTAGACTAATATTGCTGCCATCATATGATCTACGCCATATAGATTTGTGACTATTAGCTATATTAGTATGATTCATCGCACACAACCCATGCACCCACCCTAGAACAAGTAATTGCTGTTTGATGCCCAATCTTGAGGCCGGCAAGAAATCCGGGCGCTGACATATTATATATCCCAGCAGACTCGAGTCTGGAAGCTATGCTTCTGAGGTGTCTCGGCAAATAGTTTATAGAATCTGATGTGCTTATTATTCCATGGCGACATGAGTCTCTATAGACTCTAATTCCTGACTCTATTCTGTCTCTAGTAATTCCGCTGCTAACACCAAAATCAGATCCAACATTTAGCTCTACACCCTTGTCAATTAGTGATCGAATTCTTTCACTAAACATATTCCTTTGAAATTCTGCAGAGTCAAATCCATTGCTAGTGTCGATATTTCCCAGCTTTTTCTTGAGAGATGATCTTCTTTTTGCGACAAGAGTCTTAGTGGTGTCATTGTAAATCGTAACCCCGCGATCAGTAATCTCAATTTCATCAATACTAACTAAGTCTTCAAATGTTTTGCAAGATATGACATCACCCTTAAGAGAAGAGACAACATCAGCATTACACACAGCTGCAATATCAAACAATTGATTAGCACCAATTTCATCAGACTGCACCGCAATTGGAAAGACGTTCAGACGCCCATATGACATATTGACAGCTAGTGTATTTTCAACATCGCCTCCAAACCCGCGCGCGATAATCACACATGAATCATGATCTTTTATAGACGCGTCCAAAATATTATGAATTGAACCTATAGACTCTACGATGCCATCGATTATCAATACTTTGGGATTTGACCTAATCCATGGCAAATTACTATACTCTTTCTGAAATATTTCAGGAATATCACATTTCAGAAATTTATATCCACTCTTTACACGAATATAGCTTGATGGTGAATCTCTTTGTACAAAATGAATTTGACCGTCAGCCCCAGACATCTGAACTGTCTTTTTCACTGCGTGTGAAGACAGGTCATCTTTCATTATGTTTTCGCATATTGTGAGTGCTTGAGATGATGAGCATCTTCTAGTTTGCTTTGAAAGTCTAGAAATTATTACGTCGATGTCATTGAGTGTCTCATTATTACGTAATTTTTTACGTTTGATTAAGTATTTAGACATCTCTAAGAAGGCTAGCACTGTGATAACACCAGAGCAGCTCCACTTGTTCTCTGATGTAATGATAGAGTTTATCAATACATTCCTTAGGAGGATATCATTAGTATTGCTTAGAGGACATTCTCCTGTCATTCGAAGAATATCTATCGGTGCTAATCCTATGACGCCCCCTGTATATGCTATAGTTGATTTACCATCAAAGAGTAAGTTTACATACTCATCTAAATCTGAAACATAAGAAATAAGCTTTTTATCAACATCACTGCTTGAGAGCACCCGGGATTTCATATGAGATGTACCTCGTTTTAGTGATATCGATTATCATTACCAGAATTCTTAACAGCATTTACTATTTCTTTACCGATGTCAGCTAGCATACCAGTACTGCTTTCAACTTTTTCTTTAGCTAATTTCTGTGTCTGTAGTAAAAGAGATGTTCTAATAAGTGCTCCAAAGAGGCCTAAGCCAAAAAATAGCCAGGCTTGCCATGTCAACCCTGAAATTAGGAGTGTACAGCTGCATATGCACAAAATCTCCGGAAGTTGAATGTTAATACTGTTTTTTGACACTTGGTCTCCTGTTGCTGTTTGAGGTATTAGTTATCTCGCCAAAGATTGTTACTAGCATACGTCAGAATCTCTTCAGCGCTATGTTCATTATAACCATAATCGTCAATTAGCGTCTGTACCATTTCAGAATATTTTTTCTGTTGGTCATCATCTCTGGTTTTAGATTTTGTAACAATTCTAGCCATATCTTTGACTGAGCCTATTAGATAATTCTCTATAGCTTCTTTGAGCGGCTCATAACTTTGATAATTGATTGTTTCTTTGCGTCTCATTTTTGCAAACATATAAGCAGTAACATCACTTCTGAATCCATCACGTGCAGACCCTATAATACCAATTTGCTCTTCGATAATCTTCATGAAGTGTTCGTCGGGAGATCGCTCTTCTTTCGTAACTTTATCTTTCATTTTTTGACGTGTTGTGTAAGCTTCAGCATTATCCAAGTATGTATCAAATAAATTCTGAGCCTGTTCTGAGTAAGCTGATATGAATGCTTTAGCAATTTCTGTTTCTAGAATTTTCAAGTATTCTTCTCTAACAGTTTGCTGAATGATTTCTAGACACTTAGTCTTGAATTCTTCATTGATAATCTGTTCTTTGACTTGCTTGATAACACTATCTATAATCGCTATAGGTGTTATGATATTTTTGTCAGAGTCAGTTAGTGCATTATCTATAGCTTTCATTATGAATCGTGTTGATATACCTTTCATCCCCTCATCGCTAGACTCTTCTCTTAGATCTTCAATGTCTACCTTCTTTACACGACCTTTTTCAATAACTTCATCACCGTTATATATTTTCATCTTTGTAAGTAGATCACACTTGCTAGAGGGCTTAAGTCTAGAAAGTACAGAGAACATGCTAGCAACCTCTAGAGTATGCGGCGCAATATGGGCGTCAAAATCAGACCTACTAAGAATTTTCTCATAAATCATGACTTCTCTATCTAATTCTAAAATATAGGGAACATTGATCTTAACAATTCTATCCATAATAGCTTCGTTAGTATGCTCACTCTGGAATCGATTCCACTCTGATTCATTACAGTGTGCAAGAATAACACCGTCAAAGTGCAACATGTCATTCTTTCCAGGTGATGGGATTCTTTTTTCTTGTGTTGCTGTGATAATGGTGTGCAAGAATTCTATTTCGTTCTTGAAAACCTCAACTAACTCTACAATCCCACGATTACCGACATTGAATGCACCGTTAAGTGATAGAACACGTGGGTCATCTTCAGAGTACTTATCAAGCTTAGATATATCCTCTGTACCAATCAAAACTCCTACATCCTGACTATTTGCGTCCATTGGTGGGACTGATGCAATTCCTCTCCGGCCTCGCTGAGAAAATGTTGTTTCAACAACAGTCATGTCTTCATATTTTCCATCATAGTCTTCTAGAAGGTTCCATCTAGCTACTGGACTTATATCTCCATCGATCGATACACCTAGCATGCTATTGAACTGATCCCTAAGACTTCTTGGAATTAGCTGTAACGGCTCACCTCTTTGAGGATCATTTTCTAAGTGATAGTAAGTAAATCCCTCTAGGGAGCTTTTGATATGCTCTGTAAGCGCAGATTTTCCTGCACCAACTGGGCCCATTAGAAGTAGAACTTGTCGACTCTCTTCTCCCTTACTAGCAGCTGAATTCAAGAATCTCATTATTTTTGAGATTACTCGTTCCATACCAAAAAACTCACTATCAAAATAATCATATATTTTGATATTATCACCACCGAAGATCTTGTTTTTTCTAGAGTCACTGCTATCCATTGTTCGGACACCATGGGATTCGAGTGCATTTCGAAGTCTTTTGTGTGACAGTATTACGATCTCCGGATTCTTCTTGACGAGATCTAAATACTCTAAAAATGTGCCTCGAAATTTCTTTTCTTTTCTACTGTCAGAACGCTGACTATGAATAATGTCTAAGAATTCTTTTTCTGTCACAGCTTTTTTCTTACTCATTGGTTACCTTACCCTTGGTGATTAATTGATTTTTCATAACTCAGATCTCCCAGATGTCGCCTTCGACAATTGTGTATAATTTGACGACGTCACCCCATAAAGTTGTTAAGTGTACAACAACCTCGTCAGCATGTGAAAGATCTAAATCTCTACCATCATGCTCATGACGTAATATTAGCATGTCACCGTCATCAATACTATCAATATAGATAACGGGTATACCATTAGTCCCAACATTGTTGATTAAGTCACTTCTCACACTTTTCCATCCTTCATCATTTGATATTTCATCAATGACAAATTTGTCCTTTTGTTTAGAAAAACTAAACAATCCTAACTCGTAACAGTCATTTTGTGTAAGGTATTGTCGTAGAAAAGATGCATCATGGCATGTTTCTCTTGCAATAAAGCACTCATCTATTCCGTGACGCTCTTCAATTCTTTTGAACATTTCAAAACCCAGATGGTAAGGATTTAGACCACCAATATGCGGTCTAATAACTTGATTATGACTTTTCAAAAAAGGAAGATGATATTCTTGTGGAAGATCAAGTGTATGCATTAGTCTATAGTGCCAGAATGATGCCCAGCCCTCATTCATTATTTTTGTCTGAATTTGAGGGATAAAATATTGTGATTGGTTCCGGACAATTTCTAGAATATCTTTTTTCCAGTCCGGAATCTTCGGCGCGTGATTAATGACAAAATTGAGTAAATCATACTCAGGCTCAAGTGGTATATCATCTAGATCAAAATCTTTGTACTTCCCATCAACATCTTCTTTTATCAATTTGGTATATTTTTCTCTGAGCTCTTCTTCAGACGGTCGATTAATATGATATCTATGAGTTTGGAATTGAATCGCATGCGCAGCATCTAGAACTTCTTCTACTAACACAATTCCAATAGTTGGATCTTCAATGTACGATTGAATTCTTTTTCTAGATGATCGCATTCTTTGAACAATAGACTTGGGCCCAGTATGACTAAACATACGATTATTTTTGAAGAAATCAGAGTGACCTACACAGTGACACATAATCAGCAACTGAAGGTACGCAGCATTTTCACGCATGAGATATGCAATCGAGGGATCAGAGTTTATTATAAGCTCGTAAGGGAGCCCGGACATGCCCAAATTGTATTGCTGTTGAGTTCTTTCAAATGACTTTCCAAAACTCCAATGACCGTAATGAGAAGGCATACCATGGTATGACATGTGGCCTATCATTGACAAGTAATCACATACCTCGTAATGTATGTCAAACCAATCTAATCCAGCTTCTTCAGCTGCAATCTTTATTTTATCATCCCACTCTTGAAGAAATTTGAAATCCCAGTCTTCTAAAAACATTATGTATTGTCCTTGCCTATCATTTTTTTGCCCAATAGTTTCTGAAACCCTGGCCATATATCATGCTTATTGAAAACTTTGACAATTTTAAAATTTCCGCCACTAAGTACTTCATATACAGATGACATTCTAGACTCGCTAGTTGTCCACTTAATTCTCTCATCCTCAGGCTCAATTTCGCAGTAGCCAAATAGTTGGCTTTTGTCTTTTAGCTTTTGAGCTTCTTCTAGAGTTTTTTGAGTATCACTAGACCAGTTATCACCATCAGAGCATTGAAAAACATATACGTTCCACAATGATGGGTGATAACGCTTATCAATAATATTATTAATCTTGACTAAACCTGACGAGACTATTGTACCGCCACTATTACCACGCTGAAAAAACTTTTCTTCATCAACTTCATATGCTTCTGAGTCATGTGCTATAAATATGACGTCGACTTTTTCATAGCGATGTCTAATGAAATGATACAATAGAAAATAGAAGCTTCTAGCTAAAAATTTCTTTTCTTGTGTCATCGAACCGGACACATCCATGAGGAAAAATATTACAGCGTTACTAGATTCTTTATTTGTAACCTTGATGTGCCTGTACTGTAAGTCGTTTTCATGAAATGGAAAGCTCTCTTCATCGTTTCCTACACTGCCAGATAATTTATTTTCATGGTTAGTTGCTTTCTGCCTCTTGATTTTGTTTATAATCGTCTTTTTCTTATCAAGTCGCGGCCGAATTCCATTCTTTCTATAGCCATGGCGCTTAATTTTTTCACCCACAATATTCTTGAGAGTCTTTTTTTCTAGATCAGGTAATTCTAAATCATTGAACAAGTAGTATGATAATTCCTCGAGGGTAATTTCTACCTCGTAATACTCTTCACCAGCTTCATTCCCAGGCTCACCCGATCCAGGTGCTTGTTGGGGACTACCAGCATCGCCAATAACTTGACCTTTTTTGATGTCCTTGCCGGGAGCAGAACCTACGTTCTTGTTAGTTTTGTTGTCACCGTAGATAAATTTATATTCTTTGATACCACGGACCGGGATTTTTATTTTTTTTGTCCCATCTTGACCAATAATAGACTCATCTGCGACAATATGGTGTACACCATCTCTAATCGCTCTCTCAATTTTCTTTTTGTGACGACGTCTGTCAGATGCTGATCGATCTGCAACTCTCTTATGTTCACGAAAAATTGACATATTACCTCTAAGTATGGTTTGGGAGATCGATTAGTGCAGTGTTTCAATTATCCCGCGCATATTATCATATTTATAAATAAACATTTGATAATATATTAGTGTCTTATTAATGTCGACTGAAATTTTATATTTCCCATATTGTCGACAACTTTGCGAATCGCTCTAATATTAGATAGATTATCTTCATGCACGTGAACCATGGTAATGTCATCATCTTTGATTCTACTGATTACATAAAGTGCTTTAAGCATAGGGTCAGAGCTTCCTACTGCCTCTACATCAATTGCACCCAAATTCAGTGTTTTGAGAAATTTCTTCACTGGCGCCGGATTTGAACGTGCAGTCAATATAACTACATTTCTTATTCCGTCTTTATTGATAGCTGCGATTAGATTATTATATGTGTGTTGAATTAATTCAATGCTGTCCGGATACTTTTCGAAATTTTCAAAATTGAATTCGTCACCGCGCCTGGGGACATACTTTGCATACTCACTACTAGTAAGCTCATCAACAGAGCCATCGATGTGAGTAATAATAACTTTAGAGTCTGACTTTACTAGTGTGTCATCAAAATCAAATATGTGAAGATTTCTTTTTTTCCTGCGCATTTTTGACAAGTTCTGAACTACTCTGAACTTTTCCTCCCCCGACGTTAAATATAACCCTACACCCAATTTCCTCACAAAGCGAAAATTCCGGAACAGTTGTCTTGTCTGTTCTGTCTCCGCCCTTTGTAAAGAAGTCAGGCTTTAAACACCTCAGCGCTTCAGTAACGAATTGGCTGCCATCATCCCACCCAACAACAAAGTCGACACCTTCAACTCCTGCTGCTATTTCTAGTCTTTCATTGTGGGGCATAAATGAAAATCCTTTCTTGCGTTCTAGAAACCCATCACCATTGACAATAACAACAACAATACCCATTGGTAGACTTAGATCGCTCTCACCACATGCCATGTCTGCTGTCCCTTGTATACATCTAAGATGTCCTACATGCAGAGGATCAAAGCCACCAGATGTTGCATAGATAGAAAAATCTTCATAGTTACTGTCGATATGCGCTTTCAAGTCGATAACATCTTCGAATATCAGTGCTGGCATGTTTAAACCTCATATTGTTGTTACATCATACATTTGTGGAATTCATCAGGAAAATATTTTTTATTCCTGCTGTAAAATAATTCCCAGTTCTCATCTAGTATATATGTCACTGCATGGTCTTCAGAATTTCTAACGCTTCTTCCGACAGACTGAACTATAGTTTTTGCAGTTTGTAATGGGTACCACCACTTCCACTTATTCATTCTCTTTTTAACAAGCTTGTCACCGAGATATGGATATGGTACTTTGCAAACTATTTGAAACCTCGAAGCTTCGCCCACTAGATCAATCCCTTCAGTCATTGATGGTGATAACAATACAGTCGACTTTTTTGATGCTATATGTTTTTTAAGCATTGCTTCACGATTATCTGAGTCGTGAATTATAATTCTACTGCTTTTCAAACTCTTCTTGAGGTGATTTGCAATTTTAAATGAATGTGTATGAATAATTCCTTTGTCATTTTTGTGTTGTTCTAGAATTGCCTTGATAGCTTTTGTCAACTTTGGCAGTGTGTCATCGATTTGATTCATTGACATTTTTCCAATTGGGCAGAAAAATATAGGTCTGTTCTTGACAGGAAATGGTGAGGGCATCGATATAAACGCAGTTTGATCTTTAGGGATCCCAAGAGATTGGCAGTACCCATCTTTGTCTAATATTGTTGCGGACATCATAAGAATTTTGCGACCCAGTCTAAAGGCTATCTGTGACCCATATGGTGACACATCGATAGGCTTAAAAATAATTTTATCACTTTTTCTACCGTAGCCTTTCTCATAGTCAAAGACCCAATTATCTTTATCATATAATTCTAAGAATCTTTTTATTTTTTCGTAGTGACTATTAATCAGATCTACTTGTCTAGCTAGTGAAATAAAATCTTTTAGCTTGTCCTTAAGACCGCTATATTTTTCTAACATCGAATTAATATGAGATCTATGACTAGCTAGCTTTGGAAAGTATGTATTGCTAACCCACTTATAAGTTTGTATTTGTGTGTTATTTTTAGGAATACTCATTTTGAGTGTACTTTTAGCAAATCTTTCTGTGATAGCTACTTCAATAAATTTGCTCAACTCTGTTTCTGTATTATGTGCTTCATCAATAACAAGAAGTTGTCTTGCACCAATCTTTCCGGAATAAGTAGCCTCTGTCAAAAAGTATGGATAGTTAGTAACACTATTCTTCGAGCTTAAAAAAGCTTCTTTCTTTTTCTTATATAAACATCCCATCATGCATGCATTCCAAAATTTGCTACCCCGTTCTTCAGCGCGAAGTTCTTTAGCACTATCACGACATGTATTTCCCTTTTTGAACGTACACATATAATTGCTCGAACTTTTAATAGACTTCATACCCATAGCTGCATAATCTTTGACATACTGATCTTGAAGCACTTTTTGCGTTGTTACAAACCATGTGCCCTGTTCGAACTCATCGACGTCAGGCATATGCTTATTCATATATTGTGATACAGTATACGCAATTGCTGACTTGCCACACCCGGTACCGGCCTCAATAATCACAAATTTCTTGTCATTATCGATAAACTCTTGAAGGGCAAATTTGATTGCAGTTGTCTGCTGATCTCTAATATTATCATACGGAAAGTATTTTTCGAAACGATGTGTCATGTGTTATCCATTTAATCTGATTTTATGCAAGTGTCTTTAAAGTTAGCTATAGTACAACGTTTGCATCAACTTCTAGCCCATGTCTATCCCAGCCGCTAACTTTTTGCCTTGCAAATAATTCGACTTTGGTTTGTGACGGAAACATTGCCTCTATTCGCTCTCTAACTTGATGAGGCTTAGCCGAGTGTTTTCCCCTAAGCTCTGTAACAAGCTGTCTAATGTTTCTCGCACCTCGAGGTTGAGGAATCTTGCCCTTCTTACCAATAATGCAAATCTCACATTGTGACATAGTGTAGAATCCTGGATTGACTCTCTCCTTATTCCAAATAAATCCAATCGTACAGTAATTAAATCCCCAGCTTTTCAAGAGTTCTATTCCTTGATCAAGGTGCGGGCTGGTAACCCACATAAACATTAGACAATTGTCAGCTGTGATATCAGGAACAGGTAAAAGCTTCAGTTGTCGCAGCTTGAGACAGTTATAGTGTTTAATAGCACCCCCACTATCAGCACCACCCTTTCCTGTATGCTGCTTTTGTCCCTTATAGTCCCATGGTGGATCAGCATATATAATCTGATATTTCTTGTTTTGATGAGAATTAAACGTCATATTTGTCCATACTTACGAATTATTACAATTATTATATGCCATTGCACATAGCATATAATAAGTTTATTCGTGAAACTCAAGCTGTACAAACAGACGCGAAATCAGATGCTAGTAATTCCATCGTCATGAAAAAATGACACGTTACCGTCGTATTCTCTCATTACAACACCACTCCATGTACAGAATTTCTTTTTATCATTATAAAAATTGACCCTGGTAGCATGCGAGGAATTTGAACACCGCACTGTGCTAGTTGCTCTATACTCTCTAGATCTAAGAACCCACACCAGCGCCCCAGCACAGTGTGGACATACCCTCGAATGTAAATTAATCTTGCTCATCATTCGATTCCAATTGGATGTCACCCATATCTGTCATGACACTAACTATTGTACACTTATTTATAAATTCATCAGACAATTTAATTGCATCTCTCAAATATAATTTCATTTCAAAGTGCATATGAACTTTACATTTTGTTGTGTCAAATTTGCTAGCAAAAATTATAATTTCGTCGGGTAGAGAAAAGAGAAGACTCTTGACAACATTTTCGATATTGTTTGGATTACTACTCTTTGTTAGTGAGTATAATGTACTGTGATCACAGTCATCATCCGGATGTGAATTCATAACACATAGAATTTCTGCCAAATCTTTGACAAGCCCGGACCTTGATGCGATCATTGATAATTCGTACGAATCATCTTCTCTTTTCAGTGTAAACAAATCTGTGTAGTCACAGCATAACATTACTACATTTGTCTCTAGAAAGCCAAATTTCTTGATTTTGTCAGACTTTGTTGTCATCATGTCTTCTTGATGCTGCTAATAATATTATTGATAATTTCAATAGTCTGACTCGGCCCGGAAGTTTCATATGCCCGACCGGTTTTCACCAGATGTGAGTACAGCGAGTAATCATTTCCCCCTGGTGTACACCTGTCCCCTACAAACCATGGCAATTGACTAGCAGGCAAGTGGGATAGTGATATTCTCTTGTCCCACCCAATTGGGTATATATCTATAGATGTGTTCCCACCTATAACTACTTCTAGCTTGTCTGAAAGCTCATAAAGATCTAAATAAGCTATAATAAGTTCTTTGAATTTTTTACGTATATTTTGATCATGATCTGCTTTGACAAACTCTTCTCTGTCACTGTCCTCTGCGTCTCTGCCAATTGGGCACCAGTTTATTAAACTCTTTCGAAATGAAATAAAATTTCCCGTAACGGGAAGAGACTTGTTGTCATTGAGGTATTGAGACTGAATGGTGCATAATACAGCTATCAGATTCTTGTATTCTTCATCGTCCAAATACTCTTTCATGCTTAAACAGCTTATCAATTTGAAATCTGAATTGTGAAACTCATACAATTGAGTCCCGTTGCATGGCATAATTTTTATTTTTCTTACCGGTACAGCACCGAATTCCCAAAACAACGCGGTTTGCTCTTTGATATACTCCCATGAGCTGCCAGATACAATTCCAATATCAGCATGCTCAGATAGACTTCGAAGAGCGTTAACCATAGACCAATCAGCTCGCCCACGTGCGGGAGTTAAAGTTCCATCTAAGTCAAATAAAATAATGTTTTTCATAGTTATCCTCGTAGCAAGTCTATCTTTTTACACAAAATCGTACACTAATAGTTGGGCTACATATTGACTATAAACATACGAAAACATGGAGACAAAAATGATTAAGGAGTATTCTCGCTATATGTTTGTAATGCTATTACCGGTATTAGCAGCATTGACAGGATGTCTAACTTCGAAAAGCTGTACAGATTTCTATCCTCAGTACGCAGTAGAAACTCAGTCTGCACCTCTAAATTATAATGCATTTACACAAATAAGAGTCGATATTGCAATGACACCGACTGAATGCTATAATTCTCTATTGCAAGAACCGTGTGATGACATGCTTCCACATTTCCCCACAATCGAAGTAACGTCGACGGGAAGCGGCGCAGTAATTTCTCATGAGAATGGAAAGACATACGTGCTGACAGCAGCTCATGTTTGCTGGGTTGAGCCGTACGAGACTGTACAAAACAACACGATGATTTTAGAGATACTGTCGATATCTAATATCAATCTAGTACTGTATGATGGAACTGTTGCAACAGGCAACGTATTTTATGTTGATGAAGAAAGAGACGTATGTCTTATTTCCACCCCGGGTAGACTTGGCCAGCCGCTACCTATAGCAGAAAACAATCCTGTACAGGGGCAAAAATATTATAACATGGCAGCGCCGTACGGAATATTCTCTCCTGGAATGACACTATCGTTTGACGGATATTATTCAGGTATGGATGAAGGCCTTCACTTCTATACTATTCCTGCCAGACCAGGTAGTTCTGGTTCGGCTGTCATTAATTCTCATGGAGAGATAGTTGGAATTATAACAATGGCTAGCACAGTCTTTGAAACAATGTCAATTGTTACAAGCTTGTCGTCAATTATAGATGCTGAAAATATGATTCAAGCAGATTCAGATATATCAAATGCAAATACTGATTGGATTATTATGAGATCACCCGAATCACCCTCTGAGTAACATCATTTTTTTCTACTAATCTTAATTTGTGATTTGCTCAGAGTTTCTAGCAACACATTTCTGTAACCCATCTCACTAGTAATTATAGATACTGCTGTCCCTGATTTATTTTTCGGATAGAATCGATCGATAGTACCTTGAATTACTTTTTTATCTAAGTAGATTGCCCACACATGATCTCCTAGTTTGAATCCCATCATCTCAGTTACTGCCGGCTCTTTTACAATTGTCTTCTTCGTCTTCTTCTTTGTCACTCGGCTTTTTTCTTTTTTGCTGTCATGATAATATAATACAGTATGATTATCGCAATGTATTTGAATGAATTCCAGCTTATTGTGATAATTCCGTTACATGTAAACCTGTCGTTGATTGACCAATTTGTTGAAGCACAGGGTTCATAAGGTGCCCGGGAATATTATAGTGTGAGTAACCAAGTGCATGACCCAACTCATGAATTAATATTCGAATATCGCGGCGACTGTCATATGTCAACATAATAGCTGAGCCTACAATATTAGTCTCACCACTTTTTTTTACGCCGTATGATATTATTGAGTTACTAAGCTTCCGGAAGTCGTAGTTTTGCTCTGGATTGACAAAGTATATCGCTCCTAACCAACCATCATAAAGCTCATTAGAGTCACACAGAGTCATACTGACCTCACGGAATCGGTGTCCTAGCTGTTCCCAATGTGATAGTGCTCTGACAACGATAGCCTTATCCATCATCAACTCAGTGCAGATAATAATATCCGGAGAAGATGACCACGTGTGATCTCTTTCAATAGTGTATGATACCGGTATGTCTGAACTTCTAGCCTGATATATATGAACTAGTTCTTGGCTGCTACTATGATCGACATATTTTACATTCGGCGCAGCGAACAACATTAGAAAATATGTTACTAGTGATGAATTCATGTTATGCTGAATTTAAATTTCAGTTTTAGCCTCTTCAATATTGTCCAGAGGCGTTGTCGCTTCGTTTTCAATGTCTTCTAGAATTTCTGAAATAGGCCACAAAGCCTCAGGTATTGAATCAATTAACATGGGCGTAATTATAATTCTACCGTCTTCGTCGACGTTCATGATTATAATTCTTTGAACATGCGTGGGTCTAGTCTCTGAATTACTAGTAATTAGGACTGGGTACGAATATGTCATATTTTCACCAGGATCAGTACTGAGCTGTGGAAGAGTCTGAGTGGTGTCTAAGTTTAGTGATGTACTAGTAGCTGGTTCAAGTAATACTCGAGTACATGATTCTTGCGCCCGGGCAATACCCAGTTGGGTAGTTAAAAAAGCTGTCAATATTAATATTGTACGAAACATAATGGAAAGCCGCCTTGTTGTCTAAAGCTGTGGTTGCAATTGTAGCGAAAATATTAGCGCTAGCAATTGTTTAGTAAATCAAACTTTCATTTAAGTATACCTTGCCTCTTATCTATGTGAATCTAGATGTTCTTGATATAAAAAAAAGGAGGCTCCTTTCGAAACCTCCTTTTGTAACTTAAGTGAATTAACGCTTATTCTACTTTGATAATTACCTTCTTTGTGATATCACCACCTGCAGGAATATCAACTTTGAGTAATCCGGATTCATAACGAGCACTAATAGAATCAGGATTTATGCCTTCGGGCAATGACCATGTCCTGGTGAAAGTGCTATATTCAAATTCTTGAGTCGTGTAGTTAGATTTTTTCTCTACATACTCATCTTCATAATTCGATGTTATAGAAAGTGTATTATTTTCAATATTGATACCAAAGTCTTCTCGTGATAATCCGGGTGCTGCTAGTGTAATCAAGTATCCTTGATCGTTTTTCGAAACGTTAGCTCTTGGCACAGTAGATATTGCGCTGTTTTTAGAAATGCGAGTCTGATTTGATGAATCACCAAACAGTGTGTTAAAAAAAGTGTCAAAATTTTGGTCCATGGATCCCAGTTCGTTGATTCGAGTAATTGGAAAGAGGCTGCTCATATAATATGTCCTAATGATGTTAGTGTTGTCTAGATGTGAAATTCACATAATGTAGTCTAGACAGAATATGCAAAAAGTACATCAACAATATGAATATTTTCTTAAGAAATCTGTCACACAATGTGATTCGATATTACAGTGAATTTTTCTGTTTACTGTAAGACTCATTATCACTAGTAATTGACTTACCAGTACAGTGCTTATTGCATGTTCTAGACAGTGTACATGGGATATTGTGAATCCAGCAGTAACCTATACCTGCTTTGTTTTTCATAGCTGCTTGAATACGAGGCGAGCAATCGTACGAAGCGCAATTTCTGCATGATAAAATCTTAAGATCAGTTCTATCATCTAGATCGATAGTACCATAACAAGACTTTTCTATAGCTAGATTAGTATTGACACAAGAAATCTGTTCGTCTATAATTGCCAATGGCGTTGGAAACATTGAAATTGTAATATCTTGAACTAGACTTTTGAATAAAGACTCGATGCTTTCTTTAGTAGGTAACATATATACTTAGCAAATTATGCACATCAGAAATCGACTGTCGAAGTAACCTAGCCTTCTTTTCTCTAATAATTCTTCTTAGCTGGTGTTTTGTAATTTTCATTTAATTACTCTGTAACGTTATATGGGATATATGTTATTAGATCATCTCTGCAATATATGTTATCAGATCATCTTCACTATCATCAAATTCCCAGACTAGCTCGTCCCACTCATCAGGAGCAAATGAATATTTTGCTCCTGAAGCAAGATCCCAAGCGATACTCTGCATATCTACGCCAGGGTTATCAGCAGAATAATCTGCCCCAGCATCATCAGCCCATTGATCGAGACGGGCTTTGAGGTTGTCAATGTTTAGCCTGGCTCTTTCAGCTTCACGTTCTTTATAAGCTCGCTTACGATTTCTATCATTGCGTTTACCCATCACTTCATTATCAAGCTTATCCCAATCTTCGCCACTAACATAAATTGCATCGTCGTCTAGATCATCTTGTAGCGATTTGATGCCTAAGCGCTTAGCCAATTCAGGCCATGCAGCTTCGGGGGTATGTGAGCTTAGTGGTTCGTCACCAAATTCAAACACCTGGCCGGTTTCATTATTAATAATGTCAAGCTCTTCTTTAATAATTCTTCTGAGTTGTCTCTTTGTAATTTTCATTATAACACATCCAATACTGCGCCGACGATATCATCAACGACGCGTCGAGCTCTTTGTAAGTCACGATCATCACCTGGGTTCATGCCCATAGTCATCATGTACTTGTCAACAAAGTCCGCTACTGCTTTTGTTATTGCCTGCTCATCTGCCCGAAGCGCGGGATTACCAGTTCCTCTCTCGTTGAGCCTCACCTCTGTTACGACATCAGGAAATTCGCCGGAAGCAAGAAGCTTTTTAGGGTCTGAGCCTGTATCAACCAAGATATCGAATACCTTCTGCTGCTGCTCAGGATCCATCTTTCCGGAATCCAAAGGCGGCTCGTCCAGCGGTGCTGCACCGCCAGTAAATCTTCCCCACTGAGCTTCTCGAATAATTTTTCTGAGCTGTTTTCTTGAGATCTTCATTATATTACCTGTCGTCGTGATACTGGCCATCATGTAGTTTCATTTCTATTTCCTCGATGGCTTGAGCGATGGAAAACGAAATAGCATTTTCAAGTTCTTGAGTAGCGTATACAACCTGCTGTTCCCAAACACCTTTTTCGGTGCGAGTCATTGCCTCCGAGCCCGGGACAGGGCGTGCAAAGGCATCAGGCTCTTCATCATAAAGCTTCATCATATCATTATAAAATAAGTCAGACATACGTTCAGCACATTTGTCTGCTGCCTCTTCAAAATGGCGTATATCTGCAACTGATTCGCGGAGAAGCTTAGCTTTCTCTTCCTTGATGATTCTATGAAGCTGTCGTTTTGTAATTTTCACTTTTCCCTCAGGAAGAGTCCGTCCTGCGTCGTACTCTCTTCTTGCGTGTGATACTTCACGATTAACATCGTGCTTATCGAACTCCATGGCTGAGGACATGTCTGTAATGATGTCTTCAGCTGTGGGTCCTTGGTCTAGCCCTTGATCCACCAGGAACGTCGCGAGAACAGACGATGAGTTGGGCCCACTAGATGTACCCATATACTCCATGGCCCATTTCTTATACTCGTCGACCAAGTTTTGAATATTTCCGCCTGGCACATTGGTAAGAGCCCCAACGATGTCTGGTACACTCCCGCGGGGCATTGCCTCTGATATCATTCTTCTAAGCTGTCGTTTCGTGATTTTCATGTGAGTTCTCCTATTTACCGTCGACCGGTGAAGTCGCTGATGTCGGTACCGTATTCCTCGTTTTCCATCTCATCAGCGATAGTCCTGAGTACATCGATGACATACCCCTGATTGGCACCGCCGGCGGCCTTAAAAGCATCGACAGCATTCAAGAGCGCCGCCATTTCTCGAGCGCCCTCGTTAAGCTTTTGCTTCTCTTCTTTAATGATTCTTCTAAGCTGTCTTTTTGTAATTTTCATTTTAGTCCCCTAAATCGATCAAGGCATCAATAATGCCTCCCCAGCCGCTATATTCTAGTTCAATAACGGCCTCTGCTAGTCTCATGAAGTCTCGGTCGAATCCGTCGACGAGCGGATCAAGGTTAGCCATCTTCTGTGCGAGCATTGATTCGACGCCACTAGGATTTAGTGGGTATGTTGGTGGGAGATTCGGGCCAGCTTCTCTCAATACTCTAGCCTTCTCTTCTTTGATAATTCTTCTAAGTTGTCTCTTTGTAATTTTCATTTTATTCTCCTGAATGATTACATAAATCGCCGGTTCGCGGCGTCGAAGTCGACGTCGTAACCTTCGGTGTCGTCGATAGGAGAATTCGCGTCGTCTTCTATCATCCTGTCG